CCGGTGCGCGGCATGTTCAAGGACGGCAAGTGGCTCGGCTACGATGACCGCCATACTAAGCACGGCGAAACCCTTGACCGTCTGCAGGGCCTCAACGAGTCGCCCGCCGAATACCAGTGGCGCGGCGTCCGCCGCTGGGTGCTGCAGGGTCCAGTCGCCAACATGCTGAGCCTGATCGCTCGCGAGACCGTCTACATCTACCTTGAAGACGCTCGCCCGCGCAGCGCAAAGTGGAACAGCCTGGCCAAGGCACGCCCGTTCCTTACCGAAGCCGCCGCCCAGCGCTTCGCCACCCGTTACCCTCGACTCGGCCTCACCGCCGTCCTGCCATGAGCACACCCAACCACAACGGCGGCACCGCCTTCCCGAGCACGCTCAGCATCGCTGGCCCGGCCTTCGACCCCGTCAAGGGCGGCCACGTTCCTGCCGGCACGACCCAGCACTACCACCACCTGGGCATGTCCCTGCGCGATCACTTCGCCGGGCAGTGCTGCGCGGCCATGGTGTCGACCATCCGCAATGATGCGGACTATACCCGTCTGCGCGAGATCGCCGCCGGCCACGACCTCGACAGCGTCAGCCAGTTCTTTGCCCGGGAAGCCTACAAGCAGGCCGACGCCATGCTCGCGGAGCGTGCCAAGTGAGCACCGCCGCCACCAGCGCCTGGTTCGACGGCGACAAGTTCCACCCCGCCCTGCCCGGCAACTACAAGGTCCGCAACCGCGTCCGGCTCAATCATCGCAACCCGAATGCCCTGATCGGCGCCAAGCGCTTCTGGGACGGCCAGCGCTGGCTCTGCTGGGAAGGCGGCTTGCAGTCCGTGTTCGGCGATCACTCCAGCCACCAGTGGTGCGGCCTCGCATCCGATCCTGCCGAGGCTGCGCCATGCTGACGCCAGCTCACCGCCGGCGCATGCGCCTCGCCGCCATCGGTGCCCTGATCACCTTCGGCGCGCTGATCGCTATGCCCGTTGTCGCCTTCCTGATGGTGCAATCATGATGGCGGTCGGCTTCGCAATCGCCTTCCTCGCCATGGCGGTGGTGTACCTCACCGGCGGCAAGCCTGATCCGGATCGCTGGTGCTGGCGCACATGGGTCGGCCTCGCGCTCGTTGTCGGCATCCTGCTGGTCGTCGCCAGCGTGGTTACGTGGCTGTGGCAGGTGATGCCATGATGTCCGGCATGGCGTCATTCGTCCGCGAGTTCATGGCGACCGAGGCAAACTTCGATGCCCCGATCTGCTCGGCATGCAAAGGCTGCTTCTTCCAAGGCTTCGAGCCGCGCACGATGTGCGGCCCGTGCGAGCGTGCCATTCCGAAGGCCAACGCCCGCATCCTGGTGGCGCGCAACAAGCGCGAGGGCGGCTACATGGGCAAGTTCGTGCGCGACGTTCGCCCTGGCCACGTCCGCACCGGGCAGGACGAGATGGCAACCTCGCTCAAGGCCGATGCGAAGTGGAGGCGTGCATGAGCGCCTTGCTGATCGCCATCGCCATCTACTTCGGCGCGCTCGCTATTGCTGACGCGCTGCGTGGCCCACGCCGCCGGCCGCCGCAAACCCCGGGCGAGCTGCGCGCGTCGCGGAGGAACGAGCCATGAGCGGCCCGCGCGACCTGTGCATCATGGCGTGCGTCTTCTGCCGCGACGTCACCTTCCACAACTGGCTTGCCGAGCTGGCGCCGGATGCTGGCCGCTTCGACGAGGAGGAGGCCAAGGACTTCGTGACCGGCATCTGCGGGATCGAGTCCCGCTCGCAGCTCGACAAGGAGCCGGCTGCTGCTGCCCGCTTCCACGAGCTGGTGCGCGCGCCGTACCTCGCCTGGAAGGAGGCTCAGCATGTCGGCTGATCGCGAACTACTGCTGCTGGCGGCAAAGGCTGCGGGGATTGCCCTTTGGCCTGTCGGAACCCCGTGGCGGGATAACTCGATGGGGACCGGCCTGCTGCTGTTCAACGGGCAATTGGTATGGAACCCGCTGGCCGACGACGGCGAGGCGCTGCGCCTGGCGGTCGACCTGCAAATTCAGTTCAACGTCGTGCTTGAAGATTCTCGTGGATGGGTCGAATCGCCATCACACGTAAAGCAGAATTACTACATGGAATTTCAATGGGAGATTCCCGGGGACCGGTACACGGCCACGCGTCGCGCCATCGTCCGCGCTGCCGCCGCGATCGGGAGGGCAATGCCATGCTGACCGCTGACCTGACCGGCGATCTGCTGGCGCTGTGGGTGGCGCGCGCGGAAGGCATGGAGCCGCGTGCCAATCATTTTGGCTACTGGGTGGTGAACCCATCGGAGAAAAACCAGTTCGAAGGCTACATCGGCGACAAGGCCGGCGATCTCTCCCCAAAATACGCGCCGCACGAGAACTGGGCGCAGGGCGGTCCGATCATCGAACGCGAGAAGATTGGCCTTGTGATGCGGCCGGACGGTTGGCTCGCAGGCTATGCCCATCATGCTATCGGCACAGGCGGACTCGCCCCCACGCCGCTGATCGCCGCCATGCGCGCCTTCGTCGCCAGCAAGTTCTGCGTGTGCGAGGTGACGCCATGATGCGCTTCCTGTGGCGCGCCATCGTGCCCGGCTCTACCTTCAACGTCTGGTGGTGGCTCGTCTGGCTTGGTTTCGCCGTCTTCATGGACTGGCCCCGCGAGATGATCATCTACGGCATCATCTTCCTCCTCAACCTCTACTCGTGGGATTACCAGCGCCGGCGTGCGGCTGGCCTGCCGAAGGATCCGCAATGCTGATGACAACTGAGCAAGCCTCCGCCACCTGGTGCCCCATGGTGCGCATCGCCCGGCGTGAGCCTGTAGTCCCGCAACCGCGCAGCATTGCGGATGCTGAAAACGTCGTGGTCGTCGCCGGCTGCAATACCGATGCGCTCTACGGCCTGCGCGTGCCAGCCTCCTGCCGCTGCATCGCCGCGGACTGCGCGATGTGGCGCTTCGCAGACACGACGCCAGAGCACCGCAATCCGAAGCTGTGGTGGGCGGAGGAGGATGAGCCGGCGACTGAGCCGCCGCGCCCGGAGAGAGTTCCAGCCAGCGCGGAATGGGTGCCCTACGAAGCTGTCGACGATGGTTTCGACGGCGGCTACTGGCTGGAGTCGGCCGAGGCACTGTCCGCCGAGATCGCCAAGGCAGCTGCTGCCCGTCGCGGCTTCTGCGGTCTGGCCGGGAAGCCGGTCGTATGAGCCGGGCCGTCACCGAGCGCGACTTCCGTGCCCCAGAGTTCCGCAATGCTGATCCGGCCGACTACGAGTTCCGCAGTGACGGCAAGATCGTGCGCAAGGACCGCTGGGAGAAAGCTATTTTCCGCATCGCGTTCGGGCTGGATTTTTGCACACGCGAGGGCTTCGAGATCGATGATGTGGTCGCGGCCGCGCGCGAGCTGGTCGACTCGTCGGTCGATATGGCCAAGCAGCTGGCCGCCGATGAAATCTGGTGGACGATCAAAAATAGCGCGGTCCCATTCCTGTTCGATAACCCGTTTGACTGAAAGCCCACAATGAACGACCAAAAAATCTACCAGTACCTGGCCCGCAAGCCGGACGCGCGCGCGCAAGATATCGCCGATGTCATGGACGTCGAGCTGAGGGATGCGAGCGAGGCGCTGCGCAGCCTGGTCGATGTCGGCGACGTGTCGCGCTACACCGGTACCGGCCCGAATGGCCTTTCGGTGCAGCTGTACAACCTGAGCGACACGTTCAAGAAGTCGCGCGAGTACCAGGTGATCATGTCGCAGATCGAGGCGGCCAAGAAGGCGCCTGAGCCTGCGCCCGCCCCACCACCACCGCCAGCGCCACCACCGCCCGCGCCGCCGGCGCCGGTAATCCCCCCGGTGTTTGCCAAGGCGGAGGAACTGCCGCGCATGGGCACGCATGCCGATCGCGCGATGGCGGCGATCAAGAATGGCCCGGTGTCCGACGCCGACATGCGTGTGCACCTGGGCCTGACTGACGGCCAATACCCGTCGGTGTTCCTCAAGAGCGCCGTGAAGAACGGGCGCCTGCACCGCGGCGTGCACGGCTGGACTGTCGGGCCAACGCCAACGGCGGGGAAGTTCTCGCCTCCGATCAGCCCGCCGAAGAACGAGGTCAAGGCGCAGTTCAAGCCGACCGACGAGCCGGCTAACGAGACTGCGCACTTGCTGAGTTCGCCCGCCAACGCGGCTCACCTGGATCAATCGATCAAGCAGCTGCCGATGGTCGCCGAGGGTGCTCCCTTCGACAAGTTGAAGCTGAGGGTCAGCCCTGTGCAGACGATCGAGGTGGAGCGCCGCGCGCCAGTGCCAGACGGTGATGCGCCCGTATTCCGCTGCGGCCTGTGGTCCGACGGCGTGCTCGAGCTTCAGCGCGACGGCGTGACGGTTGCCCGCCTGCAGCGCGGCGAGGTCGAGAGCATTCAGCAGTTTATGGGCCGCGTGGTCCAGTGGCCTGGGGAGGTGGCGGCGTGAGCACCCGGCGCAAACGCACACCGCCGCCGGGCCGCCCGGGCGACATGTTCACGCTGATGGACGAGATGCTGGCTTCGCCCACGGAGCCGATGCCGGCCGATGACGCAGCCTCGCGCGTGGCTGCCGCCCTGCACCACCTGGAACGCCTGGCAACCGAACCCGCCCCGAACGTCATGGAGTGGCGGGTGTGCGCGATGGTCGGCAACTTCATGGAGGTGCTGCTCGAGCTTGGCATCGCACAGGATCCGGATGGGCTGCTGGTCGACGCGTTCGCCGCGCTGCGTGCGGCCGCTGAGCGCAACCTGCGCGCCGGCAAAACGATCCGCCTGACCGGGCCCGGGCTGGTGGCGATCCGTGGCTTGATCCGCGATTTCGCCGAGATCCTTGAGCAGGCGCCGCACCGGACGATCATCCGGGCGTTCCGCGAGACGGACAAACGCGTGCGCTCACTCGATCGTGGCGGGCGCCGGCCGTCGGATTACGTGGCTCAAGTCGGGTTGGCACGGTCATGAGGTGCCGCAAAGGCGACATGGCCGTGGTCATCCAGCCGCTGGGCGGCAACAAGTCGACGATCGGCATGTTCGTCGATGTGCTTCAGGTCGAACCTAATCACCTTTTCCGCGACGGCGGTCGCGCCGACGCCTGCCTGATCCGGGTGCCGTGCCCGGTGCCAAGCTCCGGCGGGAACATGATCCAGCAGGGATGGGCGATGGACGCGAACCTGCAGCCGATCCGCGGCCGGGGCAAGACGGAGCCGGCGGGAGTCACCATCAAGCGGTGGGAGCCGGTAAAGCTATGAACGAGCGCCCAGTGCATGTGAACTTCGGCACCACCTGGATCGAGCGGACGGTAACGCTGGTCGACGGTACCGAGGTGTCGAACTATTCGCAGGAGTGGCGGCACCAGTGCGAGGCGCAGCACATTTTGAACATGCCGAGTAAGCAGGCGCGCCAGGTGCTGCTGAGCGAGATCGAGAATCGGCGCGGATCGCCGGCGCGGCGCGCACTGGAAAACCTGATTTTGGCGTTGTGGAAGGCGAAGCAGCCGCCGGCCACCGCCGCATAGACCGCGCTGGCCGGGTGCCAGTATTTGAAGGGGGGGGATGTATGGATGCAGTAACGTTGGACACGGTGCTTCCGTGGGTGGTGGGCGCCTTGGTGTTGCTGGCAATCGGGATCTGGGTGTGGATTGCCTTTCGGGCACGGGCCGAGCGGCTGGACGCCGAGCAGCGCCGGCGCGATCTGAACGAGCACAATGCGCGTGTCCGGACGAACCGGGAAGCGATCCGCCGCGAACTTAGCAAGCCGAACCCGGCGGGATTGTCGCAGATTTCGACCGCGCCGCCGATCGAGCGCCGCAAATACGGCCAGCCCCGCCCGGCCTCGGACGACACCGCGTCGCAGCACGCTCTCTATGCCGTGCCGGCGCCAGACAGCTACGGATCCAGCTGCAGCGACTCGGCGTCGAGCTCGTCGGACAGCAGCTCGTCCTGCTCATCAGATTGAATCCGCCGCCGGCGCGGCCCGCCGGCACTCACGCGCTTCGGCGCAAAAAGGAAATATATGCAAGTTGGTTCTTCAGGTCTTTCTCGCTTCGGCGTGTCCGCAGGCGATACTGTCGTTGCTCCATCCGAAATTCAGTCGGGCATGAACAACGTCAGCGGTCAGATTAATCTTCTGGTGGATCGCCTTTCGAGCCTGCACGTAGCGCTCGGTTCGGTAATGACGCCGGCCGGCCCGGAGGAGGACAGCTCTCTCAAATCGATCCATTCCGGCCCGAGTACTCCCCTGGGGCATGAACTCGAAAACCACAATGACCGCCTTCGCGCGGCGAACAACAGCGTTCAGGACATCCTGGACCGCATCAAGCTGTAAAAACCACCGCCGGCGCAGTCTGGCCGGCGTCGTGATGCAACCCTGCTCCCATGAGTGAAAAATCCCCCGACTGGCGCGACAAGGCTGGCGGCTACCGCACGCGTGTCGACGCTGATGGAAAGCCGGTAGAGCGTGCGCGCGGCGGTGCCCCGAAGGCTGGTAGTCGTGCTGGATTGTTCCAGCCACCTCGCATCGAGGTGAAAGCTGCCGCCCGCGCGCTTTACGAAGGGGTGCCGGGCGCGACGTGCGTGTCGGTCGCGAAGGAGCTGGGCGAGCCGGAAGGCACGGTTCGGCGGTGGAAGGCGGAAGAAGGTTGGAAACCGGCGAAGCGCTCGATCGCAAACCTGGGTGCGCGGGCAGGTGAACTCGCCAATTCGTTCGCCGTGAAAATGACGGACCTGGGAAAACCAATGAGTGATGAAGTCGCCGCGGCCGAGGTCGCAAAAGAATTGTCGGAAACCTTCGCCGTCGACGTGCGTGCGCAGCTGCTGGACCGCCACCGCAAGGAATGGGCCGGCCCGCGCAAGATCGCATACGAGGCGATGAAGGGTTCCGACCTGGACAAGGCCAAACTGGCGAAGATCTCGGCCGAAACGCTGATGTTGATCCAGACGGGCGAGTGCCGGGCGTACGGCATGGACCAGGCCGCGCGCGGCGCCGACGAACGCCGCACGGTGGTGGTCATCGATCGCGAGGGCGCATCCGACGTCGACCAGGATCCGCTGGCCGGCATTTCGAACGGCGTTGACGGGCCGGATTCCTTCTGATGGGCAAGCTACGCGTGGTCGGCCCCGACGACAGCGGCATCTTCATGCCCACCGAGATCGTCATGCGCCTGGTGGCCGAGCTGCTGCCGTATGCGCAGAACTCGCGCACCCATACCCCGGCAAGCACGGCCAGCCTGGTCAGCATGATCAAAAAATTCGGCTGGACCAACCCGGTGCTGATCGCTGATGGCGGGATCCTGGCGGGCCACGGTCGCATCATGGCCGCCGGCAAGCTGGGTCTGGTCAAGGTGCCGTGCATCGACCTGTCCCACTTGGATGCAGACGCGCGCCGCGCGCTGGTGATCGCCGACAACCGCTCGAGCGAGCTGTCCACCTGGTCGCTCGAGGAGCTGAAGGGCGAGACGGATTACCTGCGCGATGTCGGTTTCGACATGGAGGCGGACCTGGGCTTCGCCGAGGACGACCTCGCCAGCATGTTCGAGGGGATGGTCGGCGCGCCGGATACTGGCGATGGCGATCCGGACGAGGTGCCCGAGGTGCCGGTCGAGCCGGTGTCGCGGGTGGGTGACGTGTGGATCTGCGGCGCCCACCGGGTGATGTGCGGCAGCGCGCTCGAGCTGTCCCACTGGGACGCCCTGATGGGTGGCGAGCTGGCGGACGTCGTCTGGACGGATCCGCCGTACAACGTCGATATCGGCGGCAAAAACGAATCGCTCGATCGAGCCGACGGCGGCAGCCGGGCCAAGACCGGCAAACTCCAGAACGACAAGCTCGCCGCGGGCGAATTCCGCGAGTTCCTGCTCGGGATGTACCGTGCCGTTTTCGAGGTGATGAAGCCGGGCGCGCCGATCTACGTGGCGCACGCCGACAAGGAGGCGCTGGCCTTCCGCGCCGCGTTCGAGGAGGCTGAGTTCAAGTTCTCGTCCATGGTGATCTGGAAGAAGAACGTGATGGTGCTGGGCATGTCGGACTTTCAGCCCATCCACGAGCCGATCATCTACGGGTGGAAACCCGGCTCGAAGCACCGGTGGTACGGCGGCCGCAAGAACACCAGCGTCATCGACTTCGGCGAGGCCGGGCCCTTCACCCAGCTGCCCGACGGGCGCTGGCAGATCAAAATTGGCGATTCGATCATGGTGGTGTCTGGCGACGCGACCGTGCAGGAAAGCCCGGCCAGCGTGATCCACGAGGCCAAGCCGTCGAAATCGGGCCTGCACCCAACGCAGAAGCCGGTGGCTCTGGTCGAGCGCCTGCTCAAGCAGTCGGCGCGCGCCGGCGACATCGTGGTCGACGCGTTCGGCGGGTCCGGCACAACGCTGGTCGCGGCAGATCGCATGGGCATGTGCGCCAGGCTGATGGAGCTGGATCCCGCATTCGCCGACGTGATCGTGGTGCGCTGGCAGCAGCTGACCGGCCGGCGCGCGGCGCTGGCCAGCACCGGCGAGCTGTTCCCTGCAGGCGATGAGGTGCGCGCGCCGGCGCCGGACGAGCTGCCAGGCGCCGAGGGGCTGTTTTGAAATCCGCTCTCGATGTCCTGGGCGACCTGTCCGGCCTGAGCAAGCCGGCGCTCAACGAGATCCTTGAGCAGGTCAGGGCGAACCAGGCGCTGCTGAACGCGTGCGCCCGGCATGAATTCGAGCAGGTGCTGCCGGTGGTGCCCTTGCGCCAGAAGTATCGCTGCAAGCGGTGCGGCGGCGAGGTCGACCATCACGCCTGGTATTGGCACCAACAGGGCCGCCGGCAGTAGTATTCGCGGCCTGGAATACCACGAAGGACATTGAAATACATCAAATTAATTACACGCGGCATCAATAATGCATTAAAATTGCTGCACGTTCTTAATTTCAACTGTCCTACGGAAACCCATGAACAACCAAGAAAATATCGCCTTCAGGGCGATGCTGTTCGCGCGCCGCGTGCACAGCCGCCAGCAGCGCAAATACACCGGCAATCCATACACTGATCACCTGGCTGAAGTAGCCGGCATCGCCATGACGATGGGTTGGCATACGCCAGCCATTCACCCCGACAAGTTCATTGCCGTCTGCTGGCTGCACGACACCGTCGAGGACCAAGGCGTCACCAAGGAAGAACTGTTCGACAACTTCGGCGCCATCGTCATGGACGGGGTGATGCTGCTGTCCGATGTGGAAAGTGGCAACCGCGCCGAGCGCAAAGCTGCCGCCCGCGCCCGCCTCGCCAACGCCCCGGGCTGGGTCCAGTCCATCAAGTGCGCTGACCTGATCAGCAATACCTCGTCGATCGTCATGCACGATCCGAAGTTTGCGGTCACCTACCTCGAAGAAAAACGCCTGCTGCTCGACGTCATGACCAAGGCCGATCCTCGCTTGCTCCAGTTGGCGCGTGCGCAGGCGGAGCGGGTATGAAGCGCGACGCCTTCACCCTACAGCTCGACTTGGGTAACGAGCTCGTCGTTGACAACTTTGCCGGCGGCGGCGGCGCCTCCGAGGGGATCGAGCAGGCGATCGGCCGCAGCATCGACATCGCGATCAACCACAACGGCGAAGCGCTGGCGATGCACGCTGTCAACCACCCTGGAACCATGCACTACGTCGAGGACGTGTTTGCCATGCACCCGGGGTTCGTCACCGGCAACCGCCCGATCGGGCTGGCGTGGTTCAGCCCCGACTGCAAGCACCACAGCAAGGCAAAGGGCGGCAAGCCGCGCGAGAAGAAGATCCGCGGACTGGCCTGGGTCACCCTGAAGTGGGCGACGTTCCAGATGCCGCGCTGCATCGCGCTGGAGAACGTCGAAGAATTCCAGGACTGGGGGCCTCTCGACGCCGATGGCAAGCCGATCAAGGCTGAGCGCGGCCGCACCTTCCGCGCCTTCATCGACGCGCTGTCCACCGGCCTTGAGCTTGGGCATCCGGACACCGAAGAAATTTTCGAAGCACTCGGCGCCGACTTCCCGATGGAGCGGCTGCACGTAGGCTTGGGCTACAAGGTCGAATGCCGCATCCTGCGGGCCTGCGACTACGGTACGCCGACGATCCGCAAGCGCCTGTTCGTGTTCGCCCGCTGCGACGGCCGTCCGATCGTCTGGCCAAAGCCGACCCACGGCAACCCGAAGCTGAAGACGTTCGCCGCCTCGGGCCTGGCGCCGTGGCGCACGGCCGCCGATTGCATCGACTGGTCTATCCCATGCCCTTCCATCTTCGATCGCAAGAAGCCGCTGGCCGAGAAGACGTTGGCGCGCATCGCCAAGGGGGTGATGAAGTACATCGTCAACAGCGATGATCCGTTCATCATCAAGTTCAGCGAAAACAGCGTTGGCCAGGGCCTGGATGAGCCGCTGCACACGGTCATGGCGGGCGCGCCGCGCTTCGGGGTGATCCAGCCGACCCTGGTGCCGTTCGTCACCGAATGCGCCAACGGGTCGACCCAGCGCAATTTCAGCGCCGAGGAGCCGCTGCGCACCCAATGCGCCGAGGTGAAGGGTGGCCACTTCGCACTGGTTTCCGCGATGTTGGCCAAGCACTACACCGGCGTCGTTGGCACCGATGTGCGTGTCCCGTTTGGCACCGTCACCACCGCCGACCATCATTCTGTGGTGGCGACCACGCTGGTCAAGCTGCGCAACAACCAGTTCGGCCAGGACGTGCGCGATCCGATCCCGACGCTCACCGCCGGCGGCGGCCACGTGGGCGAGGTGCGCGCCTTCCTCGTCAAGTATTACAGCGAGGGCGGCCAGGACCAGTCGCTCACCGACCCGATGCACACCATCCCGACCAAGGATCGCATTGGCCTGGTGACGATCCATGGCCAGGACTACGCCATCATTGATATCGGGATGCGCATGCTCACGCCGCGCGAGCTGGCCCGGGCGCAAGGCTTCCCGGAAACGTACATTCTGGACCTGACGTACAACGGCAAGAAACTGTCGAAAGAGGCCCAAGTCCGGATGATTGGCAACAGCGTCTGCCCGCCCCTGGCGCGCGCGCTGATCGAAGCGAACTTTACGCATGAGCATGCGATGGCGAGGGCAGCATGAAGCGCCTCTACATCGCCGGGCCGATGAGCGGCCTGCCAGACCTGAATTTCCCGGCCTTCAACGCCGAAGCGGCCCGCCTGCGTGCGCTTGGCTACGATATCGTCAACCCGGCCGAGATCAACGTGGGCACGCCGCACCCGGGCTGGGCTGCTTGCATGAAGTTGGACATCAAGCAGCTGGTCGACTGCGACGGCGTTGCGCTGCTGCCGGACTGGTTCCGCTCCAAAGGTGCATCGATCGAGCACCGCCTCGCGCACGATCTTGGCATGCCGATCTATCACGCAGCCGCGATCGTCAGCTCTGTGTTGCCGACGCCGGTCAACATGGCCGGGCCAACCGCACCGGCCGCGCGCACCACCGACTGGGCGGCCGCATGAACGCGCCTATCCGGTTTTTCGGTTCCATGGCCAGCGGCGGGAAACCCGCCAGCGTGTCCGTTCACCCTGATGTTGAGCAGCTGCTCGCCCGCAATGCCGTGGTGGCGGTTGGCGTCTCTGGTGGAAAGGATAGTCAGGCCTGTGCCCTGGCCGTGGCCAGTCACCTTGACGCCATCGGCCACACTGGCCCGCGCATTCTCGTGCACGCTGATCTCGGCAGGGTCGAGTGGAAGGACAGTCTACCGACTTGCCAGCGCCTGGCCGATCATCTCGGCTGGGAGCTGCTGGTGGTCCAGCGCAAGGCCGGCGACATGCTCTCCCGGTGGCAAGGACGCTGGAAAAATAATGTCGCGCGCTACGTCGATTTGGAATGCGTAAAATTGATCCTGCCGTGGTCGACGCCATCGATGCGGTTCTGCACGTCCGAACTCAAGGTAGCCGTGATTGAAAGCGCCTTGAAAAAGCGTTTTGCAGGGCAGGACGTCATCAACGTCACCGGTGTGCGCCGTGAGGAAAGTGCCAACCGAGCAAAGGCCCCGGTCGCGAAGTCCAACCCAGATGTTGTCAAGGAGGGCGGGACGGGCTTCACCTGGAACGCAATCATCGACCTGTCGATCGGGCAAGTCTTCAGTACCATCGAGGCCTCTGGGCTGGCCCTTCACGAGGGTTACACAGTCCACAATATGAGCCGCATCAGCTGCGTGTTTTGCATCATGTCCAACCTGGACGACATGCAAAACTCAGCGGCCTGCGAGGACAACGTGCCGGTTTATCTCGACATGGTTGAGATCGAGGCAGTGTCGACCTTTGCGTTCCAGGGTTCGCGCTGGCTCGCCGATGTCGCCCCTCATCTTGTCGGCGAAGAACTCGGCGCCAGGGTCGCCCATGCCAAGGAAATGGCCCGGGTCCGCGTTGCGGCCGAGTCCAGGCTGCCTAAGCATCTGCTGTACACGAAAGGCTGGCCTACGGCAGTTCCGACCATGGCCGAGGCTGAGTTGCTGGCTGATGTCCGCCGCATCGTCTCCGAGTCTGTTGGCCTGCGGGTCAACTATCTCGATCCAGCCGACATCATCAGCCGCTACCAGCAGCTCCTGTCGCTGAAGGCGGCAGCATGAAGGCCACCGCTTTCACTATCGATGGAAAGACCATCGGCTTCATCGCGCGTGAGGTAGCGCGAACGGACAACGTCGAGGAGCAGTGCAACGGCTGCTTGTTTGAGGGGAGATCGTCTGAAACCTGCTACGCCGCATGCAAGCTCGCCACCGAGGCTGGGCAGCCCGACTGCGACGATCACGGCAGCATCTACATCTACGTGGTGGCGGATCCGCGCCAGCTGGTGTTGCCGGTGGAGGGTGTATGAACGCGCCCTACACCTTGATCCACGGCGACTGCATCACCGAGATGAGCAAGCTGCCGGCCAACAGCGTGGACGCGATCGTTACTGACCCACCGTACGGGATCCGCTTCATGGGCAAGGCCTGGGATGGCGCCGATATCGACGCGCGCGCGGCTCGGCGGCGCAGCTTCGCTTCGCAGGCTCCGGACGCTGGCCCAAATGGTGGCCACAAGTCCATCGCCGCCGAGGCCGGCAAGTATAACCTCGCGCCAGGCGCGATGCGCGCCTTCCAAGAATTTAGCGAGGAGTGGGCGCGCGAGGCGTTCCGCGTGCTCAAGCCAGGCGGGCATCTGCTGTCGTTCTCGTCGGCGCGAACCTATCACCGGATGGTGTCGGGAATCGAGGACGCCGGCTTCGAGATCCGCGACCAGCTGCTATGGCTTTACGGTTCGGGCTTCCCGAAGTCGCGCAACCTCGATGGCGTACACGAAGGCTGGGGCACGGCGCTGAAGCCCGCACACGAGCCAATTTGCATGGCGCGCAAGCCGCTAATCGGCACCGTGTCTGCCAACGTGCTGGCGCACGGCACCGGGGCTATCAACATCGATGCTTGCCGCGTGGGTGCCGAAAGCACCGCCCGCGACACGCTGAAAGAATTGTCCTCTCGCGGCGCGACCGGCGGCAGCTTCGCCAATCAGGATCACCGCTACGCCGATCGCACATCGAAGTACCCGACAGGCAGCGACGCCGGCCGCTGGCCCGCCAACTTGATTCACGACGGCAGCGCCGCGGTTGTGGCGCTATTCCCGGCTGAAGCTGGCGCCCAGGCGCCCGTGCACCGCCGCAACGGCGACAAGTTCCGCAATTTGTTCGGCAAGTTCGAGGGCAACGTCGATGAGGCCGGCAGCACGTTTCAGGGAGACACCGGCAGCGCCGCCCGCTTCTTCTACTGCGCCAAGGCCAGCCGCACCGACCGCAATGAGGGCCTGCCGAGCGGCGATGCGCCAGCGGTCGAAACTGACGCCACCATGCGCGACTGTGAGAACGCCGACTGGATCGCGCGCAATGGCAACCACCACCCGACCGTAAAGCCAACCGACCTGATGGCTTACCTGGTGCGCCTGGTCACGCCGCCGGGCGGTACCGTCCTCGATCCATTCATGGGCAGCGGGTCGACCGGCAAGGCCTGCATGCGCGAGGAATTCCATTTCATCGGTATCGAACTCGCCGCCAGCTATATCGAGATCAGCCAGGCGCGCATCTCGCACGAGCTGGCGCGCGTGATCGCCGCGAACACCCCGCCACCGCCATCGCCGCAAATGGACCTGTTCGGGGCAATGGCATGACGGCGGCACCGAAGCGCGGCGCGCTGAAGTCGACCTGTGCCGTGTGCGCAAAGGTGTTCACGGTGTCGCCGTCAAAGGCGGCACGCGGCGGCGGGGTGACCTGCTCGGCGGCGTGTCGCAAGGATATAGCTGGATTCGGGCGCCTGGTGCGTGCGGCGCTGCCCGGCACCGCGCGCCAGGTCGCCGATCGGAGTGGTGTGATGTTGGCGAGCCTGCGCGCCATGCTCACCAAGATGCTTCGGGCCGGCACCTGCCACGTGGCAGGCTTCGAGCGAAACGATCAGGGTAAGCTGCAAGGCGCGCCGAAGTTTATGCCGGTGCTGGCGCTGGGCCCGTCGCCGGATCCCGACATGCCCGCCGACATGCGCGCGGCCGTGACCTACCACACCCGCAAGATCACGTTGGCGGCCATGCCGAACTCGGTTCCGGCGATCGCTGTGGACACTGGCATGCCGCAGACGTCGACCCTGCGTATCGTCAAGCAGCTGCACGACGAGGGGCTATGCCGCGTTGGGGACTGGCAGCGATCGATCCGCGGGCTGCCGTCTGCGATCTACCACGCTGGCGCCGGCGAGGATGTGCCGTGCCGCCTGAAGAAGTTCACGCCGGCGCAGAAGACGGCACGCTACCTGCGCAACGTGAAGAACAACCCGGACCTGGGCGTCAAGCGCGACCTCACCGTTGCCCGCGATCGCAACCGCTACTGGGAAAAGGTGGCGACCGAGCGTCGTGACCCAATGATTGCAGCACTGTTCGGCCCGGCGCGTGCGCCAATGGAGAGTTCTTGATGTATCAGCAATCCGCCCGCAAGCGCCCCCTTCTGGGGCTGGGTATCATCGTCGGTGTGTGCGGCCCGTTCTGGGCGTTCGTCGGCTGGCTGGCGTTCGCGTGAGCGAGCCGTCGATCGTAGCGGAGCTGGACGCCGCCCAGAAGAAGGAGCGGGCCCAGCGCAAGCGCACCATGATCACGGTGGCCATCCCGGGCTGGCCGCCGCAGGAGCCTGGCCGGGTCATGATCTGGGAGACGCGATCGTCGCCCATCAAGGCGGCCCGGGAGATCAAGAAGCTGCAGGAGAAGATGCCCGAGTACATCTGGTCCAAGGAATTGCTGACGTACACCGAGGCCAGGACGGTGAAGCTCCGCCCGTTCAACGCCCGGGCCCTTTACCGTAGCCAGCGGACGCAGCGCCCCGGATCGTGACGGTAGCCTTCTGGCATGGATATCCTTGCCAGCGCCCCGCGCCTCTACCTTATCAAAGCTGATGTCAAGATCGCGCACCAGGCGGGCTACGCCCTGTGGGGTGGGCGTTGGCATAAAGTCCACCAGAACAAGCCTGCGCCCAAGGGCGCGCCGCTCAGCGCGCATCCGCACGCGGCTGGCCAGCACCAGCCCGTCAAGCACTTCACCGACGAGCAGTGGGAAGGCCTGAAGCTGCCGGCGGAGAATTCCAACGCCGGCACGTACAACAAGCAGCTCAAGCAGCTCCAGGAGTGGTCGGACGCCGGCGACGTGACTGCGATCGTGGGCGCCGGCTACGGCGTCAACACCTATGGCAAAAAGGCCGCGGCGATCGCCAATCACCTGCTGGGCCTGCACGGATCCCCGCACAAGGTCGCCGCCGGCCAGAAGCCTGGCTGGCATGCTGCTGTGGAGCATGCGCCGGCCGAGCCGGTTGAGGCGCCGGAGCCGGCACCAGAACCCGAGCCAACGCCAGCCGCTGAGCCGCCAGCTGCTGAGCCTGCGCCGGTACCGGCGGCGCCCGAACCGGCCACGGTCCCGAAGTCAGTCTCATCCCCTGCAATTCAGTCGATCGCTGATCCCGATTTCCCGGCTGGCTACAAGACGTCGAAATTCTTCACCAAGGTAGCCGTCGGCCTCAAGATGATGGCGCACGAGGGCAAGCTCGGCGAACTACAGGCGGCGTTCAAACCCGACGAGGCTGCTTGGCAGGGAAAGAGCCCGAACAGCAAGACGCTGCTCGCCTACCACGGCGCGCTTGTCAGCGCGCTGAAGGGCCCGCCTGCCCCTGCGGAAGATCCTGTTGTGGTGATACAGCCAGACATAAAAGCCTGGGTGGATGACTGTGTGGCTGCCGGGGATTGGTCCAATCTGAAAGACGTCCACAAACAATTCAAAGGGTCGAGCGTCCCGGAAAACGCCGTCATCGCGGAGTACATACAGGACGCGTTGGATAAGAAAGCGGCCGCGAAGAAAAAGGCGCCCAAAGCCGCACCCGCGCAGGAACAGGCCCCGGCGCTCGTTGCGCCAGCTCCGACGTCACCAGTCGCCTCGATGCCCTGGGACAAGTTCGTCCTGCCGGCCGAGAACACGAACGCCCCGAGTCACAACAAGAAGGTCGCGCAGATCAAGGCGCTGGCCGAGGCCGGCGACGTGGCCGGACTGGAAGCACTGAAGCTGGGCACCAACACGTACGGGAAGAAGCAGGCGCTGATCGCGCAGGCGGCGATCGCCGCGCTGAAGCAGGCTGCGCCAGTGGCCGCCGTGCCCGCGCCAGCGCCAGTCGCGCCGCCGCCAGAACCGAAGGCACCTGTTGCAGAGACGGGCCCCAAGGACGGCGACACCAAGCCTGGCGCCAACGGCACCACGCTGGTCTTCAAGGACGGGCGCTGGCATGCGCAGAAGCAGGCCCCGGCAACGGCGCCGGTCGCTGTGACGTCCGACGTTTATGTCAACCAGCAAGATGGCCACAACAAGTACTGGTCGGTGTCCGTGCACGGTAACGTTATGAAAACGGTGTACGGCAAGGTCGGTTCGCAGGGGCAAACCACTGACAAAGTATTCGATTCGCCATCGGAAGCTACGCACGCATCTCTAAAATTGAAGGCGCAAAAACTTAAGAGTGGATACGCATTCAAAGGCCACGGCCAGCATACCCATTCCAGCACCACGCCAGCGCCTGCCCCGGCGCCAGCACCAGCGCCAGCACCAGCGCCAAAGAAATCGGCAGCTGCTGCCTCGACGAGTGCCGCCTACCCGTCGATGGACACCTGGCAGCAGATCGGCCCACAGGGCGGGTCCAACCCGGGCGGCAAGTTTAAGGCGCCCGACGGCACCGAGTACTACTGCAAATTCCCTGCGGACGAGAACATCGCCAAGTCGGAGGTGCTGGCGGCGAAACTGTACGCGGCCGCGGGCCTGGCCGGCCAGGACGCGCAGCTGATAACCAAAAACGGCAAGATTGGCATCGCCAGCAAATGGGTGGAGGTCAAGAAGGGCAAAACCGCCACGGCGCTGGCCAAGGCGCCAGACGCTCAGGGCGGCTTCGCGGTCGATGCCTGGCTGGCAAACCATGATGTGGTCGGCCTGGGCTACGACAACCTGCAGATCGGCGCTGACGGCAAGGCCGTTCGCGTCGATGCGGGCGGGTCGCTGGAGTATCGCGCCCAGGGTGCCAAGAAGGAATTCGGCCACCACGTCGTCGAGATCGATACGCTGCGCGACGCAGCGAAGAACCCCCAAGCTGCCACCATCTTCGGGAAGATGACGCAGGCCGATATCGCCGCCTCGGTGGCGAAGGTTGCGGCCGTCAGCGATGCCGAGATCAAGAGCCTGGTCGAACAGTTCGGCCCGGGCGACGCCGCCGCGAAGAAGGCCATGGCAGCCACGCTGATCGCGCGCAAGGCTGATCTGCTGGCCAAATACCCAAAGGCCGCCATGGCAGTGGCCAAAGGCTCGTCGTGGGTTCGCCTGAAGCCTGGTGAGCGCATCGTCGAGGCCGGGGAAAAGTTCGGCGTCCACTGGGCGAAGATCAAAGTTCCGCCAAAGGGCTTCCACTCGGACGCGATCGCCACCCCGCCCAACTTCTTCATGAACGGCAACCAGGGTCCTACCAACACCTGGAAATCGTCCGTGCAGCACGTGAACGAGGCCAACAATCTGGCTGGCCAGCGCGTGTTCGACACGGCAATCCAGCAGAAGACCTTCGCCGCGGTCCAGGGCCTCACGTTCGAGCAGATCGACAAGGCCACGGGCAACAAGACCGGCGTGAAGCTGCCGTACGCCCAGCACCCCGCCGGCGAGATCAAGGAGTACTACAAGCAGGTCGCGGCCGAGCTCGAGGCGCAGACGCAAGCCACTTACAAGACCGTCCAGAACGGATCGTTCACGCAGAGCTATTCCACTGCAGCGCTCAGCATGGCGGCCGACTTCACGCCGGTCGACTATGCGGGCTTCAAGAAGCACGCCACCAAAGCTGCTGATTACCTGGTGCTGAGCAAGTCGGCCGCCGCCGGTCTGCCAGTGCCCGACACAGGCATTTTCGAGGAACAGTGGGAAGACGTCAGCCCGAAGCTCATCGCGTACAAAAAGGCCTGTAACGATAAATTCGCGACGCTCACAGCGGCCGAGAAGACCGCCTGCAAGGCTTACACGGGCAGTTCCTACGCCAACTGGAACCAGGCACTGCGGTCGGGCGACACAAGCTCGAGCGCCTACCAGAGCGCGCAGCCGATGGTGAAGGCCTTCGAAAAGGCTTCGATGGACATTCCCGAGGGCACGGTCCTGTGGCGCGGCATCGGCGTCGGTGAGGATACCTACAAGTCGGTGACCGGTGCGGTGATCCAGGACGGCTCCTTCCAGTCCTCGTCCTTCGGCTCAACCCCGGCATTTGGCGGGTACAAGACCTGGCTCAAGATTCACGTCGGAAAGGGCGTGAAGGGGCTACATGCAACAACATTTTCGAACTTTGGCAGTGGCGAGCGGGAAATTATCATCAAAAATAATGTAAGATACGCCGTATTGAACGTGACCCATCACGCCAATTTTGTGGACAGCAAAGGCAAAAGCCACGGCGCAAAAACGATCGTCGATCTGTTGGCGCTCCCGCACGAAGGATGACCATGAGCAACGAAGAAGAAAAAAACCACGAGCGCATAGCAACGGACGACTCCGGGATCCCGGGGCCGACCGCTGAGAACTCGCCGCCATGGCTGAATTCTACCGAGTCCGTCGACAACATCGTTCGCCAGTTCGCCGCCTCGGTGATCCGGCGCTACGGCACCGCCAAGCATCAGGACTTCATGAGCTGGCTCTCCAACGAGTGCTTCCGCATGAACGAGCTGTTTATCGGCGCTGGCCTGGAGACGATGCCCTTCAGCCGCGGCCCCTGGAACACGCCTGACCAGCTCGGCCAGCACCTGGTGCTGGCGCTGCGCATCGATGGCGAATTGCGCCTGGCCGTTCGTGACGCCTTCATGATCTTCGCGGCCCGGGTCGGCGCCCTGATGCGTGAGCACCAGACCGAGGAGTCGCTGCCGGCGCTCCAGAAGGCGCTGGACTCGGCCGTGGTCGAGTTCACCCAGCAGCTGCTGGGCCTGGATGAGGTGAAGGCCTGATGGGCGCGCGCGAGATCCCGGATGCTGGCGATCGCATCGAGTTCCGCAGCGATCGCCACACGGACAAAGGCCCGGCCACGGGCGTGGTCCAGGGCGTCAAGATGACGGTCGACGGGCACGTCGTTACCGTGAAGTTCTCCGATGCTCAGGAAACGTTCTCGTGGGATGACATCTGCGAGGGCGCCGAGCTGGCCGACGATCTGTGGATGATCAAGGCGCATGTGAAAGGCCACGTCCGCGCCGACGGCGTCTACGTGCGGCCGTACGAGCGCGGCGACGTCAGCCTGCCGGGCGCGAAGCACCACCCCCGCAAGGGCGACACAGGAAAGCCGGTTCTCGTGCAGCTGCCGCATCACGCCTCCGCCCAGTCGACATGGACCTCGCCCGATGCCGTGGCCACGTTCCTGCCAGATGGCGATACGCCGCTGTCCCTGAACAAGGTGGCGCTGCGCAGCTGGAAGGATCACCCGACCACCGCCGAAGGCTGGGATTACGTCGACGGCGTCATGGACGACCTGGTCGAGCCGCGCTTCCACGTGCCCCCCGGGAAGAAGGCCAGCTCCGGCGTCATCATCGAGGAGCGCGACGGCCGGGTCTGGCTGACCGCCCCCACCAACGGATTCGGCGGCTACGACGCGACCTTCCCCAAAGGCGGCGCCGAGCCGGAACTGTCGCTCCAGGCGAACGCGATCAAGGAGGCGTACGAGGAAACCGGCCTGCGCGTGCGCATCGTCGGCTTTCTGGGCGACTTCGACCGCACCACCTCGGTGGCGCGCATGTACCGCGCTGTGCGCGTGGGCGGCACGCCGGCGGACATGGGCTGGGAGGCGCAGGCAGTTCATCTGGTGCCGAAAGGTAGTCTTTACGAACACCTGAACGGTCCCGCCGATCATCCGATAGCTGAACTGATCGGCGCCGGGCCTGCCCCCAAATAAATCGACATACATCAATAATTTTGATGTATGATGGTGTCATTCCAACGAAACAAGGATGACATCATGTGGCTCTGCCTCAATAACGCTTTTTTGTCGATCGTCGAACCAGGCAAGCCAACACTGGCCAGCGGCGATTTTCTGCTGGTCCGCGCGCGCCGGAAGGGCGATATCGAGGCCGTTTTCGCCTCCGCGAAAGTAGAACGCAAGCCTGAGCGCGACTATCTCTTCCGCGCGTTGATCCCACGCGCCGAAGTTGCTGCTGCTGTAGCCGAGCAGGTCAAGGCCATTTCTTATCCGAACTTCAAGAATTCTGTAAGAAACAACAAGCTGCACGATGCATACGCACGCATCTGGGGCATCATGGCGGCGCTGCAGCCGAAGAAGCCGTACTCCGGCCGAGACGTTCCGTACTAACCCCAACCTAAGAAAACTATGAAAATCGAAAACGATGTACTCGCCGTGCTCAGCCGCGCGGATGTGGGTGGCAATGCCGTGTCCCTGATCGGTCAACTGGATCGCAAACTGTACGAGCGGACTAACAAGGTGCTGGAAGCCGCTGGCGGAAAGTGGAACCGCAGCGCCAAGGCGCACCTGTTCGACGGCGACGCCTCGGCGCGCATCGAACAAATCATCCTGACTGGCGATATCGTCATCCCGAAGGATGAGTTCGAGTTCTTCCCGACGCCACCAGCTGTTGTGGATCTCTTGCTCAAGCGGGCCGAACTCTCGCCTGGAATGCGGGTGCTGGAGCCTAGCGCAGGCCAGGGCAATATTGCCGTGCCCTGTGCCAACGCAGGCGGTTTGGTCGACTGCTATGAGCTGATGCCTCTGAATTTCGCAATCCTGTCCAAGGATGATCGCCTCGGTGTCGTTCACTACGGCGACTTTCTTCAGGCAGAGCCGCGCGCTGAATACGACCGCATCCTCATGAATCCGCCGTTCGGCCGTCAGGCCGACATCAAGCACGTGCTGCACGCCTTGAAGTTCTTGAAACCGGGCGGGCGACTGGTGTCGGTGATGGCGGCCAGCGTGGCATTCAGGGAGAATAAGCTGACGACCGATTTCCGGGCGGTGGTCTCTGCCCGGGGCGGCACGATCGATCCGCTGCCCGACGGGGCGTTCAAAACGTCCGGCACCATGGTCAGTACGGTGCTTGTGACGATACCGATGTAACTTAAGCCCCGCACGCGGGGCTTTTTGCTGTGTGTCGTGAGTGCAGCATGGGAGCATGGCAAAAATTACCGTCAAGCTCCCCCGGCTGCATGCCGCGCAACTGGCCTGCATCGCCGGCGCGAAGCGGTTCAACATCGTCGCGGCCGGCGAGGACGCTGGAAAAACCACGCTCGGCATCGACGTGCTGCTGGCCAGCGCGCGCGGCGCCCTGAACAGCAAAATCCCTGTCGCCTGGTTCTCGCCCACAGACGAGGATCTGAAAGAGGTCCGCCGCGCCGTCGTGAACGCCCTGGGCGATCTCGTGAAGCGCCGGCATAGCTCCCGCCGCATCGAGCTGGTTTCGGGCTGCCTGATCGATTTCTATTCGTTCACCGACCACTACGACGTCATGGACCAGTTCGGCCTGATCGTGGTCGATGGCGCGCGCCACGTCGACGGCCTGCTCGATCGCTGGGAAGACATGGTTCGGCCCATGCTCCAGCAGCACAAGGGCCAGGCCTGGATCCTCTCCGACGCCTACGGCAAGAAAAACGACTTCTACCGCCTCTGGCGCACGGCCGAGCGGGATCCCGACTGGTCGCGGTCCCACTTCGACTCGTTTGCCAACCCGCACCTGCCGGCCGAGACGGCGGCCGAGTCGACCACGGTCAGCGAACCGGAATACTTGCAGCGCTACGCTGCAGAATTCCTCGAGGTGGCGATCGAGCTGACCGCCGAGCAGCGCGTCGTGCGCCCGGGTGAGACGTTCCTCGAGTGGTGCGAGCGCCTGGAGGAAGGTGGCCTCAAGGTCGACAACACCGCCTTCACCCTGTCCGACCGGCCGGCCATGCGGTTCCTGTACGAGCTGATCCCGTCCACGCGCGAGGACGCGTACGATCGGATCGACATCATCATGAAGTGCACGCAGGTGGGCTTCACGGTCATGGAGATGCTGGCCATGATCTACCTAGCCCTGCGGTTCTCCCCGGCCAAGGTGGGCATGTTCATGCCGTCGACGATGACCGCCGGCGGCAAGTCACGCGGCCGCTTTATGCCGATCGTGCGCACGATCCCGGACGTCTACCGCCTGATGGTCGACGAGAAGGCGGCGGCGCGCCGCGGCGCCAACGAGGGCAACGTGCTGGTCCGCGAGCTGGGCCAGTCAAAGTTCCACTTCCTCTGGACAAGCGGCAAGACCGCCACCGAATCGAACCCGATGGATATCCTGTCCTTCGACGAGGTGCAGGAGATGAAAATCGCCGACATGGAAAAGACCATGGAGCGTATCTCCGGCTCGAAGCTGCGCTACACGCTCATGGGATCCACTGCGAACTGGCCGGATAGCGACATCCACTTCTGGTACAAAAAAGGCACCCAGCACCAATTCCACACGCGCTGCCCGTGCTGCGACGCGCTGCAGGTGCTCGACGAGCACTTCCCGGAATGCATCGGCTACGACGCAGAGGCGCCGAAGAATGACCCGCGCGCGCCGGCCGGCGCCTTGGGCGAGTACCGGTACCGGTGCTTCGAGTGCCAGGGCTGGATCGATGACCCCCAGGAGGGCGAATGGATCGCCAAGGTGCCAGACGCGCCGCTGCGATCGGTCCACTTCCCCCAGTTCCTCAGCCCGACCATCAGCCCGCGGCAGATCATCGAGGCCTACCACAGCGCCGACGACATGAAGAACTTCTTCAACCGGAAGCTGGGCAAGCCGTACACCGACCCGTCACAGGTGCCGGTGAACCTGGAGATGTTGAACGCGTGCGCCGCCGCCGGCATGGCCGCTGGCCTGGTCTGGAAGCGCAACGGGAAAGGCACCTTCATGGGCCTCGATCAGATGGGCAGCTTCATCGTGGCCGTGCTCAAGGAGCGCATGCCAGACGGGCGCCAGGCGACCATCCACCTGGAGTACATCTACATCAAGCCGACGAAGGAGAACCCGGACGCGTCGCCCTGGGATCGTTGCGACGAGCTCATGGAGGCCTACGGCGTCCAGTGCTGCGTGGTGGAGACCTTGCCGAACTACGACAGCGCCAAGAGCTTCGCGCGGCGCCACGACGGCAAGGTGTTCCTGGCCGGCTACGGGAACATGGACGGCGACATGCTGGCCTGGGGCGACGCCATGGGCCTGAACGTGTCCGAGCGCCGCACCGACGAGGAACTGCGCGACCGGTTCACAGTGCGCCTGGACCAGTACAAGTGCATGCAGGTGTCGATGGCGCGGTTCCAGAAACGCATGTGCCTGTTCCCGGATCCAGACGGCTTGGTCCAGGAGGTGCTGGTGAAGGGCAAAAAGGTGCTGTCGGCCGTCTGCAAGGAACAGGCCTTCTTCCACTTCACGCGCACGGCACTGATCGCGGAGAAGGACGAGGAGGAGAAGAAGTTCAAGCGCAGGGTGGTAAAGGTCGGCATCGACCCGCACACCAGCTACGCCAACATGCTCTGCGACGTGGCCTGGGCGCGCGCGCACGGCACGAGCATGTTCATCCTGCCAGGTGATGAGAACGGGGCCGTGCTGCCCGTGAATGAGCACGTACAGGGCCTGCCAGGGATGAGTTCTGCGCTGCAGGCTGCTCAGGCGTCGCTGTCGGACACCTGCGGCCAGTGCAGCAACCGCGATGAGGTCAGCGGTATCTGCACTGAGAATTTCTTGCGGGTGAAGGAGTCCTCGCCCGGGTGTATCGCTTTTATGCGGCGGGCTTAGCCGGCGGCGCGAACGCGAAGTGCGCCAGGATGCCCAGCAGGATGATCGGCACCAAACTACTGTCCTGGAACTGGTGCTGGATCCGGTAGTACTCGTACAGGTCCGCCGCCATCAGGATCAGGCCGACGAAGAAGAAAACGAGGCAAATAATACGGTTCATGGTGCTCTCCTGGTGACGTCCATACCGCAGACCAGCTGCGGAGTGGACGTTTAAAGCTTGACATGCTTTACGATTTGATCCCGGCGATAACGGCGACGAGGTCTATCCTTCCAAGAGCACTAGCCATTTGCCGGGAGCCGCCGATCGGCGCGACCGCCCTGACGCACGCATCGCGCACTTCTACAGCGATCGCCATCTCGCGCGACTTGAGCTTCGCGATGTCAGGCGAAATCCACACCTCGCCTGAACTACGCCAGCCCAGCGACTCGAGCAGGCGCTCAGCATTGCCAAGCGCACGCGAGCACTGGTCGTAGGCTTCCTTGGTCGGAGCGTCCGCGTACAACGGCTCGTCAGGATGGCGGATCAGCACGCCCATTGGATCGCAGTCGATGTCGATCCAGTTGCGGCGGCGCCCGGTGTAAGGGTCGTATGGGCGGAGGAACGGCTGAGCCGGTCCAGTCTCGACGACCTGGCCGGCGTCGATGGCGTGGCGCAGTGCGGCGTTGGCGATGGATAACGCAACGTCTTTAGGTCCGTACGGCGCGCCGGCATTGGATACGCCGATGCTGAACTGGCATGGCACTGCCTTTCGGATTTCTTCCCAGATCTCGTCGTAGCTCATCCGCGTCTCCGGATACACCGGCGCGGGCGCTGGCCAGGTGCAGCATTCAATCTCAGGGGAGGTATTGCATGGACAGGCGCGGACCTTCGCGCCATCCAGAATAAGCTCATCGCCCACGAACACCGGCTTGCCGTCGACCATGCCGAGCGGGGTCATGACGAGGTCGTAGGTAGTTTCGTTCTCCTGATCGCCGAATCGCCCGGACGCGTGCCACGCGGCAATCACATCGAGCGGGCCAGCGATGCCAGCCAGGCGCTTTTCATCGTGACGGCAGTCCCACTTGAAGACAGTCGCTTCGCGGCCGTCGCGGCAGCAATACGGCGCGCCGGCCTTGGCATGCTCCAGGTTGAAGGGACGGGTGTGTTCAGGTTTGTTCATGGATTTGCGCCTCTGGGGCGTCCGTAAAGTTATGGATTGTCGTCGCTATACCAGCCGCGCGCGGTGCCCCGGGCGCTGTGCTCGATGAAGGCGGCTGTCTGGCGCGCCTTCGCCTCGTTGTTGAGCCGGCGCGCCTCGGAATGTGCTATCTCCCAGCTGGGGCAGCCGCCGACGATGGCGACGAACTCGTTGGTCCTCGACGGCCGGTAGTAGCCGGCGGCGTAATCTTGGTGGGGAGGCAGCGGCCCGGCCGGGATGTACTTGAGCATGGCCGGGCGCGAAGATGGTTAGGCTACTTCGCCGCGCAACACCGCGCGCTTCAGCTTCTGGTACGCGCCGCGCCCGCAGGACGGCTGGAGGTAGCGCCGGCCGAGGAAGTGGGCGCCAGGGCCGCCGGGCTGCGGCTGGCCGCCAGCGAAGTTGATCAGCGGCGCGGGGATGAACTCGGGCTTAGTAGGGATGAGTTCGATCGCGCGCGGGTGCATTCCGGCGTTGTGTACCGCTTTGCGGAGGGATTTTGCTTTCTTGGCGTTCATGGTGTTCCTATGGTTATGGTGGGTGCTGCACCGTAAAAGCCGCGTCGTGCGCGGCTGTGTGGTTAGGTTTTGTCGGCAAGGCTTTCGCGCAAGGCGCTGAGCCAGTCGTTGCGCTTCTGAGTTCGTTCAACCTCTTCAGCGTGGCCTTTCTCGTGGTACTCGATCGCCTGGAGGGTCGATTGCAGCTCGCGCTCAAGCCACTTCTGCGCGCTGATCTGCTCTGGCGCCGGATCGTACTTCGAGCAGCAGTCGAAATCGATCGAACTGGTCAGCTGCTCCTGCATGAACGTTTTGAAGTTTTCATGCTCCGTGGTCGGCGGCTTCCAGCCATTCACCTCGTCGAGCATCGCCGTGTACTTGACGCGCAGATCGGCGCGTTCGCGAGCGCGCGTCTCGTGCGACTCCAATTCCTTCGCATAATCATCTGCCGCTGCCGCCTGTGCCTCGGATACGGTCATTACGCGCAGGTTACCGAGCTTGTCACGGAGGCGCGGAAGCTGTTCCGTATGGTAAGTCGAGGGTTCGAAGGCGGCCGGGATCTCCGCGTTGGACGGCTCGTCCCGCATCATCACCAGCGCGCCCATGGCGCGGGCGCAGGTCATGACGAACTGCTTGAAGGTGATCCCCTTGTGAATCTCTGCTGTGTATCCGGTTGGCATAAAGTCCTTATTGCGCCCGGTCAGCGCCCGGGCAATTGCGCTTGCTGGAACGTCCAGCTGTTTCTATGCTTTGCGCCCGAAGAACGCCGCCGGCAGGCCGTCGCCGATCAGCACGGTGATCAGGCGTTCGATCTTGCGGTAGTAGCTCGCGCGCACGGTTTCATCGTGGTGGATCAACTTACGGATCCCAGCCTCGTCTAGCTTGCGCGTGCTGCCCATGTATTTGATGACCTGATGGTCGAGCACGTCACGAACGTCCTCTGGGGTGGTGCCCTTTGCGAGCGCAACTTTCATGTGCCTCATGGTTTTCTTCCCTGTCGTAAATTGCTGATGTAGGAATAATACCTCAAATTTGATGCATGTGTAGATTATTTTGTTGCGTTTTGTGCGTTCGTCGTGACGCCACCATCGCGATATGAACCACACTGCCCTCACCACCGCTTTCGATCCGTCCGCCTCACCCGATGAGCGCCAGAGCGCCATGGTGGAGGCGCAGAAGGCCGCGTTACCCTCAAGCGTCACGGACATGCTGCCGCTGGTCGAATACATCCAGCGCCAGAACGAGGATCAGGAATTCAACAAGTCGCTGTCTGGCGCCAAGCTGATCCCGTTCCCGAGCAAGCGCGCGAAGGAAAAGGAGCCGGGCATGCAGTCCGTCTGGCTCAACGACACCTACGGCAACTCGATGGGCGAGTGGCGCGAGCGCTGGTCCGGCATGTCGTTCGACATGATGCGCAACATGGTCGACCAGACGCCGGTGCTGTCGAGCGTCATCCTCACGCGCCAGCGCCAGGTTAAGCGGTTCTGCCGCGTGCCGGACGGCGGCAAGGGGCCGGGCTTCCAGGTGCGCCTCAAGGATCCGAACGCGAAAATGGGCAAGGACGAGCAGAAGTCCGCCGCGCTCCTGCAGGATTTCTTCACGCACTGCGGTTGGGAGAAAAACCCCCGCCAGCGCGCCCGGCTGAAGCGAGACAACTTCGCTGGCCTGATGGCCAAGAACGTCCGCGACAGCCTGATCATGGACAGCGCGCCGATCGAGACCGAGTGGAAGCGCGATCGCAGCCTGGGCATGGACGGCCTGTACTCCGTGGACGGCGCCACGATCCGCCTGGTCAACGAAATCGGATACCGCGGCAACGACGAGATCTTCGCCGTGCAGGTGGTCGAGGGGAACGTGCGGGCCGCCTACGGCTACGACGACCTGATCTACGTGCCGCGCAACCCGCGCACCGACGTCCTGGTCGGCGGCTACGGCATGTCGGAGACCGAGCTGCTGATCAAGGTGGTGACGGGTTTCCTGAACGCCTTCACCTACAACACCAGCTACTTCGACAAGAACGCGATCCCGAAAGGCCTGCTGCACCTCACTGGCGACTACGACGCCGGCGACATGGCAGCCTTCCGACGCTACTGGAACGCCATGGTCAAGGGCGCCGGCAACGCCTGGAACCTGCCGGTCATGGTGTCGAAAAATCAGGAGTCGAAAGCCGCGTTCGAGAACTTTGGCGTCGATGTCGACGAGATGATGTTCACGAAGTGGATGACCTTCCTGACATCGATGATCTGCGCGATTTACGGCATCGCGCCGGACGAGATCAACTTCGAGAGCTTCACCAACGGCACGTCGTCGCTGTCCGGGTCCGACACCGAAGAGAAGCTGATCAACTCGAAGGACAAAGGCCTGCGGCCGCTGCTGTCCCACTACGAGGATCTGTTCTCCGATTACGTGGTGGCCGAGTTCGGCGACAAGTACGTGTTCCGCTGGACTGGCATGGACGAGGAAACGCCAGAGCAGCGTTGGGAAAAGGACCAGGTCATCCTCACGGTCAACGAGGCGCGCAAGGACCAGGGCCGCGACGAGATCAAGGAATCATGGGGCAACGCGCCGCTGAACCAGAACCTGATGCAAGCCTGGATGGCCGAGCAGCAGGCAGCCGGCGAGGACTATGGCGATCCGGATGCGCCAGACGGCGGCTCCGGCGCCTTCGGCAACGGCGCTGGCCAGCCAGGCGCCAAGCCAGGTGCACCAGGTGCTGCGCCAGGCAAGCCGGCACCGTTCGGCGGAAAGCCCGCGGCTCCGGCGCCGGACGACAACGGCCCTGACATGCAGAAATCGTTCGGCCTACCAGTGTTCACGGTGCTGCCATGATGGCGAGCAAGGACGACGAGGTCTACTTCCACCACAACGGCCAGCCGAAGTCGGGCAAGGTCCTGTGCGCTGGGAAGCACGGCTGCACGGTGGACCACGAGGGCACGACGCACAAGCTGAAATGGCAGCACGTGGCCGGCCACAAGAAGCGCGTGCCCCAGAACTACAGGGTCGAGGAACAAGGCGAGGACGGCCTGATCGTGGCCGACGACAAGGGCCGTCGCCGCCTGGTGCGCATTCCGCCGGAAGCGCGCGCCGAGCAGCTGCAGCTGGAAGCGCAGGCGCTGCCGAAGAAATAGCCCGATATGTACCCGGAGCCTCCCGGGGCCGACAGGGGCTAAACTGTCGGGATCACATGCCTCGCTCCGGCCGGGGTCCGCACAGGGTGACCTGGAGCGGGTAGGCAGTCGGATAGCGGTCCACCAGCGCCAGGCTCGCATCGGCGTAAGACGCATGGTGCGTGAAGCCGGCGGCAGGTTCCCCAACCTCCGCCGGCGGTCACAGCAACTTAAAATAAATCCCACAACAATTTTATTTTGCTGTACTATTCGTTCTGTCGGCGAACTGCCGGTTAGCGCGGTAGCAAGTACCTTTCCAGTCGCGTTGATCAAACGCTGCTTTATGCGAGCGCCGATGTTTTGCCCGATGGCTCGAACAAATCTAGAGTTGGACGAACACCAAGATGTAAGGCCAGTTGGAGCCTGTTTTAATTGAGCCATCACCATCGCCCTGTCTTCTAGTGGTTAGGAACACTGCCCGTTTAGTGGCGTGAAACGCTGGTTCGAATCCAGCCAGGTGCGATCAGAATTGCAGCAGTAAAGAAAAGCGGAAACAATCGAGTAAGCACTACGCGGACCTGGCGGCGGGCTGGCGGTCGCGAAAATCTGGAAACTAGCTTTTGCATGACGGCGGTAGCCAGCCCGCGCCGTAGACGTAAGCGGCAACTAACAAAAGAATTATTGAGCAGCACGGCCCATGAAAGGACCGGGAAATGCGAAAGTCCCGCTGCGGGATTTAGCCCGAAGACGCACCGGAATCGAACTGCTGTGGTAAGCAGGAGCAGCGTACTTAGAAAGCGCCCACGGAGATCGCAGCGTGTAATCTGCGATCAAGGTTCTGTCCCAGATGAAGCGACTCGGGCACACCAGCATGGCGGTCTGGCAAATGTTGGCGGGGGCCATCCCTGTAATGAAAGTGTAGCGCCTCTCACGAGACTGATGGCTTGAGGTGTGGCAGCCGGGAAGTAGCGGCAAACGTTCCGTTCGATTTCTGGTTGAGATCAGCAGCCTTTCACGCTGCGCAGATGGGTTCGAATCCCATACGGAACGCCAGAATTGCAGCGGAAAAAGAAGACTGAATGACTTCACCCTTCAAGACGGTCTCTAAATGGCTACGAAGGGTCAGAACCAGGAGCTGTGCAATACCTGGCGCAATGCGAAACGGCGACACACTTAGATGGCTTACAGACCCTCTGTACATGGCGATGCACGCTGACAGCCGGCAAAGACCGCCGAGTGAGGCTTCGAAAGAGGCCCCACACGAAAGATGCCATGATGAAGTTGAAGCCCTGCCAGTAAGCGCTATCGACGTGCTGATGCCAGATAAGCTGATGAAACGGATTGGCGTCTTTCATGTGGTGAATGCTGCAAAGGAGGCAGAGGCGCAGAGGTATAAAAGTCTCGGGTGAAAGTTCAAGTAACGCCCGGATCTCATCTGGCACAGTGTACGCCGTGATTGAGCCGCAAGTGCATGTTCCACTATAGGGTTCGATCCCCTCGCACCACTTCAGTTCGTCGTGATGGCAGCCTGAAACCTGCCCTTCTGGGAGGTATCATGGCCACAGTAACAACCCGTCCTAGTCCGCAGCAGGTTCGCGATTGGCTGGCGCAGCGCCTGGTATCACCAGCGCCGCCGCCGACGCCGCAGGAAGTACGGCGGCAGCTGGGATGGGAATTGATCGGGCGTGCGCAGGAGTGCACGCGGTAAAGTTTGGCGGTGTGGAGCAGTGGTCAGCTCGGCGGTCTCATAAGCCGCAGGTCGGTGGTTCAAATCCATCCACCGCAACCAGTTTCAACGGGTCCCAGCTTAGGGAAGCAGCAGGTCTCCAAAGCCTCGCATGGATATGGTTCGATGCCATAGGGACTCGCCAGTTTCATTGTCGTGTAGCTCAGACGGTAGAGCATCGGACTCATAATCCGCCGGTCGCTGGTTCGATACCAGCCACGACGACCAGTATTGCCCTGGGCGTGGGCCGCTAGCCGGATTTGAGGCCGGAAGTGGCAGGGTTCGATTCCCTGTAGGGGCGCCAGAATGTTGCTTCGAAAGAGGCTCCACACGCGAGCCTTCGGATAATGAATACAGCTACTACACGTAGGTTTGGCCTCGGTGGTAGTTGACCCAAACGGGCCGAAGGTATCGCGTGTGGTGAATGCGTAGTGATGATGCGCAAGGAATGGCCGGCCGCTGAAAGAGGCACCGAGGCGAATGGGGCGCCCGTTACCACTCCGCCCGCGAGGGATTGTACAAATATCGGAATTCAGCAAGCCGGGATCATCTCCGGCCACCACAACCGCAGTCCGAGGTTCGGCGGGATACAAATTCCTCGGGCCAACAAGCCACAAGGTGAAATGATGCAAGTTCTCAAACTGACGACCAAGGATGGCGAGGTGTTTTTCACCAAGGAGCCGATGACACCCGCAGGCGTGGCATTTGCTGCGGGCCGGCTTGGGTGGGAGGTGGACAAGTCTGAAACGGTCGAGATGACCGAGGCCGAGTACGCCGCGATCCCAGCGCAGCCCGAAGCTGATCGTGTTTTCGGCGAGACACCATGACCGTACAAGCGCCACTTTCCAGATAGGATTGGGCGCGAACGAGTGCCCGTATGGGACTTGGATGCGCTGCTACATCTAAAACGGCACAACGAACCCGGCCCTCACGCCGGGTTTTTTGTTATACTTGCCGCAAGGCTGCGCCAGAAATGGATGTAGACTTCCGCGCCGAGCGGCCCTGTGCCTGACCAAGCACACCGAAGGGACCGTAAAAAGCCCGCTACCCGGGACGAGGGGGTCAGCGGGCTTTCGTTTTTCTGCGCGGCGTGACGCTACCCTTGGACCATGAGCCTATTCCTCAACATCCTGCACCTCTCCTGCAAAGCAACGGATTCCACTCTGGAGCACATCTACAAGGCGCACAGCCACGACGGCGGCGACGGCGCCTGGCTGCCGCACGAGTCGATCCTGATCCGGCGCCTCATCGAACTGTTCAGCAAGCGCGGCCTCGATCGCCTCGCCAGCGTGCAGGAGGATATCGCCGCCTGGACGCTGGGCCACAAACACAAACCCTCCGCCTCCCCAGTCACGCACCCGGGCATGATGACGCGCTGGTCGGGCGACGAGCTGGAGCTCGTGCGGATCTACCTCGAGGCGCTGCCGCCGGCGCAGTGGACGCTGGACGACTACATGATGTCGGTCGACATGGTGGTGCAGCGCTACCTGCCCGAGCACGAGCTGGTTGCCGAGGCGCAGTGGCTGTCCACGCGCGCCGGCCTGATGGGCAAGGTGCAGGCGAACATGGCGAAGATGGCCAGCGTGGCGCAGGCTGATCTGATCCTGGCGGCGCTGCCGTCGACGCTGGCGGAGACCGCGGCGCAATTCACCGTCAACCCGGTGCTTCAGGCGGTGATGCAGTTTTCGCGCGTGCGCTGCGCCGAGAACGTGCGGGCGCTGACGGAAGACGTGCGCCACAAGATGCGGTCCACCGTGCTCGAGCACCTGGAACAATCCCTGGCCGGCGCGCCTGGATCCTCGCTGCAGACGAAGCTTCTGGACAAGTTCGGCACCCTGAATCGGGATTGGCGCCGGATCGCCATCACGGAAGCCGGCGAGGCCCAGACGATGGGCTTCATCGCCAGCCTGCCATTCGGCGCGAAGGTCAAGCGGGTCGAGCAGTACGCGAACGCCTGCAACTTCTGCAAAAAGATCGACGGCGTGATCGCAACGGTGGTCGACCCGTCCAGTCCGGACAAGGATGGTGAAACGCAAATCTGGGTGGGTAAGACCAACATTGGCCGCTCGGCGTCGCCGCGCAAGCGCGTGGGCGACGAGCTGGTGGCGCGGGATCCCGGGGAGATGTGGTGGCTGCCGGCCGGCCTGGCGCACCCGAACTGCCGAGGGCGCTGGGTGGTGCTGCACGAGGAACTGGCCCCGGGTGACGACCCCAAATTCGCCGAATGGCTCAAGGCAACGCTGCGCGCGAAGTGACCGGCCCGGGTCGTGACCCAACAATGAGGGCATGAAATCTCCACGCCTCCTGCTGCTCAAAGCCGCCACGATCCCAGAGAACGCCCACTGGATTACGGTCCACCCGAACGGCGCAGGCAAGGGCCAGGCCGTACTGATCCAGCCCCAGCAGGACGGATCGGCGGTCGTCATCGGCGGCGCCGGCGGCAGCCTGAACCACCTGCGCTTGCGCGGCGTCAAATCCCATTCGGACTACAAGGCCGAGGCGGGCGCCAAGGCGGACGAGCGCCGGGAAGCTAAGAAAGCCCAGACAAAGGCCGACAAGGCGTCTGGCGCCCACGAAGCGAAGAAGGAGGCCCGGGAGAGCATCCAGGCGCAGCGCAAGGCCGCTGAGCGCTCCGTAATCGATTCCGTGGCCAAGAAGGCGGGGTGGAAGGACTCCGATTTGGCGTTTCCCGAGGCCGATTACGCCCACCTGTCCGAAAAAGCGCTCGGCAAGGTCAAGGACAGCCACCACGCCCAGCTGCTTAAGCGCGCCAAGGAAGTGATCAAGCAGAGCCGGGAAAAGCTGGTCAACGATGCCTCGGCCCGCGCCGACGCCGGAATCGGCGAGTTGCCGCTGTTCTCCGATGATCCGGATCACCTGGCCGTTTCCGACCTCGACCCGGTGAAGGCGCACGGCGCCGGCCTGGGCTTCCAGGCGGACTACAAGGGCCGATCGACCGAAGCCGGGCTCAGCCAGGAGGCGCTGGCGGCCGAGGCACAGCAGGTCAAGCTGGCCGGGATGACGGAGGAGCAGCGCAAGGCAGCTTTTGCCCGCGGCGAGGCCGCCAACCTGATCAAGCAGGAACTGGCCGGCATCAAGGAGCCCGCGGCGCCCAAGGCGGACGCCTCGCTGCTGAGCGCCCAAGAGGCGCTGGAGCTGGTCAAGGAGGGCAAGAAGCTGGCCGACATCGAGCGCCAGGCCCGGGATGCGCATGCTGACGTGGACCGCGCCGTCGGCGAGCCCAAGGCTTTCGTGCTGGAAGTGAGCGGCGACGTCGACGCGGCCGTCAAGGAAGACCTGGCGAACGATCTGCGCACACTGCAGACCTCGGCATTCCTGTCGGAAGTCGGCAAGATCGCCGGCGGCAACCCGACCGAGAGCCTGGGCGGGCATATCGGAGTTGGCGCCTACAACAGCATCAACGCCCTGGCGCTGGCCGTGGGCGGGGACGCGCTGGTCGATCGCTCGGTGGTCGACGTCCTGGGCATCGCCGGCGCTGCGCAGGTGCTGGCGCGCCGCGTGCACGCTGATCTGTCGCCGGAGGAAGTCGAGCACGTCGCCAACGGGATCCAGGACTGGCACGTCAACCACTACACCGCCACCACCACCAACGCGCTGAAGAAGGCGCGCGACCTGCAGGAGGCGGCCAGCGCGATCGAGCTGTCTCCAGACGCAAAGAACGGCGCTGACCTGGCGGTTGCCCAGGAACTGAACGCCAGGCGCCGGGCCGCGATCGGCGACGCGCAGCGGATCCTCGGCCAGGCCATGGGGGAAATGGAGGCCAATGCCGCCCTGGTGGTGGCCATAAAGGGCCCGGGCACCGGCGCGTTCCAGGTCTCCCTGGGCAAGACGGCGCCCGAGCAGGCCATCCAGCAGGTGCGCGCGATCGGCCTCCAGACGGGCGACTATTCGCTCGAGAAGGTCGCCGGCGACACCTTCCTCACCGTCACGCCAGCCGGCATGGACCGTCTGGCCAAGCCGGTGAACCGGGAAGACGTGCAGCAGGTGCGCCGCAACCTGGCGATCATCCGCGGGGATGACGACGAGGATGGCTGGCTGCCGCTGGGCGTGGCCAACCGGCCCGACCTGGCCATGGACGTCAAACCAGGGATCGCCGAGCGCCTGGCGCAGCCGATCGAGCCTGGCCCTGATCTGCAAGCATCGCTTCGCACGTATATCGGCGCTCGCACCGCTGACGGCGATGCTGTCGCAGATATCCTCTCCGATGTGCAGTCGGCCGACTTCTTCCAGAAGATGGGCGCCGGCCGCGCCGAGGAGTACCGCCAGGCGCTGGACGCGGTGGCGCCGCTCAAGGATGCCGACGGCGCCCAGCAGCGCGCGGAGGCCCTGGGCGAGACGTTCGAGAAATACGCGGACGACCACGTTGCCCAGCTGGGCGGCGACCGCAGCACCCTGAACAGCCAGAAGTTCAAGGTCGACCAGAAATCCGTGGATGCGCTGCACCGGGCCCTGGCCGAGACGCCCGAGGGCACGGCCGCCTACAAGCAGATCGGCGAGCTCACGAACAAGGACCAGAGCGCGCTGCGTGACTTTTTCTACAAGAACATCGCCAAGGAATCGCCCGAAGCCGGCAAGATGCGCGCCGAGCTGGAGCAGCTGCACGCGTCCGAGCCGCAGCGGGAAACGAACGACATGTTCGGCGATGCGGTGCCCAACCCGGAATGGAAGGACTGGCGCGCGACCCGCGACAACCTTACCGAGAAGCTGAACTCCAGCTCCCTCACCTGGGGCAAGTACTTGAAATCGATGCGCGGCAACGAGAAGGCCTACGAGGCGGTGCAGGATGCGATCAAGTCCAAGGTGGCCGCCACCTTCGTGGACGCACACAACAAGCTGAACCCGGGCGCACCGATCAAGCTGGGCAAGCGGGTCATCCGGAACAACTTGGACCACCTGGACGCGGTCGACCCGGCCGCTCGCGATTCCCGAATGGCGAAGGAAAAGGCCATGATCGATGGGCTGCGGAACCGTTCCGAGGGAAAATATGCCGCCGGCGGCGTATCCGAGAAGATCGGAGCCGCGAAAGAGCATACGGCGGCGCTGGACCACGCCCAGATGGGGTTTTTCTCGGCCGAGGAAGCGCCTGCGGCTACTTCGGCCGGCGCCACGGCCGGGCTGGGCAGCGACGAGCGCCACACCCTGGGGCATGCGGCCGAGCGCCAAATCGCCGGGATGATGGGTCACGTGGGCGCGAACTTCAAACCCGGGCAGCCGACCAAGCTGTGGGGCGTCTCGATGTCCGGCAAGTACGCCGCCCAGCAGCGCGCGATCAAGCTGCTGGCCGCCAACAAGCGCATGGCGCTGGCCGCCGGCGCCGGCAGCGGCAAGACCAACATGATGCTGGGCGCGCACGCGCACCTGGCGGGCCTTGGCAAGGTCAAACGGTCCATCATGATGGTTCCATCCATCGTGCAGGGCCAGTTCAATGGAGAGGCGCTGCGCCTGCTGGAGGCGGGGAAGTTCAAGGCGCACATCCAGCCCGGGGCGTCGCAGGCCGAGCGGATCGCCGCCTACAAGGATCCGGATACGCATATTTGCGTCATGACGCACCAGTCGTTCCGCGACGACATGATCCACCTGGGAGCGCAGCACGCCGGCGTGGACGAGGCGGCGCTGACAGCGAAGGTCGCCTCGATGACTGGTCCGGAGCGCAAGCAGTGGGCCGCCGATGTCATGGCGCACCACGGCATCAAATTCGATGCATCGTTCGTCGATGAGGCGCACGACACCCTGAACCGCGCCGGCAAGGAGAATTCCAGCCTGTCGAACGTGTCGGATGCCGTCACCGAGAACACGCCGTATTACACCTACGCCAGCGGCGACCCGGTAAAGAACGACGCCAGCGAGATCCACTCCATGCTCCAGAAGATGGATCCGGAGCGCTACGCCGATCGCGCAGCCTTCATGCGCCGGTATGGCGCCGACACGATCTCCAGCAAGCAGGCGCTCCAGCGCGAGATGGCGCGGTACGTGTTCCCCACCTCGATCACTCCGGACGTCGCCGTCAGCCGCAAGGAAGAAAAGGTTGCCCTCTCCGGTGGCCAGAAGGCGGCGCTTGGCCAGCTGGACAAGCACCTGGCGCGCGCCCGGATGGCGCACCGCGCCGGCAAGGTCGACGTCGACGCGGCGCGGGGCATCTCGCCCAACTCGTTCGCCGGGGTGCCAGAGTCTGAGCACGAGAAGGTGGCGGCCGCGCTGCAAAAGTCGATCGGGATCCTGAAATCGTCGGCCATGAACCGGATCATCAACTCGCACGCCGACAACGCCAAGGTCGACCACGCCGTCAAGATGGTGGCCGACCGCCCGGGTAAGCAGGGGGTGATCTTCGCGCGCAACCGCGAGAGCGTCGAGCAGTACAAAAATGCTATGGAAAAGGCCGGCAAGCGGGTGGTGGTGATCACCGGCTCGGACAGCGCCAAGGAAAAGGACCGTAAGCGCCGCCTGTTCAATCCGGAGAGCGGCGAGGCCCAGGCGGACATCCTGATCGCCTCGGACGCCGGCGCCGTCGGCATGAACCTGCAATCGGGCCAATACCTGATCCAGCACGATGTGAGCCAGACCGCCAAGACGCACAGCCAGCGCAACGCCAGGATCCACCGCCTGGGCCAGAAGAACGGCGTCGAGCTGATCGACCTGGTGGCCGACCATGCCGAGGAAAAGCGCTCGCGCGATCGGCTGGAGAAGAAATACGCACTGAAGGACCTGATGGCCTCGCCGCTGGACGGTATTGACGACACGGGCGTGGCCGGAGCCATCAAGGCGCGCCGCGTCGAGGCGCAAGCCGCACAAGGGGGGATGTTCTGATGAAGAAGCACATGGAAAAGGTACGCGGCAGCCTGGGCGATCTCGCCGGCCTGGCGGGCAAGACGGAGGCTGCTGAGCGGAACATCTTCAAGGCGGCCACACGGCGGCTCGATACGGTGCTTGCCGAGATCGAGCGCGCGCACACCGGCATCGAGGCGGCCACTGATGCATCGCAGGATCGCTATCTGGCCCTGCTCGAGGAGCGCGGCCAGCTTCAGATTGTGATCGCAAAGGCACGCAAGGAACTTGGCATCTAACACCGAGGGTCTGTCGTGACGCCAACATGGCGTCAAATGAACACTGACGCTCACATCAATTCCGGCATGGCCGACCTCCTCAGCATCGAAATGATGTTGAAGGCGACGCCGTCCGAAGAGCGCGGCAAACGCTTCATATACCTGGAGGCGTCCCGCGAGGAGCGTGATCAGCACAACGAAGTCGTCCTGGCGAAAGCGCTGGAGGATTCGGCAGACCACTACCTCAAGTTCGGCAACATCGATCTGGACCACAAGACTATGCCGGCGGTTGCAAAGCTGCACGGTATCACGCGCCCAGATCTCTGGGAGATTGGCGCGCCAGTCGAGGTCCGAGTCGACGGCATCTCCACCTTCGTGAAAGCCGAGCTGTTCACCGGCGCCACCGACCTGGCTGAGAAAGCCAACATGGTCTGGGACAGCATGACGAAGCTGCAACCGGCCCGAAAATGGTATCCGTCCGTCGGCGGCAAGATCATGAAGAAGTCGATGACGCTCGACGAGAAGAGCGGCGACAAGATTGCCGTTGTCAGCGGGGTCCGTTGGACCAACATCGCGCTCAGCCAGCATCCAGTGAACCAGCACGTCGGTGGCATCGCCACGATCCCGTTCGGCGTTCTTGCGAAGTCCTGGAGCGCAGATGGCCTGGATATCGCCAAGGCGCTCGAGGCCAGTTACGCGACCGACGCTGGGTCCAAGACCGGTGGCGCTGCCTTCGGTCAGCAATCACTCGATACGGGCCGCCACGCGCCTGCATCGTATTTCGAATTCCGCGAGGGGTTGGCGGGGGCGCTGCGTAGCGGTGCCGCCAAAGATCAATCTGCGAATGGCCTGGTGCAGTACGCGACCGGGAATTTCTCGCTGTCTCATGACGAGGCCGCGGACTGGGTAGATCGCTTTTTGAGTGATTTGAAATCGGGTCGTACCAAACAAACCAAGAGGTAATTCTATGAGCACCAAAGAAGCAACGAGCAATTACGACGAGCTGCTGAAGGCGATCGCCGATGTTGGCGACGAAGCAGACACCCTGGCCAAGGCCGAAGCGCCAGCCAAGACCGCACCTGCGCCAGATGACGCAGCGATCGCGTCCGCCGCCAAAGAAGGCGAAGGCGACGACGACAAGGTCGACGAGGAAGTCGTGTTCAGCAAGGCCCTGTCCGTGGTCGATGCTGAAGGCAACCCGGTCGATGCGATCGACGCCACCGACATGATCAAGTCGCTCCAGGATAAGGTTGGCGAGCAGGATAACGTACTGGCCAAGGCGCTGGGCGGCATCGGCACCATCCTGAAAAAGCAGAATGACCTGATCAAGTCGCTGCAGGACGGCATGAGCAAACTGGCCAACCAGGGCACCGGCCGCAAGGCAGTGTTCATGGCGGTTGAGAAGCCTGGTGTTGGCGGCGGCGACCTGGCCAAGTCGGGCGCTGCAACCGAAGGCGCCTTGTCGCTCGACGAGTTCTTCGTCAAGGCCGAGACCGCTTTCGCTGCCAAAAAGCTCACCGGCCAAGAGTTCAACACGATCGACGTCTGCCGGCGCATGAATTCGCCGATCGACCCGGCGTTGATCCGCAAAGTCGCGCTCTCGGCGTAACCAATTCTGACCGGCAACGACTCAGACTTTTTGAAACAAGCATCCTAAAAAGGAAAAGTTATGGACGCTAATACCCTCGCAGCACAATTTGCCGGTCTGAATCCTGGCGGCGCACCGGTTCTCGGTGGTTCCACCGGCGGTGGCCTGGACATGATCGGTGATCTGACCAAGGCACTCGAAGCCAGCAACTATACGACCAACGTGGCCGACCTGACCGGCGGCGGCGCACTGGGCATCCAGTCGCTGGACACCGCGATGAAGACGACCATTCAGGAGAATGAACACTTCACCCTGATGAACCGCCTGCAGTCCACCAGCGCCACCAACATCGTCGACGAATACAGCCGTCAGACGAACGTGGGCGGCTTCCTGGGCGGCTCGACCAACTCCCAAATGGGTGTGGTCCGCTCCGCGCAGGGCGAGTACTCGCGTGAAGTAGGCTTGGTCAAGTTCCTCATGACCCTGCGTCAGGTCGGTTACGTCCTGACCATCGGTAAGAACCTGGCCGAGCCGATCTCCCTGGAAGAGCGCAACGGCGCCCTCCAGCTGCTGACCGACGCCAACTACCTGCTGTACCACGGCAACGCAGCTGCTTGCCCGGTCCAGTTCGATGGCGTTTTCGCGCAGATCGACGCCGAAATCGCTGCCGGCCAGATGAGCGGCGACAACGTGGTCGACCTGCAAGGCGTCAAGATCGACAGCATCGACGCGATCTCGCAGATCAACGTAGCGGTTAGCCGGTACGGTTCGTGGGGCCGCAGCACCGATATCTTCCTGCCGAACTCGGTGCAGAACGACCTCAACAAGTACCTGGACCCATCGTTCCGCTGGACCCCGGCCGGCAGCAACACGCCAGTCGTCGGCGGTCACGTCGAAGGTATCCGCCTGACCAACGGCGTCCTGAAGACCAACATGGACACCTTCATCCACGATGAAGAGAATCCGATGGTCTACCCGTTCGAAGTGAACAACGCCGCGCTGGCTGCTGCAAACGTGTTGTTCAAGCCGCAGTCGGTCACCGTCGCCGCTGCCACCTCGGATGCTGAGTCGCAGTTCACCGCTGGCCGCGCTGGTAACTACTACTACGCGGTCGCCTCGATCAGCGCCAAGGGCGAAGGCCTGACCGCCGTGGTCCTGAGCACCCAGACCGCAGTGGCAGCTGGCAAGAAGGCCGTGCTGACGATCACCGGCTCGGCATCGAACCTGGAGAGCGGCTACGCGATCTACCGTTCGCGCCAGGACGGCACCAACGCGGTGAACGACTTCCGTCTGGTCAAAGTCATCAAGCGCACCGGTGCTACCACCACGTTCACCGACCTGAACCGCGACATCCCTGGCACCGTTTCGGCTCCCCTGCTGAACATGGCGCCTGGCGCTGACGCGATCGGCTGGCGCCAGTTCCAGCCGATGACCAAGATCCCGCTGCCTTTCGGCATCGGCGGTATGGCGCAGTACTCGTGGTTCCAGTTCCTGTTCGGCTACCTGCGCATCACCAAGCCGAAGCACCACGGCTACATCAAGAACATTTTGCCGAGCAACGCAAAATGGCGTCCGCACACCGGCGAGTAATCCTGCCGGGCTGAAGTGAACAGTGGGGCACCGAAAGGTGCCCTGCTCATTCAAGGAAAATGACATGAAAGTTATTTGCACACTGCCTAACGCCAGCGAGCTGATCAGCGGCGTCAAGTTCAAGAACGTGAAAGACGTCGGTATGGTCTCCGAGGATATCGACGACGAGACGGCGGAGCTGTTCCTCTCGATCGACGGCTATCTGCCGGCCGACGAGGAAGATGCGCCGAAGGCCAAGCCGGTAGCTGCTGCCAAAGCGCCGGCCGCTGCGCCAGCGCCGAAGGCGCCGACCAAAGCCGACAAGGCCGCTGCCGAAAAAGCCGCTGCCGAGAAGGCCGCTGCTGACAAGGCTGCTGCCGAGGCCGAGGAAGCTGAGTTCCAGAAGGCTGAAGCTGAGGCGAAAGCTGCCGAGGAAAAAGAGGCTGCCGCGCTGGCAGCCGCCCAAAAAACCGCTTCGGATACCGATACCAAAGGTTCGGGCACCGAAGAAACCTTTTAAGGAATTGCCATGCCAGCCCTGACCGCCGCAGAAAAGAAGCTGCTGAACAACGCCACCCCTGGCACCAAGAAAGTCAAGCTGGGTGACCGCTTGTCGCCTGGTGCTGCTGTAGTGAACGCTACCGACGCAGCTACCGCCATCACGCAGCTCAACGCGTTGCTGGCGGTTCTGCGCACGAAGGGCATCATCGCACCCTAACTCGGTTCGCTCAGCACAGAAAAAAGGGTCGCTTCTTGCGGCCCTTTTTTTCGTCGTGACCGCAGTATTGAAGCTTAAGCGAACCCTTAATTTCTTGGAGAAATAGAATGCCTAAATTTGCTCACGGTGACGTACTCGACGGTGGCTTGAGCGCCATCAAGTCCGCGGCGACCAAAATGATTCTGGTGTCGGCCTACAGTGCCGGCGATTCCTACGCGACGGTACAGGCCAACAAACTGGCCGAGGCCACCATGGTCAACGCGGACTTCACCCTGTCCTCGAGCGGCAGCAACCGCGTGCTGACCACCGCCGCCGGCAAGAGCGCCATCGCGTCGGCCAGTGCCAGCGGCACGCCTGACCTGCATATCGCCTTCACCGACGGCTCGGCAAAGGTCTTGTGGGTCACCGACGAGACCAGCAACCAGGCGATCACGAACGGCAACACGGTCAACTTCCCGCAGCTGACCTACACCTCGAACCAGCCGCAGTAAAAGACCAGTCCGCCAGCTCACCCTGGCTGGCGGACTTAAGGCAACACGTTCGGAGTAATTTATGATTGCAGTCGGTTCGGCGCTTACCACCATCACCCTGAAAAACACCACGACGAGCGCGCTCACGAACGAGCCGGTCACGTTTGGCCAGGTTTTCACGGAGGGTGATTTCCCAGCGACGGGTGCCGCGGTCGAGTTGCGTGCACCGGATAACTCGATCATCGCGTGCCAGCTCGACGCGAAGAACACCCATGCCGACGGCTCGCTGCGTCACGCCATACTGTCGGCCATCATTCCATCCCTCGCGGCGTCGGCGTCGGTCACCTATTCGATCCTGCGCAAAACCGCTGGTGCAGCTGGTACACCAGTCTTACCAGCCGATTTTACCGGCCTGAATGCGACAGTGCTGCTGAGCGACAACGGCGCTGATGTCTCAGGCCCGAACGCGGGTACCGCCTACACTGCGGACGCGGCTGCGCTTCTAACCGCCGGCACGTACGAGACGTGGCTCTCTGGCCCGATTGTCAGTGAGTGGCTGTTGCGCGTGCCGTTCAAGACGGCCGTTGGCCAGGAGCACCCCGACCTGCACGCTCGGATCAACATCCGCGCCTACGCTGGCCAGTCGCGCGCCAAGATTGACTACGTCATCGAAAACTGCTGGGCAAAAGAGCGAACCACCCCCCTCGGAAACAATCCGTGGGAAGCAGTATCCGTCTCGCACAAGGTTTATTCCTTTAGCCTCAAGGCTGGGAACACCACCGTCTACGATCGCAGCGAGCAAGGGTATGTTCGCACGAAGCTGACGTTCAATAACAACGGCGTCTACGACGGCAACCAGACTGGCATCCCGAACACATCAACCGTGTACACGGCAACCATCACCGTCGACGGCGTTCCCAAAGCTATTTCTATCGTCGGATCTTCCGCCCAGACGTTCCTGCAGCTGCGCAACCAGATCAACACGCAGCTGGGCGGCGCGGCGACCGTCACCGGCGACACCACGATGTTGGGCCTGATTTTCCGGTCTGCTACCTTCGGCGCCGGATCCAGCGTGTCGATCGACTATGGAACCCTGTTCCCTGCGCTGTCGCACTCTACGCTGTACCGCCCTATTCGTGGCGATGAGGTGATCCACTACGCCGGCACGCGCTGGAAAAAAACGTTCTGGTGGGGCGCAGAATCGAAGCTGCATGTCGCGCACAACAAGACGTACTTGATGGCGTCGAAGGCAGTTCCGAACTACAAGGCGGACCTCGTCGGGAACGCGGCAAAGATCGCCACCAACCTGGCCAACATCACCCTAAATGGCGATATCGGGTCCTCCGGTATCACCAAGGCGAACATGGCCGATGTCGGATACGCGCCAGGCATCGGCATTCTGCCTGAGTGGGCGGCAATGTACCTGGTCAATCAGGATCAGGCCGCCAAGACGACCATGCTCAAGCAGGCAGACCTGCAAGGATCGTGGCCTATCCACATCCGCGATTTCGTGACCGATAAGCCGATCAGCTTTGAGAAGTGGCCGTACGCGACGTTTTCTCCAAACGGGGGCGACAGCTACAACCCGGCCAAAGGGGTCCAGGAGAAGTTGCCATCGGGCGCAGCCAATACCGCGATCCCGCTTAACACCAACTTGCCCGACACGTCGCACCACCCTGATTTCTGCTTCTTGCCTTACCTGGTTACAGGAGACCATTTTTACCTGGACGGCCTGCTGTTCTACCATCGTTTTCTTGGGCTGAACAGCAACCCGGCCACGACGTTCCGCGAAAACAAAAAGTGCCTCTGGCGGAGCGACCAGCCACGCGGTCAGGCTTGGTATATGCGCTCGACCGTCCACGCCGCGTACATTATCCCGACGAGCCACCCGCTGCGCGCCGAGATTCTCTACTGCCTCGACTCGAACGTGGCCTGGTACGGCACCAACTACGTGGCCTCCAACGGCATCTATCACAACGTGTTCGGATTCATCTACCACGGAAGCACGGGCCTTCCGTACACGATGGGAGGCGCAGCCAGCACCGGCGGCGCGCCATGGATGGACGATTTCTTCACGTCCGCAGCCGGCCGCGGTGTCGAACTGGGCTTTTCCACCCTGCTGCCGCTGCTGCAGTTCAAGGCCAGGTGTGTGGCAGGCCGCTTGACATCTGGTGCTGCATTCTGCTGGCAGATGGCCACCGCCTACACGTTGCGGTTCCGCGCAGTCAACGGGGGCGCTTTGTATAGCAGCTGGGCCGAAGTCTTCCAGGTTTCCGTTGCCGCCAGCATCGTCGCCGCAACCTGCGGCACGCAGGAGATGGCGACGGCGATCAGCGGGCAGCTCGGTTATACGATCTCCCAGAACGCGATGAGCGGCTACCCGAATGAGATGAGCGGCTACCCGGCAAACATGCAGCCAGCCGTCGCGTACTGCGCGACCTACGACACCGTGAGCGGCGACGACGCCTGGACGGTCTTCGACGCGCGCACCATGCAGCCGGATTACAACCTCGGGCCGCAGTTCGCGATCGTGCCGCGCACCGCAGAAACCACGGAAGAGCCACCGGACGAGCCAGCCCCTGAGCAAACGTCTCCGGCCGACGTCTACGCTGTTGCCTCTGGTATGCCGATCTACGGCGGCCGTGCTGCTTAAATAATTCTACAAAAAGGGGTCTGCAACATGGCTGTCAATCGTAACGAACGAACTTACCCGCTTGTCCTCAAGAGCGACCCGATCAATGTAGGCCTTGCTTCGGCCTTCGATTGGGCGGCAGAGGACGGCAGCACCACCACGTCTCACGGCAAAGACCATAGCGGCTTTGGCCGCCACCTGACCGCCGCGCCGGCAACGCCAACGATTGTTCAGACTTCTGTCGGCAAGGGGCGCGACACAACCATCGGGCGCACCACCACGTTCAATGCATATACCGGTGCTGGTGTCGCGACGATTGGCCTGGATGTGGGCACGGGTGACTACACGATTTGGCATCGCCTGCGCACACCTAGTGTTGCGGCTACGACAAACCAGCAGTATCGGATTCTGCGGCTGACAGACAGCGCGGGCGACAAGATCCTCATCTACATGTACGAGGTCTCCACTACTGGTGCTTGGCATTGGTACGTAGTGATCGGCGGAACGGTAGTTCTTAACTGGTCCAGCACTGGCAATCCATTGCTGGCAGCGAATACAATCACCGATCTGCATATCACAAGTATCGCTGGTACGGTTCGTTGCAGCGTCAACGGAGTGCTGCTCACGACGACGGCCAAAGCGATTAGTCTGCTGACGACAACGGGTGGCTCTCAGCTTGCAATCGGCAACTTCGAAAATCTGTCAAAAGCTGACGTCGTGCACATCGACTCGGGCTTCTGGACCCGCGGGTTCAGCCCCAGTGAAGTTACGGCGCACCAGGCGAACCCGTATTCATACTACAACTACGCATCAACGCCTGATACCATCACCGTAGCGGCACCGGTCGCAAGTTCGTCTGTTAGCGGAGTTGGCTTCACCGTTTCTGGAACCTATGCCGGCGGCACATCCGTTACCTCTGTTGAGGCGTCATTCAACGGCGGCGCATACGTCACTATTGCGAGTGGCGCCGGTTCGTTCTCGGGCCAGATGACAGGCCAGGCTGGTGGCACTGGCCCGCTGATCGTGCGTACGAAAAACGGCGCAGCTGTCGTCGCCAGTACCACCGTTAATAACGTGACAGTCGTAACCGATAGCATCGCATTTAGCTGGGTTGGCGACACCAAATTTGGCGCGCAACCTTGGCGCATGTTCCAGCGGGACGCGAACGGCCAATCGGCTGTACGCATCACCGGAACATATACCGGCACGCCAACATCGATCGAGTATCGCTGGGGTACTGGCGCCTGGACCACTCTGATTGCATCGCCAACTGGCGGCGTGTTCGACCAAGCTGTGATGCTCCAGGGCCCCGGCCAGAAGACACTCTCGGTTCGGTTCGGGAATAGCACGGGCATTACCGCTGATATGCCTTACGTCGGCGTGGGCCGGGTTTTCATTGCGGCCGGACAGTCCAACAACGTTGGCTCATCGCCGATCTTTGTGCAGCCAGTTGCACCTTCGGCTCACCCGGAATGGTTGCCACCCAAGCTTGCTAAAGACGGCGTGTGGAAGCAGCACAAGGAGCAGGCCGACGATCCCTTCGACAACCGGACGAACGCAACTTACCCTGTGCAGGGTTCAGGTACTCCAACCGGCTCGTACTTCGGCGTCCTGGCGACGAAGATCATGGAGGCGGGCTGGCCTGTTGCCTTCGTGCCTTGTGCTCTTGGATCGACCGGCATTGCCGCGTGGGCTGTAAGCGCATCTACATCATCGTTGTACGGCGCGATGCTGGCGCGCGCGCAGCAGATCGGCGCGCACGAGCGTGTGATTTGGTGGCAGGGCGAGGCCGAGGCCGATGCCGGCAACAACATGTCGCAGGCAGCATACGAGACCAACCTCAATGCGCTGATCGACCACTATCACGGTGTGACGGGCGTTAAGTGGTTCATCTGTGCGATCAACACCTCAGCGGCCGGCACAAACGCGGCAGCAATCAACGCTGCCGCGCTCAATGTGGCCGCGACGAACCCGCGCGTTAGTGGTTCCTGCAACATGGCTGGCGCCTTCACTGGTGACATCCACTACGACACATCGACCGATATCAACGAGGTAGCAACGCGGGTTTTCACCGCGCTTCAGAGTAGCGATGGCGTACAGCCTCATACTCTGGTGGGAGCCGCTTGTGTTCAGGCAAACGCGTCGTCTGGTGGCGCAGTGGCGATGGGCTTCTCCTTCACGACCGCTCAGCTCGGCAACAACACGTCAACCGGCTGGCCACCTGGCACTCCACTGCACTGGCAATGGCATCAAGGTGGGCGCATCGGCCAGGCATCGACCAGCGTGACGTACGGTACCGGCACGCTGAATGCCGAAGGTCGACTCGTTGCGCCTGGCCTTCCAGCCGGCGCTGGGTACCTGCTGGCTGCTATTCGAGGGGCAAACTACACCCTCGACGACCCGTATTACGAACCCGGAACGGCGGCATAATATGCTACGAAATCTCAGGAAAAAATCCGGCAGCATGGGTATTTGCGGCACCTACCGGGTCGGGGTGCTGGCTGCGGCGCTGCCGACGGGATTTCCCCTGGCCGGGCTTATCAACAATGACGTGAGCGGCGCGGACCCGGTCGGGTGTCTCTACCGCGTCGAGGTCCTGCAGAAACCGACCGCGGGCGTGCTCACGATTGCGGAGAACGGCGCGTTCAGTTTCACCGGCGCACCAGACGGTGTCTATACCGGCCCGCTGATCAACTATAAAAATGATGTTCCGGAAGATGGTTCATATAGCTTCACCATCGGTGGAGCCGCAACGTACACCCTCTTGGGGGCCGGCAGTTCCGTTACCAACCTTTCGTCCACTGGTGCAGCATCGCAGGTTCACGGCCTAACTGGTGCGCCTGGCGTTCAGGCAAACGGATCGCCAGGCAGCGCAGTATCGCAAGGGAATATGTTGGTCGGCGCGGCGAGCTCGGTGGCTAACACGTCACCTGCTGCTGTGGTCACGCAAACCCAGGTGCTGGTTGGGACGGCGAGCACGGGCAACAACACGTCGCCACCTTTCGCGGTCACGCAAGGGCATGCCCTGATAGGCACAGCGAGCACCAGTTCGAATACATCTCCGGCGGCCGCAGTGACGCAGACCCAGCAGCTGGCCCAGGCCGCGGCGGTCCAGTCGAATGCGAGTGCTGCAGGCGCTGTGGCGCAAGTCCAGACTCTGGCTGGCAGCAACGTCTCCCAGTCGAACTTCGCGATTGTTGGCGCGCTGAACTCAGGCGTTCAGATCATGGCGGCGGCGCCGGCTTCGCAGTCGAATCTGGTGGGATCGGGTTCTGTGGGGCAGATCCATGCCCTCCAACAGGACGGGAGCGCAGGAACAGCGGTGTCCGCTCCGGGCGCCATCAGCCAGGCCTACGAGCTGAAAGGCTCCTCCGTGTCCGGAGGGCATCAGTCAGCGTCTGCTGGCGTAAGCCTGGTGCAGGTTTTGTCCTCCAGCCCCACTGTCCAGGGCAACAGCGCCTCGCCAGGCTACGTGGATATCGGGTTCAACTTCCGCACAACGCCGAGCGACCAGATCAATCTGAGCGAGGCCGGGCCAATTATCGTCACGCACACGCTCGTGACATCAGGATCAAGCCAGTCGAATCCGTCTATGGGATCCGCAGTGATGCAGGTTCACGGCCTGAGCGGGTTGGATCTGGTCCAGAAAAACGAGGTTCCTACGGTCGACCTGACGGGCCGCGTGACGATCTATATGCCCCCTCCAGGGCAGGTCTTCAAATTCTCGTCAGGTGGAAATGGTTCGTCGTCAGAGTATTGGTAACCGAAAAGATTTGGAGTTTTAATGGCAATCACCCTCGAACCAGGTCAAAGCGTCGTTCTTGTCGAGCAGGACAAGGACGCAACGAAGCCGTATCGCTTCCAGCTGGGGTCGTTTCTTTCGCCCGGGGATCCTCTCGTGGCGGCCACCTGGACGTCCGATAGCCCTATCCAAATCTCAAATTCCACGCACGACGCTACCGACGTGGTGGCGTTCTTCGCTTGTCTCGGCGCCCTTCCCAAGACCTGGTATGCGTGCACCCTGACCTGGACGGCCCAGTCGGGCGCCAGCGATCAGATCGTGGTTCGCATCTTCATCAAGGAGGACGCCGAGCTTGCCGAGGTGCTTGGCTCAGCCTTGTTCCCGAACAAATTCACGGCCGTTGCGCAGATGCGCCGCGACCGCCTGATGGTCGCAGCCCAGAACCATTTTGCCGGCATCAAACTGGAAAGTGCATACATCTGGGAAAAACTTCGCGCGGCCGAGGCGCAAGTATCGCGCACGCTACGGGTCAAGTTTCAGCCAACCATCTTTTTCCCGCTGGAGCCAACGCAGGAGCAGATCAACGCGCTGAACGGTATGCCGTGGGAGGTCGACCCGGGCTACGACTACGACCCGGCCATGTACCGCGCCGATCGCTGGGGCTTCTTCCAGACGCACCACCTTCCGATCCAGTCGGTCGAGAGCCTACGATTTGCCTACCCATCGACCGGCGGCACCGTGTTTGACATCCCCGACGAGTGGCTGCAGCTGCACAAGAAGTATGGGCACGTCCAGATCGTGCCGATTTCGCCTACAGCTGCTGCGATGCTGAACCCGTCGATGCTGAGCATCATCAGTTCGGGCAAGGTGATCCCGAACATGATCCAGATCACGTACACGGCCGGCCTGAAGAACGCGGCGGAGGATTATCCCGAGCTGGTCGACGTCGTGAAGAAGCTGGCCGTTCTCAAGGCGATCGAGGACGGCTTCCTGCCGCAGACCGGATCCATCAGCGCCGACGGCCTGTCCCAGTCGATGAGCATGGACATGGGCAAGTACGAGGACGCGATCGACGCGGTCCTGAACGGTGGCGCCGGCACCAACGGCGGCCTGAAAGCAGCGATCCACGGCATCCGTCTGGCGGTGATGTAATGTTCCTCAACGCGGCGGCCTTTAACAAGCACCTCGAGCACATGGGCCAGAAAGTCTCGTGGCGGAAGGCTTTTGCTTGCCCGTGCCGTAACCCCACATCAGAGGCATCGGACCCAAAGTGCCCACATTGCTCCGGAAAGGGCTACCTGTGGGATCCAGCGCACGACAGTGTCGTCGGCATCGCCGGGTCCAACATTCAGCGACAGTGGGCGCAATTCGGCCTCTACCAGTCTGGCGACTCCGTGGTCTCCATCCCAGAGAACTCGCCCCTGTACGAGATGGGCCAGAACGACCGCGTCGTTATGTTGAACGCGACCGAGCACTTCTCGCAGACGCTGATCCATGGCCATCCCACAGAGCGGCTGACCGGGACTGTCGAATCGATCATCAGGGTGTTCTGGCTCGATGCGCAGAAAAAACTGATCCAGGGCGGGATCCCGACAGTGGCCGACAACGGCCGGCTGACGTGGGATTCGCTCGAGCCGCCCGCGGGAACGCAGTACGGTGTGAGCGGCGTGAAGTTCTCGGAATTCTACTGCTGGGGCAACTACCCGTCGAACCGCAACGAGCACCAGGGCGCCAGGCTGCCAAAACGGGTCGTGCTGCGCAAATTCGACCTCTGGGGTAGGAACGTCGACTAACCCTTCAGCGTGAGCTTGACGGCCTCGCTGAAGGCTGCCTCGGCCTTCGGCTGCATGGCGTCCGACACCTTCTTTGCAATGAACTGCCCGGGCTGAGCCGGTATGATCCACCCCTGGCTACCCTCCATCATGATCCTGAACGTCATGTAAGCGCTCGACTTGGCGCCGCCTGGCGTGCTGGTGTTCATCCGGACCATGCCGGCCATGCGCTTGCTGGTGGCCGCGTCCGCGCCACCCTTCTTCAGCGCGGCACCGGTCAGGCGGCTGCCCCACTGGTAGGACCGGCTCGCCACCATGGCGTGGCTTTTGGTGACAGGGTTCGACAGGTAGGCGCTCTGCTTCTTCGAGGCGTGCATACCCGATTTCGGGGAAAGGTTGGTGATCTCGCCGGCCGGGCGCTGGCTCTCGGCCATGACGCGAGACATGCTCATCTTGGTCGCCTGGGACCGCACGCCGGCGGGCATGCTGCCGACCGTGTGTCGGAACGGGATAACGAGGAATCGCTTTCCACTCTTCGTGCGCCGCACCTTTTCGCTCGTGTCGAGCATCTTTTTCAGGTCGCGCGCCGGGCGCCCGGTTTCGATCTCCTCGGCGTGCTTGTACTCGGTCGATACCTCCGCCGAGAATGGCCCAGTCATCTTCCAGCTGATGGACGCGGCGTACGGGTCCTTTTCCCCGCTCCAGAGCTTCGAGCGCAGGACGGCCTCTTGCCAGCTCGACTGGGTTTCCTGGGCGACGGCGCGCACCGCCTGGTTGAGAAGCGGCATGACCTGGGCGTTGATGATGTCGCCAGCGCCCTGCATGAGGCCGGTTAGGTTCACGGCGATTTTAAATTGAGCCATGAGGCCAAGTTTAGCGTCACGCCACCTGCGGGCATCGTCGTGACGCCAACATGCCATTCATGATTTCGTTCATCCAATCGGTCGCCGCTGGAAATGCGCTCAGGGTTTTCCTTGAGCCGTTGGCCGGCGCGCGCCGGTGGCGCCTGCTGCGGAAGATCTCGGATACGTTCTCCGGAGCCGCGGACGTGGACGCCTTGCTGGTCTACGAGGGCGACGACCGGCCGATCCTTGACATTCAAGGCCTGGTGAACGGCACGCTGTACCACTACCGACCCTACTACCTGATCGGACCCGACTGGACTGCGGGCGCGACGGTAACCGGCACGCCGGCCACCACTTTCGAAGATATGGCCGTCGACGTGCTGTCCCTGGTGCGAGAACGGCTCGACCTCGGGCTGCAAGTTGAGGTGGCGCGGGGCAGCCTGCTGCACGACGAGGGGCACATCAAGGTGCTCACGGCGCCGCCGACCTCCGACTCCACCGTCTGGCCCATCGTCACCGTACACCTGCAGGACGAGTCGCAGGCCGAGCGCGCGATCGGAGAAATGATCGGCGCCGATGATTTCAGCGACGATCTCTGGACCGAGAAAGAGGGTTGGCTGGCCCGTACCCAGTTGTCCATCATGGGCTGGTCGCTGAACCCTGACGAGCGGATCGAACTGCGCAAAGCGCTGCGCCGCATCGTCCAGGCGAACCTGTCGATCTTCGATTTCGCAGGCCTGGTCCAGGTCGAATTTTCCCAACAAGACACGGAAGACTTCAGCTCGTTCGGCGCGCCGGTCTACCAGGTGCTTTGCACACTCTCATGCCTCGCACCGTCGCAGGTTGGCGCGAAGGTACGGGCAATTGAAGAAGTTATTACAACAATCACGGAGTGACCATGAGTAAAGAAGAAATCCAGGCGCCTGCCACGGTCGAGCACATCACGCTCGAGGAATTTTGCACGCGTCTGTCGATGTCCGACAAGCGCGTCGAACTGATCGGTGGCTTCAACTACACCGAGACCGCCGCAGGCCGCATCAAAGACGCGGAGAGCGACTTCCAAGCGCGCTTCACCGCATTCACCACCAAACCGGTCTAAGGGGCTGCTATGTCGGTATTTTTCAACGGCCGTAAGTGGGTTTCGCCAGCCACCATGTCGGTAGTCGACGACAGTGCGATGAACAACAAGAATCTGTCCGTGGGCAACGTCGTCGCCCTGATCGGACGTTCTGCCGGCGGCGCGCCGAACAAGGCACTGCGGTTCGGTTCGCCGACTGAAGCGGTGGCGATGCTGCGTGAAGGCGAGCTGCTGACCGCGGTGCTGAAAGCATTCGACCCGAGCGCCCAGACCAATGGCCCGTCCGAGGTCGTCGCTGTCCGCGTGAACCCCGCTGTGCGGGCTGCGCTCGGCCTGGTCGACTCGGTCAGCGCTCCTTCGATCAACCTGCTGTCGACCGACTACGGTCTGTACACCAACCAAATCAAGGTCAAGGTTGAAGCGGGCACGAACGTCGGCGCCAAGCTTACCAGCCAGTTCGGCAACGACTACTACTCCGAGGACAACGTCGCACGAAACGCGTTCAGCGTCCTGTACAACGGCAACGCGATCACCGCGACGATGACCATTGGCGGCACCGTCCTGACGCTCCAGGCGCCATCGGGCACCAACGTTGCCACGCTCGACCTGAACATCTACCAAACCGTTCAGCAGGTCGTCGACAAGATCAATTCCACTGCCGGCTTCGTAGCGGCCGTGCTGGATGGCAACGCGACCAAGCCGACCCTGAACGGACTGGACTACGTCACCGCCGTCGATGTGAAGACCGCGGCCTACACGGCAACGGCGCACCTCCAAGCGGCTGTCGACTGGTTCAACAGCACCGGCGAGGGTTTCATCACCGCTGAGCGCGCGACCAACGCCGGCAAGGTGCCGGTGGCGATCGGCTTCACCTACCTGTCCGGCGGTTCCGACGGCAGCGTCACCAACTCCGAGTGGAGCGCGGCTTACACCACGCTTCAGTCCGAGGACGTGCAGTGGGTGGTGCCAGTCAGCTCCGACCCGGCGCTGCACGCGATGAACGACTCGCATTGCGCCTTCATGTCGAACGTGGCCCGTATGGAACGCCGCGGCATCGTCGGTATGCCGACCGGCTCGACGGACGCACAGGCAATCGCGGCCGCGAAGGCGCTCAACAGCGACCGCACCTCCCTGGTACACATCGGCTTCTACGACTACAACGCGGCAGGCACGCTGACGCTGTATCCGCCGTACATCCTGGCCGCCCTGCTGGCGGGCGCGTTCTCGGGCGTCAACCCGGGCACTGCCTTGACCAACAAGGCGATCAAGGTTCGCGGCCTGGAGCGCAACGTGCGCAACCCGACCGATACCGACCAGCTGATCAACGGCGGCGTGCTGTGCGTCGAGAACACCAGCACCGGCTACAAGGTTGTGCAGTCGATCAGCACCTGGCTGGTCAACGACAACTACAACCGCGTGGAAGTGTCCTGCGGCGCCGCGCTCGACTTCGTGGCCCGCAACGTCCGCAACGCTCTGGACGTGCTGCGTGGCGAGAAGGGCAGCCCCATCGCGCTCTCGCGCGCAGTCAGCATTGCCGACTCGACGCTGCGCGAGCTGGCACGCCCAGAGCCGCAGGGCCCGGGCGTAATCGTCGGCGACAAGGTGAACCCGGCCTACAAGAACATCACGGCATCCCTGGAGGGCGACGTTCTGCGCGTCGAGTTCCAGTGCTCGCCAGTGATCCCTATCAACTTCATCCCGGTAACGATCTTCGCTGTCCCGTACAGCGGTTCGGCATCGATCTAAGGAGCGCCTAAATGGCAACTATCAATCAAAACGTCCGCTCCGGTAACCGGATCATCGTGCTGCTGGACGGCAAGCAGGTCGGGCTGATGCAGTCGGTCCGCTCGAGCGACGACTACGCGCCTGACGCGGCGTCGGGCATCGGCGACATCCACGTGCAAGAGCACGTGCCAACCATCGCCCGCCACGTCGTTTCCGTCAGCTCGATGGTGATCAAGCGCAAGAGCATGCGCGAACTCGGCATCTCGGTAGAGAATGGCGACGACGCCCTGGTCGGCCGCGTGTTCGATATCGAGCAGTACGATAAGGACACCGGCGAGCTGATGCGCAAGTACATGGGCTGTACCTACGCCTCGGGCGACTTCGAAGTGAGCAAACACGCCATCATTATGGCGTCGGCAACATTCATGGCGCTCGACGTGTCGGGCACCAAGGGCTAACCGGCCCTGCTCCAGAAAGCCCGCCTCGAGCGGGCTTTTTTTTCGTCGTGACCATACCCTCGAACGCATCCATTCACACACCTCCAAGGTCAATCATGTCCCGTCCAGCTGCTGCTACAGATTTCTTTGTCGACGTCCCGAATGTCGGCACATTCTCCTTTGCCAAGCGCATGATGCGCGACGAGCTGCGCATCGGCGCCGAGTACTCGCGCCTGACGGAGGGCGTGGACACTCCCACCAGCGGCCTGGAGCTTCTGGCCGGCTGGATTGCTGCCCTGACGGTTCTCACCGTAACGGCACCGGCTGGCTGGGATATCGAGCTGATGGATCCGCTGGAAGACGAAACCTACGACAAGCTGCGCGTGGTGCACCAGGCGCTGCGCGACAAGGAGTACTCTTTTCGTAAAAAACCGAGCCAAGGAGGCGAAGCGCCACGGACGGGAGATCGCGAAGAGCCTGGAGTTCTGGTTCCGCCGCCGGTTCAACTTGGCGCCGACTGATCCGCGATTTCTTGACGCTACGCTGGAGCAGATCGAGACCGAGTTCTGGGCGCATACCTACTTCGAGAAGCCGCCCGGCGACGAGATCGAGGACGATGGCTTCGACCTGGATGAGGTTCTGAAGGAAATAGAAGACGAGGATAAGGACCCGGGCGACTGGGGCGAGCCGATACCATGACAGGCATCAAAATACCCGTAAGTGCCGAGTTCGACGCCGGCGACGTCCAGAAGGCTGTTGCTCAGATCAGCGAGCAGATGACCAAGCTCGGGCAGGTGGTCGCAGCTGCAAACAAGATCAAGTTCAACCCGGTAACGCCAGGTGCTGTTGCCGAGCTGAAGCAGATGCAGAATCAGTTCAACGAACTGAAGCGGGTATCTGGAAGCCTGCGCGAGCGCCTGAAAGCAACTGGCCAGTCGGACACCTCGTTCGGTGACATCGACTGGAACCGGATGTACCACGACAAGGCGATGGCCCAGCGGAAGATGTCGCAGGCCTACAACCACGTCACGGCGGGTACCCGCTACGCGCTGCCGCTGGGCACGCCCGGGCTGAACCAGGGCGGCCGCGGCGCGCCTGATCACCCTCCGCAGCACCAAGGCGGTGGCGGTGGCGGTGGCTTCCAGTCCATGGCTGGACAGGTCGCTGGAGCGGGCCTGCGCGCCGCTGGACCAGTCGGCGGCGTTGTGGCTAATGCCGCCGGCGCTGGCATGTCCGGAGGCCTTGGCGCGGGCTTGTTTGGCCTTCTTGGCGGGCTGGCCGCCCTGGGCATCGGCAAGGGCGTGGGAGCGATCAAGAACAAGGTCGACGCCGCCGGTCAGGAAGGCATCGGCTACGACACGCTCAAGCGCACCCTCGGGGACGTGAACGTCGGCTTCAACGCGCTGCGCGCCTCCCTGCGCGCCGCGTCGAACAATATCGACGTCACCTTTGAGGAATCGCAGAAGCTCGGTTCGGAATTCGCCAAGATCTCAGGGATCAGCAAGATCACGCCGAAGGAGCTGGGCGACGAGGTTTCAGTCGGCGGCGGCTTCGGTCGCAGCTTCGGCATGGATCCGTCCGAGTCGAACCAGTTCTTTGCGCAGATGCGCGCCTTCAAGGTCACGGAGTCGACAGGCGACAGCAAGCGCCTGGCCGTCATGATCGGCGAGGCGGTGGGGAAATCCGGCTCATTCAGCAAAGCCGACGAGGTACTGCAGGCCATCAGCTCGTTCACGGCCAGCCAATCGCGCAGCGGCCTCGCTGGCGCCAATGCTGTGGGCTACGCAGGCACGTTCTCGGGCCTGCTAGGGTCCGGCGTGCCCGGGCTGGATCCGCAGGGCGCTGCGGCGCTGCTGAGCCGCGTCAACAGCTCGATCGCCAGTGGCGGTGCGGCGGGCGAGGCAGGCCAGAACTACCTGTTCAGCGCTCTGGGGCGCAAGAACGGCCTCGATCCGATCCAGACCGCCATGCTCCAGCAGCAGGGTGCGTTCGGTACCGGCCGCATGGCTTTCGGCAAGGGTTCGCTTTACTCGCAGTTTTCCAAGAAGTTCGGTGGCGGCGTATCTGGCGCGGCCGCGTCGTCCGACGAAACCAACCTGTCGGCGATCCTGGCCAAAACGCAGAAGGACTACGCCAGCAATCCAAGCCTGATGCTCAACGCGACGGCGCGCTTGCTGGGAGTGAACGAGAACCAGGCGATGGCGCTGCATACCATCGCGCCGCACAAGCTCAACAGCATGACGGGCCGCATGGGACGCCTGGGCCTCGACATGAACGGCCTGTCGTCGACCGGCATCTCGGCGCTGTCCAACATCGAAAGCGGCGGCAAGGAAACGCTCGCGGCCCAGGTGGACGCCCTGCGCCAGCACAAGAAGTCGCTGACCAACGATGAGCGCCAGCGCCTGGACGGCGCCCTGGCCGGCGGCGACCCGGAAAAGCTGAAGGACATCCTCACCGAGCTGACCTACTCGCGCGAGCAGGAACAGACCGAGGGCAGCAAGACGCGTGAATCCATCCAGCAGGTCGACAAGACCTTCCAGGAGTACGCCACTAAACTGGTCCCGCTGGCCAACGACATGCGCAATGCGCTGGTGTTCATGGCCGGCGGCGGCAAGATGGGCGCCGGCGGCATCAACGCGGCCATGAAGAAGATCGACCAGGACGAGATCACCAACGCCGGCGCGGCGCAGGAATCGGAAATCAACAGCCGATACGGCAACCAGATCGCAGCTGTGCGCGGCCGCGCAGAGACGCTGAAAGCCAAGCTGGATTCGCGCGCCGCCACGCAGGCGCAGCGCACGGCCAACATGACGCCAGATCAGATCGAAGCGGACAATGCCGAGATCCGGTCCATGGAAGAGGAACTGAAAAATGTCAGGAAAAACGCCCCTGGCATGATCCAAGACCTGGAGAAGAAGCGCGCAGACGAGCTTGGCAAGGTGCGGTCTGAAACCAGTGGCAAGCTGAACACTTTGAACGCCTCGTACGGCCCTCCACCTGGCGCGGCGACGTCTCCCAATGTCAATGCCGACCTGATGGCCGAACTCGCCAAGACGGACAAGCAGCTGGGCATGGCGCCTGGCACGTCGGCCGCCCAGCTCAACAAGGAAAGCCGCTTCAATCCAAGCGCCTTCAACAGGAAGAGCGGCGCGATGGGTATGGCTCAGGTCATGCCAAAGACCCTGTCGGCCCTGGAAAAGCGGATGGGGCGCAAGCTCGACCCGTACAATGCCCAGGATGCCATCCTGATCCACCGCGAGGTCATGCGCGAGAACAAGGCGCGGTTCAAGACCGACGCCGGCGCGCTGGCGGCCTACAACAGCGGATGGGATCCCAGTAAGTGGGGTAATTCGGAAACGACGGACTACCTGGCCACAATCGACGGCACGCGCGGCCGGTTCGCCACGCCAATGCCAGCTGGCGCGCCTGCGCGCGCCGGTGGCAATGAGCCTCAGAAAATTCACTTCGAGAACACCGTCACACTGAATTACCCGAACGGATCCCGCGCGGCCGAGCCGGTCACAGTCAAGAAAACAGTCAGCGCGCCGCGCGCGTCGGGGGTCTGATGTCCAGCTTTAATGTTCCGGTCTACGGGCCCCAGCTCAAGGTAACGCTGTTCAAGACGGTCCGGCGCGAAACAATCGACGGCGAGGAAAAGGTATCGGTGCGCTACGGTAGCACCGCCAAGACCATCGACCTGACGCCGTTCCTGACCGACCTGTCGTCCGTCACCACGTCGAAGTCAGTACGCGAGCCTGCAGGCGCATTCGCGATCACGGTGTCTGATCAGCCCTACACGGTCGCGGCCGGCACCGACACCCTGGCCGGTATCGTCGAACCAATGGACATGATCGAGATCCGGTTCCGTCACTTCCCGAACGGTTCCGCCCTGCCACCAGTCATCATGCGGGGCTTCGTGTCCGATGTGCGCCGGTCCGAGTCCATGGGCCCAGACGGCACGCCCATGCGCGGCGTCACCATCACCGGGCAGGATTACGGTAAGCTTTGGCAGATGCTGCAAATATTCTACGGCCCGGGCTACGTCATCGGGCAGGACATCATCTCGGCATACGGCATGTTCGAGCGCTTCGGTTCAGGCGCCAAGATCGGGCAGAGCGGCGCAGATTTTCTCAAGGAGACCTTCGACAAGGTACTGAACCCGTACGTCAAGGGCATCGTCGAGGGTAACTCTACCAATCCGAGCACGATCGAGCTGAAGGCGCTCCAGAAACATGGCGTCACCTCGATCGCGGGGACGCAGAATCAGGAGGGCGCGCTGTTTGACCTCCTGAATCGATTCCTCGATGTCGGCGTCTGGAACGAGCTCTACATCACCGAAGACGACGAAAAGGTCTACTGCATCTACCGGCCGAACCCGGCGCTGGACGTGCACGGCAAGCCGATCGACCCGGATGTCAAGGCCCCCGTCGCCTGGAGCGCGAGCGCCGACCCGACCACGCTGGTCTACTATGACGTGCCGGCCGAGGACATCGTCAGCTTCGACCTGTCCCGGACCGACGCAAACGTGGCCAACTACTACTGGGTGCGCGCGCCGCGGTTCGAGATGGTCAGCGATATCTATTCGAAGCAGGCCGGCGCCACGTCGGGCGACAAGAAGACGATCGATCTGACCGAGTACGTCAATACCAAAGGCAAGTTGTACGGTATCCGCAAGCTCGAGGTGTACACCGAGATGGGCGGCGACGACATTAGCAACACCTCCAGCGGTCTGACCGAAAGCGAGAAAACGAAGCGCGACACAAGCATGATGAACTGGATCGCGAACCGCCGGCAGATCCTGGTGGAGCAGAACCGCGACAACGTCCTACTGGAGCATGGCACGATCGCCATCAAGGGTAACGAAAACATCCGGATGGGGAATTACATCAAGGTGCGGCGCGGCTCCTTCAGCGCGCTCTACTACATCGTGCAGGTAGAGCACCAGTACTCGCCGTTCAACCGGTTCATCACCGTCCTGCAGCTGGACCGCGGTCTCGGCTTCGTCGAGCGCATGCGCAAGAACGGCGGGCCAGAATCACCCTACTACGCTGAAATGGCGAGCAAATAATGCGCTACGGTATCGTTGTTGCAACACACCCGCAGGACCACTCCGTCGACCTGGTGATGACGGACGATTACTCGCGCCTGGCCGGCGTGCAGGTCCTCACCCAAGGCGGGAACGGCTCATCCGGGTCGAACGACCTGTACGCGCCGGAGGAGAAGACCGGCGCCGACAAGTGGGATATCACCAAGGCCACTACCGACAACCCCGTAGCGGCCGTGGATTTCTCCGGCCGCATGCCGGTGGTGGTCGGCTTCCGGTACCCGCAGATCGGGCAGATGACGTTCGCGGAGAAGAACCTACGGGTACAGCGCCACCCCTCGGACGTCTATTCGACCCTGAACGCCGCCGGCGACTACGAGATGCATTTCCCGAACGGCACCTTCATCCGGATCGGTGCCTCGCCGGACCACGTCGACCTGGCCGGCAAGGACGTGGACGGCAAGTGGGCGATCGGGAAGAACACGGGCGCTGCGTCGCACCTGCGCCTGGTGCTGGGCAACGGCGGGGCCGTGAAGGCGGATCTACACATCAACCCTGACGGCAACGTCGTAGGCACCTTCCAGGGCACCGGAGAGCTTACCTTCGTGGGGGACGTGGTGGTGAACGCCCCGAACGTCACCATCAACACCCAGGTGGCCACGGTGAATGCCTCCTCGAGCGTGCAGTTGGCCACCCCGTTGACACACATGACGGGCGCCGTGCAGATCGACGGCGGGCTGAGTGTCAATGGCGCAAGCACCCTGAAAAACGTCACTTCCAACGGCAAAAACGTCGGCAGCACCCATACGCACATCAATTCTGGCGGATCGGGCACCGGCGGCGTTCCATCCTGATCGCCCTCGTCGTGACCGTACCATGAGGCCATGAACCTCACCCCGGCCCAAAGTCAGAAGGCAGCCGATTGCCCGATCAGTTTCGTCCTCGATGCGCGAGGCGGAGCTGCGGACGAGGTCGCCCTGTTCATCCGTCCGGAGGACCTGACGCGGTCTACGCCGTCGCGCATGTCGATCAACCAGACGCTAGGCGGTGCCTGGGTCGACTCGTTCGGCGAGGGCCTGGAGGCTTTCTCCATCAGCGGCACGCTTGGCTGGCGCACGGGCCCGAATGGAGAAGATGGCGCGGCGCGCCTGAAAACCATGCGGGATAAGACGTTCGCCAAGTGGCACAGCATGCGCCAGCGCGCCGTGGACATCGGCGATGACCCGAACGGCGTGAAGCTGCGCTTCGTCGACACGCTGAACAACTACACCAGCGTGATCGCGCCCCAGATGTTCGAGATCCGCCGCAGCAAAAGCCGTCCGCTGCTGGCATCGTACCGCATCACCTTCATCGCCCTCGGCAAGGGCGGAGAGTCGGGGATCCCGCTGTTTGGCCTAAACTTTGGCGGCCTCGGTATCGATGTTTCAGGCTTCGGCCTCGACAGCCTCTTCAGCTCCCTGAACGAGATCAATGGCTTCATCAACACCGCACGCAACTTTGTCGACCGCACCATCCTGGCACCGGTTCAGAACTTCATGCGCCTGAGCGGCCGCGTGTTCTCGGCCGTGCACGGCACCATCCAGAACGGTCTCAGCCTGGGCGATCCACTCATCAACGTGGCGCGCTCGATCGCACAGACGGGCCTGAACGTGTTCCGGACGATGGCTGCGGTGGCGAACATCCCGATTTCGGCCAAGGCGATGCTGATGCAGGTCGCTGGCGCTTACAGCAACATTTTTTGCGTTCTCAAGAATGCGTTGAAGAATTTGCAGACGTACGAAAATTACAACCCGCTCTACGGTTCCTCGAATTGCTCGTCGACCGGCGGTGGCCTGCCGCCGTCCCAGTATGCTGGCCAGAACCCGTTCTTCGCGGTGGCGCCGCAGTCCTCCGGCGCTGTAGGTGTGTCACCGCGTGCGGCCACCGCGCTGGGCCTGCTTACGCATACTGACATCGTCATCGCGCCGCTTCCACTGCCAACCATCGCATCGACCCTTGAGGATGTGACAAGCGGAGTCACGTTCTAATGACCGATTTCACTCGCCAGATAGGTGGCTTCAGGTTCGTCCAGACCGAGTACGGCGACACCCTGCAGTCGATCGCGCTGCGAGAGCTGGGCAACGCGCGCGCCTGGTCGACGCTGGCCTGGTTCAACAACCTCATCCCTCCGTACCTGACGGACGACGCCAGCCAGTCGCGAGCTGGGGTCCTGATCACCGGCGCAACGATCCGCGTGCCGGCGGCCAGCGCCGAGGTGGACGCTGGTGTATTTCCGGAGGAGGTGTTTCTGGCCGACTGCGAGCTTGACCGCGGCGTGTTGCAGTTTGCGGCAGGCGATTTCGCCCTGGTCTCAGGCCGGGACAACCTGCGCCAGGCCATCAACCACCGCATCGTGACCGACCACGGCGAACTGGTCTTCCACGGCACCTACGGAGCCAACCTCCACCGGCTGATCGGCTTGTCCGGGCCAGTTCAGCAAATGGTCGGCGCTGAATACGTCGACGATGCGCTCCGGGAAGAGAACCGGATCCAGTCCGTATCCCGCGTTACAGCATCAATCCAAGGCGACCGTCTGTCGATCGAGGCAGAAGTTGTGCCCATCACCGGCGCCAATCTCAACGTGCTCAAGGCGGTGTAAATGGCATTCCAAATTAAAGAGTTCAGCTCGATCGTTGCGTCGATGGTGAACTGGATGAAGGTGACACAGCAGCGGCTGACGGACTTCAATGTCGGCTCGGTGGCGCGCACGATGGTGGAAGCGCCGGCGGCCGAGATTGACGAGCTGTACCAGCAGATGTTCCTCGGCCTGAAAGAATCCATCCCGGTGGCGGTCTACAACAGCTTCAGTTTTGCCGCTATCACCGAGCTGCCGGCGTCAGGCCTGGTGCGCGTGTCCGTCACGGCATCGGCGTCGCCGATCGTGATCCCGGCAGGAACGGCATTCCTGCTCGAGGTCGGAGACACCTCGTACTCGTCCACCCTGGACGTGACCATCGCGCCTAACGCCACGTTCAAGGACGTACTCGTGGTGTGCGACGCGCCTGGAACAGTTGGCAACATCCTTTCTGGCGCTACCTTCTCGACCGAACCGGTCATCCCAGGCTTCGTTTCCGCAACGAACCTGGCCGCTTTCGTGAGCGGGGTGGACACTGAAACCGTCGACGCGCGCAAGAACCGGTTCAACGCGTTCATCGGGGCCCTGCCGCGCGGCACGGTGGCGGCGCTCACCTATGGCCTCAACCTGGCCTACCTGGAAGACGCTGACGGCAACAAGACCGAGCGGGTTGCGTCCTCGTCCATCATCGAGCCGTGGATCGCCGACAACGCACAGCCAATCTCCCTCGTGAATTGCTACATCCATAATGGCGTGGGTAGCACATCGTCTAACTTGGTAGCCCGGGCCCGCGAGGTCATCTACGGCTACTACGACGCCAACAACATGCCGGTTCCTGGCTGGAAGGCCGCGGGCGTCAAGGTGCAGGTGTTCGCTGCAGGTGAGACCACCGTCGCCGTCACGGGCGTGCTGACGGCCGCCGCCGGCTACGACAAGCCGAGCCTGATTACTCAGGCTGAACAGGCCATCTTCACCTACATCGTGTCGCTGGGGATTGGCGCGCCGGTCATCAAGTCGGAGATCATCGCGCTGGTCATGAACATCGAGGGCGTCTTCAACGTCACCTTCACGGCGCCCAGTGGCGATACCACGGCCAACGCGCAAACCAAGCTCATGCCCGGCGCCATCGTCCTGACCTGATGAAAATCACCAAAAAACTCATCTCATTCCTGCACCGGGTATTCGAAAAAGACCCGGCGCCGTTCCTAGCGCTGCGCCTGCGGTACGCCGGCGCCGGCATGACGTGGAAGGTGGACAATGCGCGCCTGACCACGACGGTCGTGGGCGGCTCTGGCGCCGCGCTGTCGGTCGACCTGACCCAGTACACGCTCGGCGAGCTGGTCAACTACCTCGCATCGCGCCCGGGCTACACCGTTGAATTCGCCGACAACTCCGAACGGTCCCTGATGGGTGGCGCGGTGCTGCTCGACGGAACCGGCGACCAGGCACTGTCGAACGGCGACCACTTGTATGGCTACACCAGCGTTCTCTGGTCCTACATGGAGGCAAACGCCGTCCAGCTCCAGGAGGCCGCCTTCCAGATTGAGCAGATGCTGCGCCAGATGAGCACCGTTACGGCCAACGACGTATGGCTCGACGAGCTGGGAAGCTACTACGCCGTGCCGCGGCTCCAGGGGGAGCAGGATCCTCAGTACTCGCTCCGGATCATCGCCGAGGTGCTGCGCCCGCGCGGAAACAACGTCGCGATCGAGGCGGCTATCTCGGCCTATACCGGGCAGACGACGAAGGTGACCGACGTCACCCTCAACTCGCCGTTCACGCCGCTGTATGACGGCTCCGTGACGCACAATTCGGCAGAGTTCTACAATTCCACCTCATCGCCGCTGTACGGGCTGTTTGATGTCGAGTTCGGCTACGACATCGTCAACGGCGGCGACATCTCAGCATTCGCTCAGATCGTCCGTGACCTGATCGGGCGCCTGCGCGACGCTGGCACGCATTTGCGGTCGCTATCACTCCAGGGGTCGGAGCTGAACGACGATCTGCCGGCGCCGACGGATGACAGCTCTGGCGCCTACGGCACGGGCCTGCTGATCGCTGACACGCTGGATCTGCCCAGCGAGTCGATCACAAGCGCCATGAACTTCCCAGCTCTGGTGGACGCCTTTACTGGCCCGCAGGACGGCATGTCGTTCGATGTGCAGACCCTGTACCAGTACAACGGCATCAGGGCGCACAATGGCGCCATCCTCTATGTCGGCAGCAGCTCTTCCTCGCAGCAGGACGGCGACACCTCTCCTCCGCCAGAGTAATAGTCGTGACGCAAGAATGGCCTCCAACCACCCGGAGACCATTTTGAGCATCCAGCTGATAGACCCATTCAAACGTCCGACCGGCGAACTCATCATCCGCGCCTATCGCGACGGCGAGCTCGTCGAGGAATTCCACGAGAAAAACCTGATCGTCGACGCGTCCAAGCAGATCCACGCGAAGCTGCTGGGCGGCGCGGTCGCAAACAACAGCGTCACGCAAATCAGCTTCGGCACGAGCGGCATCACCCCCGTCGGCGGCAATACCTCGATCACGAACCCTTTCACCAAGGCCATCGACACGGTGACCTACCCGACAGCCAGCCAAGTTTCGTTCAACTTCTCCCTGGGGACGTCGGAATCGAACGGCAAGGCGATCATGGAATTCGGGCTACTGACCGCTGGCAACGTTCTTTACGCGCGCCGTGTCCGGGCCTCCGCGCTGAATAAGGAATCGGACCTCACCCTTTCCGGCTCCTGGGTCATCACATTCTAAAGGCCTCACATGGCAAATCTTGCTGAAACCATCACCTACGATGTTGGCGTCTACCAGATCGAGACGACCGATCCTGTCCAGGGCGGCACCTCCGGCGTCTCCAATGCGCCGCAGAAAAACTTGGCCAACCGCACAGCATGGCTGAAGAAGCACGTTGACGACCTGGAGTCGGGCGCAACCATTCCACCAGGCCTTGCCCGCGTCAACAGCGAGACGTTTACAGGTTCACCTACTGTACCGACGGCGCCGATCGGCGACAGCAGCCTTCGTATCGCGAACACCGAATTCGTGCAGAAGACACACAACGGCATCCTGTCCAAGAGCGTCGCTGGAGGTGTCAACGTCACACTGTCCGATATCGAAGCTGGCCACGGCATCCTGGTCTTCACTGGCGCGCTGACCGCGAACATTGCTGTCATCGTTCCGAGCGAAGCGGGCAACTGGATCGTCGCGAACCGCACGACTGGCGCCTTCACCCTGACCGTTAAGACGGCGGCCGGCACCGGCATCGCCGTTGCACAGGGTAAGTCGCAAGAACTGATCTGCGATGTGACCAACGTCGTCCAGTCCACCACCGACTTCAACAACACGGCGCTGACCGGCGTGCCGACCGCGCCAACGCCTGCTTCCGGATCTGCCGACACCGGCCTGGCCACGACGGGCTTCGTGTACAACGCGATCGACGGCATCACCACCGTGAGTGTGGCCGGCGGCGCCAACGTCACCCTGACATCCGCACAAGCCGGTACTGGTATCGTCAAGCTGACCGGTGCGCTTACCGCCGACATCAACCTGATCCTGCCGACGCAAAGCGGGCAGTGGATTATCGCGAACAATTCGACTGGCTCGTTCAACGTCAACGCGAAGCATGCCACCGGTACCGGCGTGGTGCTGCCGCAAGGCCTGGCCGTCGTCATCTATTCGGACGGCACCAACGTCTATCTGGCGAGCTCGGCAGGGCAAGCGTCGCTCACGCCCAAGACTTTTGCACCGACAGCCGGCACCACGGTGCTGACCGTCCTTGGAGGCTACACGCCTGGCAACCTGCTGATCGAGAAGAACGGCGCGCTTCTCAGTCCGTCGGATTTCACGGCCACCACCAGCCCAACGATCACCTTGACGACAGCTACGATCGCAGGTGACACGTTCACCGTGTACGTCTTTGCCTCTTTCCAGGTTGCCGATGGCCTCACCGCTACCTGGGGCGAGCTTTCCGGCACGCTGGCCAATCAGACCGACCTGCAAAACGCACTGAATCAGAAGGCAAACACCGGCCACACGCACGCGGCCGGCGACACGGTCAGCGGCGTGTTCGCAACAGCTCGACTTGGTACCGGAACGGCCAGCGCGTCAACGCACTTGCGTGGCGACGGTACCTGGGCGGTCATTGCGGCGCCAGTTTGGGGCGCGATTGGTGGCACGCTGGCTAACCAAACCGATCTGCAGACTGCTCTTACAAATGCCAACTATAATGCGCTGTGGGGTAACATTGGTGGAACACTTTCCCTCCAAGCCGACCTTCAAGCAGCACTAAACGCTAAGGCGGGCACGGCGGCTGCGGGAACAGCAACCTGGGGCGGCATCGGTGGCACTCTTTCGAGCCAGACCGATCTGCAAAATGCCTTGAATGCGAAGGCACCAACAGCTGCGGCTAACACGGCAGTCTGGGGCAGCATCACCGGCACCCTGTCGGGCCAGACAGATCTCCAGAACGCGCTTAACGCGAAAGCTAACCTTTCGGGCGCCACCTTCACTGGCGCGATTGCAGCGCCGTCCTACAACAGCACGTCGAGCCGTCGCTACAAGTACGACATCGAGGAGCTGGGCACCGGCGAGGCGCTGAGCCTGTTGGCGACAATCGACATGTTCGGCTATCGCATGGTCGCTGACGGCAGCTTTCAGTACGGCGTAATCGCCGAGGAGCTGGCCGACGGACCGCTCGATTTCGTTGTCAACCGCAACGAGCAGGGCGCTCCAGAATCGGTCAACTACCAGCCGCTGTTCGTGCTCGCAGCGCGCGCTGTGCAGGGGCTGGAGGCGCGCCTGGCGAAGCTTGAAGCGCTGCTCGGAGAGTAAGCATGCCGTCTAACTTCCTGCGCAATGGCGTCGACCTGGATAGCGTCTTCGAGCCGTACTTGTCTGGCACCAAGAAGCCCGCAACTGGCTTTACGGCTGCTGGCGTCGACCTGAGCGACAAATATGCGCCCATCGAACTTGGTGCAGCTGCTGCTGCAACCAACTTCCTCGCCGGCGGCGCGGACCTGAACACCAAGTTCGCCGCCATTGGAACGGTGTCGTACGTGCTCGCCGGCCTGCAAGGTAAGCAGATGTACGCGCTCGATGACCGAACCAGCGGAAGTACGCTCAACGCAAGCGTCACCCTGACGCTGAACAATTCAGGGGGATGGACCGCAGTTGGCGCAAATACCAGCGGAGCAGTTGCGCAGCCGGCCCCGACCAGCGGGACATGGCTGCCTTCTGGCACGGTGGGCGAGTACGAGGTGCAGTTCGATGTGACGCCAGTCGGAACGTATGGTGTGACCACGACCGTGACAAACGGTGCTGCCGCGTGGGCATCGCTGTCGACAAGTCGCGCTCTGACACTCCAGCTCGCTGGAACGCGCACCTCGAGCGGCGGAACCGACCGGGCATCATTCGCTAACATCCGTGTCCGCGTGCGCCGCGTAAGTGGCCAGGTCGTCGTATCGGATACCACCCTGACCATGAACGTCGAATGCTACAGCATGCTTTGATCAGAGCTGAGCCAAAATTAACAACTAACGAAAGGCTGGGCCGATGAGTGTCTAATTCAGAAAATCTTGCGTTCATTTCGCGCGCTTACAATCACGGATTGGCAGCGCTCACCACAGGCACCGGCACATGGACTGTTCCAGCTGGTGTTTATCAAATCGACGTTCAAGTCTGGGGCGGCGGCGGCGCAGGCGGCTGGTTGGGCGTGGCGGGCGCTGGTGGCGCAGGCGCTGGTGGCGCGGGAGGTTATTGCCGCAAGGTGGTGACGGTTACGCCTGGGCAGCAGTTTGCGTATGCAGTTGGCGCGGGCGGAATCAGTGGCGGCGGCAGCACTGGAGGTGCTTCGACCTTCGACACGATGCAGGCGAACGGCGGAACTGGCGGATCTGCTGGCGGCCAAGGAAATGGCGGCGCTGGGGGCACAGCAACCGGCGGGCAGATCAACATGACGGGACCAAGCGGCGGCGCTGGCGGTACGTCGACTGGTGGCGTGGCTGGCTCAGCATCATTCGGCGGCGGCGGTGGCATGCCTGGCGTAGGCCCATCAGGCAGTGGTGGGCTGCCTGCTGGTGGTGGTGCCGGTCGTGGTGGAGCATCGACTGGCAATGGCGGCAACGGCGGCGACGGCTTGATTATCATCAAGTACTAAGCGAGGGCCGAACTAAACAACAGCGGCCGGTGTGTCGTGACCGCAATCTTGCCTCATCGAACTAACCGGTGCGGCATCATGAAATTTATCGACGACTGGAAACGCCAGTTTCCCAAACTCTGGAGCGTCCGTCTCGCTCTGCTTGCCGCGCTGGCCTCCAGCATCGAAACCGGCGTTAATCTGTACGCAACAGGGACGGCACCACTCCTCGTGGTCGCCGCCGCCCTGGTGTCAATCGGCTCCGCAATCGCGCGCATCGTCGCCCAGCCGAGCCTGACCAATGAATAAGCTCACCCCCACCCCCGTTGCGCCGCGCGTGCGCAGCAAGAGCCTCAAGGCGGCTGTCGGCGTCAGCTGCGCAGCTGTCCTCCTGTCAGTCGTCCCGAAGTTCGAGGGCATGATCCTGCGGGGCCACAAAGACCCCATCGGCATCGTGACCGCGTGCGCAGGCCACACAGCAACAGCAATCCTCGGCAAGCCGTACACACTCGCCGAGTGCAACCAGCTGCTGGCGGACGACCTGATCAAGCATGCTGATGGCGTCAACGCCTGCGTGAAGGTCCCGATGACCGATGGTCAACGTGCGGCGTTTGTCAGCTTCGCTTTCAACGTCGGCACGGGGGCATTCTGCAAGTCGACCATGGTGCGTAAGCTCAACACCGGCGATTACTCTGGCGCTTGCGCCGAGCTCTCGAAGTGGACCTACGCTGGCGGGCGCCAGTTCCCCGGCCTGGTGAAGCGACGCGCTGCTGAGCGCGCACTGTGCGAAGGCCCCGTATTATGAGCGCCCCGGATACCCTCGCATCGGCCTCAGTCGATCGCGCCCTCATAGCCGACATGCTCGAGGCAGCGATCGCCGAAGTCCGCAAGGAGCAGGAATCAATCCGCGCCGAGCTGAAAATTAACACGGAGACGACGGCCAAGATCAAGGACCTCACCGAGGAGATGGTCGACCTGTTCACGGCCGCCAAGGGTGCCTTCAAAGTGCTCGGGTGGATCGGAACCCTGGTGAAGTGGATTGGCGGCATAGCGATCGCCTGCGCGGGCCTGTGGGGCCTCTGGACGAACAGTGGGATGCCACCGAAATGAACGCCCTCTCTCTCGCCGCTGAAAAATACAAAGTCCTGGCTGGCGTAGTGCTGTTGGCGATCCTGCTGGTCTGCGCCGGCGCCGCCGGCGCAGTGGTGAACGGCTGGCGCCTGGACGCGGCGCACCAGAAGGAGTTGGCCGCCAAGGACGTGGCTTACGAGGCGCTGGCCGAGACGGTCCGCGAGCAGAACCGCGGCGTCGCCGCGATGAAGGCAGCGACGGATGCGGCTGAGGAGCGGCGCCAGGTGGCCAAGACGTACGCGGCTGATGTGCTTCGGCGCGTCGACAACAAGGCGCAGGCCGTGGCGAACAGCAAAGCTACCACCTGCGATGGCGTGCTGCAGGAAGCCTGGAGGACGTGGAAATGAGGGCCGCTCTGCTGCTGGCCGCGACGCTGGCCATGGCCGGCTGCGGCACTGCGCCGAAGACGCTCACGGCATCGGTGCCGGTGGCCGTGGGCTGCCTCGGGCCGAAGCCTGCGCGGCCGGTGACGACGTTCGGCGTCGGCCCCTACCCGGGCGACAAGGCGGCCGCGCAGGCGGCGCTCGGAGAGGCTGCCGCCTGGGAAGGCTATGCGACCGGTCTGGAGGTCGCCATGTCAGGCTGCAACCCTAAGCAGGCGCCAGCTCAGTCCAAGAAGCCGTAATCACCGCACCCAGCACGTTGGCGGCCTTGGCGGCGTCTCCGTCGTGGTTGTGGATGTACTTCTCGGTCGTCGCCAGCACGCTGTGGCCAAGCAGCTCGGCAATCTGGGACTGGGTCATGCCGGCCATGTGCGCGAGCGAACCAGCACTGTGACGCAGGTCGTGCAGGCGCAGCGCCGCCGGCAGCCCGGCCTCCTTCTTAACTCGCGCCCAAACCCGATAAACGTTCTGGGTGTGCTTCCCCTCCCGCCCCTGGATAAGAAATTTCCCCTCCAGATCGTCTACGATCGCCAAGGCGGCGTCGGAAAGGGGAATGTCGCGCGGACCTACCTTCGAGTCCGGCAAACGCAGCACGCGCTTCTCACGGTCGATCCAGGCGGCTTCTGATTGCAGGATCTCGTTCTTCCGGCACCCGGTCAGCTGGAGCAGGCGGATAAACGACGCGAAAGCAGGCTCGAGGCGGCGCTCGTCGACCATGGTGATCATGGTGGTGTGCAGGCGGCGCATCTGTTCGTAGGTCAGGATCAGGTCGCGCTTTTTAAGCTTGTAGCGCTTGATCCGGTGGCACGGGTTGGTGTTGGATTTGCGCCACCCCCAATCCTCAGCGAGGTTCATGGCCTTCGAGAGCAGGGCCACGCACTGGTTGCCCGTCGCAGGTTTCTCCGACAGGCTGCCGAACAGCTTCACGACGTCGGCCTTGGTGATCTCGCTCACGCGGCGCTCGCCCAGCTCCGGGATGATGTGAAGTCGCCAGTTCTGCTCATCGATGTTCTGGCTCGCCTGCTTCTTGAAGGGCATAGCGTGCTCCTTCTTGTAGCGCTCGCGCATGTCAGCCACGGTCGGGCTGACCTTGTCGGCGCGGCGCTCCTCGAGCGGGTCCTTTCCCTCGGCCACTTTCGTGAACACCTTGCGCGCCAGCTCGCGGGCCTTGCCCGGGTCGAAGTCGGTGGTGCGCCCGAGCTTCTGCTTGCGCTGGACGCCATCCTCATTCCGGTACCGCACGATGTAGGCCTTGCTGCCGGTTGGCTGGATCCGGACACCGAAGCCCTTCACCTCGTCGTCCCAGAGGAACACGTCCTTGGCGCCTGGCTCAGTCTTGTCGATCAGTGATTTCGTTATTTTTGGCATGTTCTCATTCTCGTCAGGGCGCAAATAGGGCGCACAAATGCGGGTAGATGGCGGTCACAGGGCGCATTCTGAAGCGTGCGACATTGTTCCGCTACTCGGCTAAGCCATTGAAATCCGGTAGTTCTTGGTATTTCGATGTACTCAGCGTGACCCGACGATAAATGACTCATTGTTTTAGCGCAAGGACTATTTTGCCTATGTGGCGCTTGGGTTTCTCCGGAATGGCCAAGCTCTAGGGCGCAAATAGGGCGCAGAACAAGCGGGCGGTCTCGAAAGAGGCCGCCCGTAGCATTTTGAGCACCGCCACTCTCGGCGCTCTTGCAAGCGCGCTGTGCAGCTGTGCCTGGACACACGTACGTTACCGTACTGTTAACTGCGAGCAAGCGTATCCATCTGGTGCCGGGCTGGGCAGCCTGGCGAGGACGTTATTTCAGACATTCGATTTTACGAAAGTGACTTGGGCGGCGTTAGCAGCCGGGTCATCACAGACGATATTCAGATTGTTACGGCGAAAGCCACCACTGGCGACTTTCAGTTCTACGCGCCGAGCGAGCATACCTTCGCTTCCTCCCCACCCATAAGATCGGTCATTCCAACCTCATTGGACGGGGGAAGAATTGAGGAAATTGAGTGGCACCCAAACTCTGTTGGTTTCCTTCCGGCTGGCATGCAGGAAGACGGAACTATCCTCGAGGAGGGCACCGCAACCTGGGTTAGAATTTCAGACCGCTTCATCCGAAGTGCGTCTGTGGAGACGGTAGATGTCTCAAAAATCAATTTGCGAGCGCTCCTAGGCCTTCATGATCCAGTGGTTGGATCCCTGATCACGGCGCTGGGTGAAATTGCGAAAAATGGCAATCAGCAAGCTTGGCCAATGCTGGTCGAATCAATCGGCACGGCGCTCGCGGTGCGCCTACTGGAACATATGGACGCGATTCCCAATGCAGGAGAGCCATACCCGGAAGGATTATCTAAGGAGCGCCTGACTCGGGTTGTCGACTACATCGAGGAGAACATCTCGCGCCCGATGCGGCTCATCGAACTCGCTGCGGTCGCGGCACTCAGCCCGTACCACTTTGCCAGGTCGTTTCAGAAGGTGATGAAAATTGCGCCGGTTCGATACGTATGGAACCGGCGCGTTGATCGTGCAAAACGGCAGCTGGCCAACTCAGAGATTCCCATTGCCGTAATTGCATACGATTGCGGTTTCTCCAGCCAAAGCCACTTTACCACCCTGTTCAAGAGCTTGATGGGGATGACGCCGACGAAGTATCGGGCGAAGCTGCTGCTGTAGCGCGAGCCTTCGCCTTCCACTCAGACATCCACTGTTCCGATCCCTCCGGCGTGCCCAACTGGCCAGTCACGCGCCGCCGGAAATTCATCGACCCGGCCTGACGCAAAGTGATCTCGACCGCACCAGCGGCCACGGCCAGCGCCTTCTTGCTAAGCGCAATATCGTAGTGGCTGTCGTGCCGCGGCGGCGCCTGGTGCCACTTGCGGGCGACGCCGATCCGGGCGGCCATGGCGTGCAGCTCCTCATCGGTGTCGGCTAGCATGTGGGACATCTTCATGCGGCCAAAGGACGCATTCATGTCATCGACGTATACCGCCATCACGCCACCTCACCACCACCGGACGCATCTGTCGGTAGCGGCAACCACTTATATTTTGGATTGTCTGGCGGGCCAAAGCTCAGGCCGGGCGTGTGGACCAGATCGAGGGCGTATCGCTTCTCACGACGCCCGGCAGTGACCCAGGGCATCGGCAAGACAGTTTCGCCAAACTCGCGCTTGCCAACGTTGCGGTGCAGGATAGGCGCACCGTCGTCGTGCTTGCCATTGCGATAAACGATGCTCTCGCCCTTGTAACAGAAGTAGCATTGCGCGCTGACCCGGACGCCGAGTTCGCCCATGTCGTTGACGACCCATTCGACATCCTCGTCAGAGGGAGCGGCTATTGGCCCGCGCTCCAGTCCAATCCCCTTCATGTCGACCAGCCCGTCTACGAAAACGTGATCGTAGCCAGCAGCGCGCAGCTTGCTGGCGATCTCGTCGTATGCGGCCGCGCTTATCTCTAGGGTGGCTAATGTGTGCGTAGTTCTCATACTTTCCTTTTATTTGAACTGGACTAGTTCATCAGGCACATCGAAAAAGCCCAGCATGCCCTTGAACGGCACGAACGGCAGCGGCTTGGCGTCGCTGAGCAGAAAGCCTTGAGGGCCAAAAAACCACGGCGAGCTGGACGCGCTGACGCAGCCGTCGATGTTGGCCACGCCGACAATACCGCCGCGCTCGATGTGCTCGAACGCCGGCAGCTGGATCCCCTGCTCGAGCGCGAGGTCGAACGCATCTTCGTACTCGTCGCCGGTCATCCCCTTGCTGGCGTGGATCAGCACCGGGCCGCGCACCCGCGTCGGCCAGGTTCGGTTCTCGATGTTTTTAAACCCATTCACTATGAGCCATGCCCATGGCTGCCTTATTGACAAAGCCTTCATACGACCTCCGTTCTATTGTTCGTTAAATAATGGTATGCGCGCATCAACACGTTTGGGTCATCGCGCAGCGCCCCAAGACCTTTGTTGCAACGGCCGCACAATATGCCCCGCACAACGCCTGTGCTGTGGCAGTGGTCGACGTGGGGCCGATAGCCGCGGGCGTCACCAGGATCGCCGCAACAGATGGCACATAGCCCCCCTTGAGCCTTCAGCATCTGATCGAACTCATCTGGCGTGATCCCATATTTTTTCTTGAGATGAGACCGCCGTTTCGACCGCTCATACTCGCTAGGATTCGCTTTGATCCACGCGGCCATGGCAACAGCCGCGCATGCCTTACATCGATGCGGGCTTCCTTTTGACATGGAAGATTTGGCCTTGCTCTGTCCGCAACCTCCACAAACCGGGAGTGCTGAAACGATGTGTTGGCTGTACGCGGAATCAGCCTCTGCCCGGCGAGGAAATGGCCCTGCTGACCATCCGCATTTGCAGTCGATACGCCAGCCATCTTTTGGCGACTGGCGGGCGCATGTGATGCTTAGTGGTACGGCGGTCCTCTCATGGCCGGCGACTCGTTTCCCGCTCATATATTCCTAGTGAAAGGCGGGGCCGAAGCCCCACCAATTTTATCGGCTGTACTGGCTAGTGCTTTGGACCGTGTTGGCCTCGTCCCACTTCAGTATGTCTTCGACCCGGTAAAGAATTGCGCCACCCAGCTTGAGAAATGGGGGGCCGGATCCAGTCTGGCGCCAGTTGTTGATGGTCCTGACTTTAATTCGCCCGTCCCAATGATCCGACAACTCTTGCGGCGTGAAATATTTCTTCGGCTTTGTAACCATAATGCCTGCCCCCAAATTTTCTATTGCTTAAAAAAGCGGCTCTTCATCTTTGCCGGCAGGGCCGGCAGTCGGAGCCGAATCGCCGTCTTGTTGCGGCGTCTCGGTTGAGGATTGAGGCTCCGACGCGGCGCCTTCTTCCACCGTCTTGCTATCTTTTTTAACCTGCTTGCTGGCAGCGGCGGCCGGTGCCTTTTCTTCAGCCACCTGTGCCTCTTTTGCCGACTCAGCTGCCTTTGCGGCAGGTTTGGCCGCGCCCTTCTTTTCCGCCTCGGCCTTCGCGATGGCGCCTGCTTTGGCGGTCTCGGCGATCGCTTTGCTGGTCTGGTTTTCTTCCGGCTCGTCGGCTTCTCCGAAGATCTCGGACGCCGGTGTGCCGTCCTTGAGGCTGTTGAAGACGCCGGTCAGGTCGACCAACTCGTCGAGCAACATGGTATCGAGGCTATGCCCGAGGTACTTCTCCAGGTGCTCAGGCTTGACGCCGTATTTGGCGAAAGCCTGGGTCATCTTCCGGACGCGCACTTCCAGCGGCTCATCGTTGTTGCCGGCGATGGTTTTCTCGCATTCGGTCACGGCATCGGCCACCAGCCATTTTGCGACGCCAGCCAGGATCAGGCCGCGGACTTCCTTGCTGGCCACGTTATTGATCTTCTGATCGACGTCGGTCTGGTCGCGCAGCTTCTTCGGGCCATCCTTCGTGTCGCGCACGTGCATCACCGTTTTCTGGCGCTTCACGTAGTTGTTCTTCTCCATGTCCCAGAAGAAGATTTCCACTTCCGACTTCTTGTCGTCGCGCGACAGCTCGCGGTGGCCGTACTGGATATTACCGTAGACGCGGGCAATTTCCTCGGCCAGGCGGATGCTGGGCCCGCGTACGGTGCTGCCGCCTTGCGGCTTGGCGTAGAACGCCGTGGCTGCAAAGGATTTGGACTTGCAGGCAGCCATCAGTTCGGCGTGCGCGGCGGTAAGGTCGCGCGGGAAGCGCTTGGCCAGCGTCATCTGGCCCTGTGCCTCGGCAATGGCGCGTTCGACTTCGATCGAGACGGCGCCGGCGTTGACGGACGAGGAAAGGGCGCGGCCTGCGCCGAACGGTGCTGGCTGATGCTGCTGTACTGGTACGAGGTCTTGACTCATTTATTGCTCCTGGTGGGTGTTGCGTTAAGAGATGTTGAATTCGTCGCCGGTCACCCGGGTGACGAACAGTTGAAGGTTCGATTCTTCCGCGCGCGCCTTGAATTCTTCGAAGGCCTCCGGATCCAGCATTTCGAAGTTGTCGATGCAGGCGATCGCCAGTTCGCCGGCGCGCAGCTTGGCAATTTCGATGGCGATATCGACCTGCTGTGCAGTGTTCAGACGGTCGAACACGATGCCGTTGCGGGTCACCTCGCCGTCGATCACTTCCAGTCCGGGGATCGGCAGGTTGTTCACCAGCTCGGCCTTGTAGGCGTCGATCTTGGCGATGGCTTGCGTTTGCGCCGCCACGTCCCGCTCCAGGTCGACCAGCTCCACCTTCATCTGTTCGATGATAGCCTGCGTTTGCTCGCGCCTGGCGAAGGCGTCACGGTTCACCTTCATGGCGGTCAGGGTCTGGTTGATCGGTCCTGCAGTGGCTGCGAAGCGCTCCTTGGTGAGTTCCTTTTGGCGCGCGGCCTTGCCTTCGAAGTCGGCCAGCGCCGCCTGGACGTCTGCGATCGCCGCCTGGGCGTCGGCTTTGATCTTATCGATTGCCTCTTGGGCGTCCGCGCGCAGCTTGTCGATCTCGGCCTGACGCTCCTTCCGGATTCCGTCGATCTTGGTGGTGATTCGCTCGTTCTCGGCCGCAGCCTTGGCGCGCGCCTCCTCCAGCTGGTCCGCGAGTTCGGCCTCGTTGCCGGTGACGCCTTCTGGAACGTCAGGCAGCGCCAGGCTCATCTGGTTGATCGTGGCATCCTTTTCCTTGACGGCGCGGTTGGTGCCTGTCCGGTCTTCGAACACCTGCTTGCGCACCAGCTCGATCAGCGCCAGCGGGTGCACGCCCGCCTGGGCCGTAATCTCGGTGCCGGCGGCCGCCGACAGCTTCGCCAAGTCCAGTTCGATCGGCATGCTCTCCAGCAGCACCGTGACGCGGTCCTGCTTGCGTGCGGTCAGGAACTCGACCGGGTTGACGCTGAGCAGGTCGGTCAGCGAGCGGATGACGTCGGTGGGCTTCGGCACCTTCTTGCCGTCCTGCATGACGCTCTTGGAGCTGCCGGCGGCGGTCACCTTGGTGATCAGTTCCATGCCGTCATCGAGAACGAGCACCACCTCGCCTTTGTCGGCGCCTTTACGCAGCAGCGTGGCATCGGACGCACCAGTGATCGACTTAATGGCCTCCAGGATGGACGTTTTCCCTTTGCCATTCTTGCCGGTGATCTCGGTGAGCTTGCCGTCCGGAGCGAACTCCAGTTCGTCGATGCCCATGAAGTTCTTGATTTTTACGAGCGCAATCTTTTTGGACATGATTATTTGAGGCCTGTGGCCAGTTTGATGAGTCGGTAGGTTTCTGGTGCTGCGCCCCGCTTCGGATCGCGCCAGTCGGGCATTTCTTTATTCATGGCGGCGCAGATCGCGTTCCAGTCACGCACGAGGGCGGCCCACATTTTCGATGCGCTGGCCATGCGCGGGAACTGCTCGGCGACCTCTGGGCACTGCTCGAGCAGCAGGCGACAACGGCGAAAATCGGAAGGGTCGACGGGGTAGCTCGGACTCCACCCATCCAGCGCATCAACGCCTGTCAGGATAGTGAAGATGGTATTGCTGCTGGTGCCGCGCTCACCGCTGGCCAACCAGCGCGCCGCGGCTTCGGACAGCCCGCGCGCTGACGCGGACGCTACTGCGGCGGTATCGGCGGCCGGCTTGAGGCTGGCGATCAGCGCGTCAACGTTGGTGGGCAGGCCGAAGGCGAAGGTGCAGCCTAGCATGCGCGCCAGGTCGGGGGACGCGACTGCTTCCTTCGGCATATGACCCACAATGGTGGAGAACCAGGCCATGGGCAGGGCGCCTTCGATGAGCACGCAGTTTCCGCGCTCGATTACTGTGAATCTGATCATGTGTGCAGTCCTTTGTGGTAAGTGAAAATCAGAAGAGCGACTTCCAGGCGCTCAGGTCGACGGCCTCCGCCTGGTACTCGGCCCAGCCGGGTAGACGGGCTTCCACCACCTCGCCGCCGGTGGCGCCGGGCCAGACGCCGGAGCGCATGCAGGTGATGTAGCGGGCGAGGTCGCGCTTATAGAGACGGCGCCCCCACTCGATCTGATCATTGGAGAGGAAGTGGACGCCGACGTCGTGCGGGCGCTCCTTCTGGGCTGGGATGAAAGCAAACCCGCGCGGCGCGTCGGAGCCGTAGAGCATCTTCAGAACGTCGAGATACCAAGCCGCCTGCACGTGGTAGCGCCGCTGCGCGATCGTACGGCCGAAGCCTTCCTCGCTGACGTCGTCTGTGGTCTTGAGGTCGACCACGTACTCGCCATTGGCCGTGATCGCGTCCGTGCGGATTTTCCGCAGGATCCCGATCTGGTCGATGACATAGAAGCTCTGCTCGGTGCTGGCTCCATACAGCAGGCCGCTGGCCAGCGGATCGCGCTCGATGGCGCTCAGCATGCTCAGCATGTTCTTGTAGTCGCTGGCAGGGATCAGGGTCTTGCCACGCAGCGAATCGTTATGTTTGCGCTCCAGCTCGGCCATAATCTGAGCGGAAGGATCGAGTTCGAGGAGCATCCGGATTAATTCCGGTTTGCTGCCACGGCCGAAAGTCTCGCCGCGCGCCACCAGCGCCTGCTTCAAGTCGTCGATAGTATCGTACGCGGTCGGGTACTTCTTCTTGTTGAAACCGACGTCGTAATACTTTTCGAACTCGCCCGGCTCCAGCACCAGCTTATGCGTGCCGTCGCCGACCGCAAAGCAGTGTTTCTCCTCACGCGGCTCCCGGTCTGGGTTGATGTACTGGTCCCAGAAGTTCAGGGGGCTAATTGCGATGGCATCAAGCTGGCTTTTACTGATGCCAGGCCCCGAGTGATATTGCTCGTTACTACACTCCACCAGCCCGGTGGGGTGATCGATGGCCGGAGCCATTCGACCATTACCCTGGTCGTACAAATCAGTCATGTCGAATCCATGTGAAGAACGTAGAATAAAAATGCAGTAGTTCGGGCGATGAAATCAAGCCGCGTGCTTCCTATTACTTGGAAAGACACTTAACTACACGCAATAATCATACAATATTTTTGCTTGTTCGGGGGCTTCTACGTTAGAATAAGTAATATTTTTAATGGAGTAGATATGAGTGCAGATGCAAAAAGCCCCGCCGTCACTGAAGAAGTGGTTGCGAAAAAGACCACCTTTGCTGAAGAGCTGGGTATCCGCCTGAGAGATATGGAAGCGCGCGCAAAAGCCGTCGGCTCGAATATGACCCAGGTCACCAAAGCAACCGGGATTGCGCGCGCGACGTTCGAACGCTGGGAGGCGCGCCCGCCGCAGTCGATTACCAAAGTCGACGAACTCGAAGCTGAAGTTGCGCGCCTGGAAGAAGAATTCCGGAAGTCCCAAGCCGCTGCGACTTAACCCCTTCTGAAGGGCCCGCCAGCGGGCTGCGAAAATATGATCAATGCTATTGCGGCGGCGGTAACGTCCGTCATTGTCTCGTTACGCGACTACCAAGAGGATTTCGTCAGCAAAATCCGCGCAAGGTTCGCCGCCAAGGTGAAAGCCTTGCTGCTGGTCGCCGCCACCGGGGCCGGTAAGACGGTGGTCTTCAGCTACATCGCAAGGAACGCCGCCGCCAAGGGCAACCGCGTCCTGATTCTGGCGCACCGCGACACCCTCATCAAACAGGCCAGCCGCAAGCTGAACGACTACGGCGTCCAGCACGGCATCATCATGGCCGGTTTCACGCCGAACCGCATGCGCAAGGTCCAGGTGGCCAGCGTGCAGACGCTGATACGGCGCCTCAAGTCCATGCCGGCCGACTCGTTCGACCTGATCGTCATCGACGAGGCGCACCTCTCCGCGGCCAAGTCGTACATGGACATCATCAAGCACTTCGAGACGGCACGCGTGCTGGGCGTCACCGGCAGCCCGATCCGGCTGGATGGGAAAGGCCTGGGCCGGCACGCCGGCGGCATGTTCGACGAGATCGTCATGGGCATCTCGATCAAGCAGCTGATCGAACAGGGCTACCTGGTACGCCCTTCGGTCTACGCCGCGCCCATCCAGATCGATCTTTCCGACGTGAAGAAGGTGGGCGGCGACTACGACAGCGACGCCCTGGCCGCCGTGATGGACAAGCCGAAGATCACCGGCTCGGCGATCGAGAACTGGAAGCGCATCTGCCCGGGCGTGGCCGCCGTCGCCTGGTGCGCGAACGTCTCGCACGCCCAGCACGTGGCCGAGGAATTCAATGCGGCCGGGATCCCGGCGCTCTGCCTTACCGGCGAGTCGACGTCCGAGGAACGCGACCGCGCGCTGCGCAGCCTGGAAGACGGTAGCCTGAAGATCATCACCTTCGCGATGCTGCTGGTCGAGGGCGTCGACTGCCCAGCGATCGGCGCCGTCATCCTGCTGCGCCCGACAATGTCCCTGTCGTCCTACCTCCAGGTGATCGGACGCGGCTTGCGCACGATCTACGGCGGTCGCTTCGACCTGAACACGGCGGCCGGGCGCTTCGCGGCGATCGCGGCCGGGCCGAAGGGCGACAAGTGCTTCGTGCTGGACCACGCCGGCATGACGATGAAGCACGGCTTTGCCGATGACGACCGCGAGTGGTCGCTCGACGGTGTGGTCAAAAAGAAGGGTAAGAAAAAGGAAGAGAAGCCGCTCGAGCTAGCGCAATGCCCGGTCTGCTACATGGTGCACGCACCAGCGCCAATCTGCCCTAACCCCCGCAACCCGCGCACCGGCGAACCATGCGGCCACGTCTACCAGACGATCGCTCGCAAGCTGGACTACGCCGAGGGCGACCTGCAGGAGGTCACGCCAGAGATGCGCGAGCTGATGAAGGCCCAGCGCCAGAAGGAACTGAAGTCGAAAAAGACGCTGCCCGAGCTGGAGGCGTACGGGGCCGCGAAAGGCTACAGCCCGGGCTGGGCCCTGCACACCTTCAACACCCGAAAGCAGGCGCAGAAGAAGATCCTCGACAAGGTCTTCGCCAACAAAATTCGATGAGCGGCGCATCGTGACGCAACAATTTTTCAAACAAAAGGAACCCCATGGCCTCAGTCAATAAAGTGATCATCGTCGGCAATCTCGGCCGCGACCCAGAAATCCGCTACATGCCATCAGGCGACGCCATTGCCAATATCGCTGTGGCCACCTCGTTCAAGTCCAAGGACAAGAGCACCGGCGAGGCCAAGGAAACGACCGAATGGCACCGCATCTCGTTCTTCGGCCGCCTAGCCGAGATCGTTGGCCAGTATCTGAAGAAAGGATCCTCGGTCTACATCGAGGGCCGCCTCCAGACGCGCAAGTACACGGACAAGGATGGCGTCGAGAAGTACGCGACCGACATCATCGCCGAGAACATGCAAATGCTGAGCGGAACCAAGCAGGGCGACGAGGCTGGCGCTGCACGACCAGCAGCTGCTCCCGCGGCGCGCCAGGCACCGAAGCCGGCGCCGAACTTCAGCGACATGGACGACGACATCCCGTTCTGAAGCCCGGTAACCCATGTCCCTTGAAGCCCCAAACCAGCGCGCCATCTGGCTCGCCCTCGGCCGGATCTGCCGGCTGTTCCGCCTCAACACCGGAACGGCCTGGTTTTCATCGCTCGGGCCGCGCGGCGTGCAGCGGCTGGAAAACGGCTCGGTCCTGATCGCCGGCGCGCGCTCGATCGCGCTGGGATTCGCTGATGTGCATGGCAAGACGGTCAAGGGCGCGTGCGATCTGCCGGGTTGGACCAGCGTGGAAATCACGCCGGACATGGTCGGGCGCACAGTTGCTGTTTTCACCAGCATTGAGGTGAAGCGCTCCAAAGGCGGCATGATCAGCGACGATCAAAAGAACTGGTGCGCGCAGGTGCAAGATGCCGGCGGCATTGCTGGGTTTGCTACCTCGCCAGATCAGGCAACAAAAATAATTTTAGACTGGAAGTGCCAGCAGGCATTTGTTTTGCGGTAAGATACCAGCCTCAGCTTCAATTTACATTGCTTTCCCCCGGGCATTTGTTGCGCCGGTGATGCACACTTTCAACGGGCTATCGCCGGTTAGCTCCCGGCTGAAACGGCGCGCGCGGTCCTCCCCCTGCGCGCGCCGCCCACCTTTAAAAATGTAGGGGAGGACGTCGAGGGGAGCGGCTTTGTTTCAATCCATTCAGGTCAGCGGTTTTTATGCATGAGCATAGCCGCATCCGATCAGCACTAAGTACGCTTGACCCGTCGGACCATGAATTTTGGGTCCGCATGGGTATGGCTATCAAATCCGAACTCGGCGATGCTGGCTTCGATATCTGGGACGAATGGAGTCCAGATAGTAAAAGCACGACCGAGCGCAAAGACACCTGGAAGTCCATCCGCGATGGCGGCGCCAAAGCTGTAGGCCTTGGATCCCTGATCTACGAGGCCAAGCAGCGCGGCTGGACCGAAGAAACCAACTATAAGCCTCCCACAAAAGCCGAACTTGAGGCCCGTCAAGCCGCGCGCGCGGCCCGCGATGCCGAAGCTGCTCTCAAACTGGCCGAGGACCATGCGTTCGCCGCCGAAGAAGCGGAGAGGCTGTGGGCCGCAGGTCGCCCAGCCGACGGGCACCCGTACCTGGTCCGCAAGGGCGTCAAGAACCATGGGCTGCGCGTCGGGCCGTGGTTTATCGTCGACGAAGATACAGGCGAGGTCCGGCAGGTCACGAACAACGGCCTGTACGTTCCGATGCGCGACCGCACTGGCAAACTGCACTCGCTGCAGTGCATCTCGCAGCGCGAGGACGGCGGCAAGAAATACCTGAAGAATGGATGCAAGCGCGGGCACTTCTTCGCGGTCGGCGGCAAGCCAAAGCTGGTCGACGGCAATCCGGTGTTCTGCCTGGGCGAGGGCTACGCGACCTGCGCCAGCGCGCACGAAGCGTCTGGCCACCTGGTGCTGACGTGCTTCGACACCAGCAATCTCATGACGATCGCTGTGGCGATCCGCGAGCGCAACCCGAACGCCATCATCATCATGCTGGCCGACAACGATGCCGATAAGGCGAGCAACCCGGGCCTGAAAACGGCGCTGAAAGTTGCCATGGCGGTGGGCGCGCTGGTGGCGGTGCCAGTGCTGGCCGATGCTCCAGAATCGAAATGTGATTTCAACGATGTTTTTCTGGCCGACGGCCCGGAGGCTGTGGAAACGGCTATACGGGCCGCTACGGCGTCCGCACTGCCGCCCACACCCGAACCACCGCCGCCTGCCGAAAAAGCTCCTGAGCCGCTTCCTGACCCCATCCCTGAGCCTATCGCTGAGACGGAAGGCGATGAGGTTCCGGAATACCTGGATGTCCCGCACCCGGAAGAAGAAGCAGCGGCCGCGCCCGCGGTGCATAAAGTGCCGGTCGATATCGACGAAGAAGGCGACGAGATCACGAACAACGGGTACTTCGCCATCCTCGGCTACAACGGCGACCAGTACTATTTCTTCCACCACGCTAAAAAGCAGGTCCTGACGCGCACGCGCGGCGACTTCAGCGATACCGGCCTGATCGAACTGGCCGACATCAACTGGTGGGAGAGCTACTTTCCCATGGGCGGCAAGGCCAAGGGCATCGACAAGCTGGCCGCCTGCGCCTGGATCTTCGGCGTGGCGCACGCCCGGGGCATTTACGACACGAGTAAGGTGCGCGGGCGCGGCGCCTGGCATGACCATGGCCGCTACGTCTTCCACCATGGCGACCGGCTCACGGTCGACGGCGAGCAGATGGACATCACCGACATCCGAAGCGCCTACGTCTACCCGATGTCAAAGCGCATGCCGGCCCCGTCGCCCACGCCCCTCACGAACGAGGAAGGCGCCCAGATGGTCGAGACGGCGGAACTGGTGCGCTGGAGCATGCCGGCCAGCGCCGCCCTGATGGCTGGTTGGGTCTTCCTGTCGCCGATCTGCGGCGCGCTCAAGTGGCGGCCGCACATCTGGATCACGGGCGAGGCCGGTACCGGCAAGAGCACGATTCAGAGCGACTTCTGTCAGGCGCCACTGCGCGGGATCGGCAAATACTTCGCCGGCGGCAATTCGACCGAGCCAGGCATCAGGCAGAACCTGCAATCTGACGCGGTACCGGCGCTCATCGATGAGCTGGAGCCGAACGACGAGCGCGATCGCCTGCGGATCTCGGCGGTGCTGACCATGATCCGCCAGTCGTCGTCCGAATCCATGGCGGAAACCGCCAAGGGCACGGTCAGCGGCGACGGCATGCAATATCACATCCGCTCCATGTTCTGCGTCGCGTCGATCAACACCATGCTCGACAAGGACAGCGATAGCAGCCGGCTGACCAAGCTGGTGATTCGGCCGACGCGCCCGGGCGATAACGATAACTGGGAAGAGCTCGAGGAGCGGCTGCACAAGATGACCAGCGACGACGAGCTGCCCGGCAGGCTGCTGGCGCGCGCGCTGAACATGCTCCCGACCATCCTGGTCAACGTGAAGGCATTCACGGCGGCCGCCGGCAAGTTCTTCGGCAAACAGCGCATCGGTGACCAGCTGGGCACGCTGATGGCTGGCGCCTGGTGCCTGATGCAGGACACGGCCGCGACGGAGGAACAGGCGCTGGCCATGATCCAGGCCTACAATTGGACCGAGCACAACGACAGCGGCGGCGCCAACGACCCGACCAAGGCTTTGGGTTCGGTCCTCGAGGCCAAGATCCGCGTGAACGGTACCGACTACTCGGTGTACGAGCTGGTGGAGCGCGCGGCCAACGGCGTGGGCGGCCCGGCGGCGCTCGACATGGCGGTGTGCCAGGACACGCTGAAACGGAACGGGATGCGGATCGAGAAGGATCCCCAGACGAACATCGAGTGCCTGCTGTTCGCCAACACCTCGCCGGCGCTGCGCGACCTGGTTGCCAAGACCGCCTACGCGACGGACCTGCGCGGCCAGTTGCTGCGCGTCGACAACGCCACGAAGATGGACAACAAGTCGTTCAAGTTCTCGGGCACGCCATCGAAGGTGGTGGGGATCCCATTGAACCAGATACTGGAGCCGGACAACGGATTGCCAATATGAAAAAAGCTCCCGAGGGAGCTTTTTTTGTGGCTGCTGCTAGTTACGCTGACTTGTTGCGCGGCATGATCGGCGATGCTTCAGCCGGCTGCGGCGCCGACCGCATCATGAAGAATGGCATCACATACAGGCTGTTCTTGATCCGCCCTTCGTTCCAGAGTTCGACGAAGCGCTTGCGCTGCTCGACGGACAGGTGCTCGAAGTAGAATTTACCCTGGCTCACCTCGCGGGTCTCCCAGACCCATTTCGCGGGGTCAGCGCCGCCATCCTTGTCAACGCGGATCGACTGGAGCAGCGGAGCGCCGCCATCATTCTCGATGTAGGTTTTGTAAGCCTTGTCGCTGCCCGTCAGCTTGATGGTGCCTGCTTCGATGCGCTCCATCAGGATGTCAGGATCCAGGCTGCCGCAATAGCTGCAGGTGCCGTCTTCGCGCACGTTGACCGGGCCGAGGCCTTTGAACATGCCGGTGTCGCTTGGGCAGGTGATGAGTTTTTTGGTCAACGGCGGCGTTGGCTCGCGCGTGAGGCTGTCGCCGATCGGCGCAGCCTGGGTGACTTGGAGTGCAGACACGTCCTGCTCGAATTTATCCAGATCCACCTGAACGTCAATTTCGTCGAGCTGGCAGATCTGCTCAATGGTCACGAAGCGGCAGCGGGCGCTTGAGCTCACAGCGATCTCGAACTTGATGGCCTGGACGCCGGTCAAAGGCTCGCCGGTGGCAACATCATAGATTTTCGTTCCCTTGCTGGTCCCATCGCCGACAATGCGGACCTTCCGTAAATTGGTGCTCATAAAACTCCTTGGTAATGCGCCGGCGTCCGGCCGGCACGGGTGCTTAGACTGGATGGTGGGGTGGCAGGTCTTCAGACGGATCCGCTTTCAGGCGCCGATCGACGCCGGAGCGCCGCTCGACCGCGACGGGCACGTTCGCCTGGCGCCGGTCGCGCTTCTGGTCACGCAGCGTCTCGACCAGACGGATATCAGCATCAATCTTGGCGTTGAGCCTGGCCGCATCTGCCGCTGCCATTTTCGCTTCAGCCTCGCTGTTCGGGTACAGCAAGATGACGCGCGGCCTGGGTCGCGGCGCTGCGGCGGCAATTACCTCGCCTTTCGGTAGGAAGACGCGCAGCGGGTTCACTGCGCCGGGAAGCTGCTCGATGCCGATGCTGATAAGCGCACGGTAGGCGGCCTGCTGCGCTTTCTTCAACGTGTCGCGCAAGCCAATATCTGACAGCTCGTCACCGCCGTCGCCGCCCGCGATCAGCACCTTGTGAATGGCGTTGTCCAGGCCCAGCACAGCAGGAAGCAAGGCGTCATTGTGGGACGGACCGCCTGCGTCCGCAGCAGCACTTCTGTTGTCGGGGTGATAGATGCCGGTCTGCTTGTCGGCGTCGCCCAGGTGTTCGCGTTCCAGAGCTTCATACCCGGACAGATCGATATCAGCAGGACTGTCGACAGGCGTTAATTCATAGCGCCCGTTCGGCAGCTCGGCGGTGTAGAACTTGCTTTTGACAACGACGCCGTCTTCCACGTCGATGGTGGCGACCGACACGCCTGCTTCCTCGGCCGGCAGCGGCTCGGCCAAGATTGCATCAACGAAGCGTTCAGCGAAGAGTATCCACTTAGCACGGTCTTCTGGTGCCTGCTTGTGCGGCTTGAAGCCGAAGACGCCCGACGCAATTTTGATGATGTCATCGTCTGTCGGTGCCCGCTCTGGCTGATCGTGGCCAGCGCCCATTTCGCCGTAGCTCTGCCCCCTAACCATGTAGATCGCTTCAGCCGTGGCCGTTTCCTCGCTGGTCAAGGGGCGTTTTGTCATGGTGACGCTGGACACGGTTTCGAACGGCGCTGGTGCTCCAACAGGCAACCGCATGGGCAGGCCGGCATCGATCCCTGCAAAGTAAGCTTGCTCGGCCTTCTCTTTCGCGTCGTCGACATCATTGCCGGCATAGAAAAAACCGCGCACCGGGTGTTCGTCCACGGTCGGGCTTGGGTCATCCTTCCAGCTTTTCCAGGTGATCCGGATGGGGCCGAATGGCGTCTCAGCGGTGACGTGGTCGTAGCCTACCTCGGTGTTCGGTTTCATCGGGTCGGACCAGACGAGCTTGCGCGGCGCTGGCGCGGCGGCGGCACGGAGTGCATCAGCCGCACGTTGGCACGCCACAATATCGCCTGTAACTACTGCCCGCGCATACTTGCCAAGCAAATCATCAAACGCGTCATCGCCTGCACTCAGGACCGGCACATGCGGGTCGTTCGGACCGTCGAATACGATATCTCGCAGGGATGAGATCGGCTCGGCGCTCTCCGGTGCAGCGCGGGATTTGAGGGCGAGGATCCGCGCTACCGCTTGCCGCTCGGATATGTTGTAGCACGACGAGCCGTCAAACGCCTGCGCCGCTTCCTCCAGCGCCGCATCCCTCGCGCTATCGGGCTTGATCGCCAAATCTGACGCTTTCTGATCGTCAAGCGGATTTGTCGTGCATCCGTTGCTATCTGGCGCTGCCGCCCGCCATCCTTCATGTACCGTTTCCGCTACGGCGTAGTGGCTGCAACTGGAGTTGTGGCATGTCCGTGCCAAGTCCAATTCATGCGTCCCGCAATGCGGGCACAGAGGCGCATCGCCAGCAGGTTGAATAGCTGCAGGGGCGGACGCCAGCTCAGCGGCAGCGTGGCGCGCGTCCTGGTGGCCCAACTTGTAGGCCAAGGAATTCCCGCTCGCTTCCAGGCAATCGACATCCACCGGCAGGTTCATGATTGCGGCGTGCAGTTCGCGCTCCGCTCGCCGGAAATCGCCATCGGTCGCAGTCAGCGCGCTGGTGATGAAGCCGGTATGCTCGCGGCCTTTGATGGCGCACTGGGCCTGGACAAGCGCCAAGCGCAGGATGTGCACCGCGTCGGCGGCCGTGATTTTGGGTGTGGCGTCGTTCATACAGATCCTTGGTTGATGTGTTGGTGCAGCCAGGCCGGGATTGGCTGGCCAGCGTAATATTCGATCGCGCTCGTTACCTCACCGAGCGTCGTGCGCTCAATGATGCCCATCTCAGTATCCGCTCCCAGCATGAGCCAGTTGTGCGAGTCCGACCACCAGCCCGGCAGCATGCACTGGTACGGGTGCTCGCCGGTGTCGCCCCAAATCGACAGCTTGCGCGCCGACAGGTTGATGCGGATCACGGCACCGCCTTGATGTGCTTGCAGCCCGAGCAGCGCGGGTCGGTGGTGGACGCGTCGTAGCGGCAGTCGGTGGACATGACGTGTTCGATGTCCATCATGATCGGGTGGCGGTGCGGATTGCCACGATCGTCGCGAATGGTTTTGCTCCATCCGGCCTGCGCCTGGTGTGTGTTGGTGCCGGCGACTGGGCGCGGCTGGTTGTGGCAGCCGTAGGGCTTGTTGGCGGTGATGGCGCTCATTGGGACCGCGCCCAGCGGACGGCAGCGCGCCAGATCGCCTGGGCGCTCCGAGCGCGGTCCGTCATGTACTGCCCGTCAGGAAACCGCTTGACGCTGATGAAGGAATCGTTGGCGGCCGCTTCGAAAGCCTCGGCCTCGGTGGGCGCGACCACCACCGGGATCCCGACGGCGTGGCCGACAACCGCGTCGACATCGATTGCGTGCAGGCTCTCGGCGATCATGAGACGCGTCTTGGCAATGTCGCGATGGCCGCCGCGGCGCAGCGCCTCCTGGTCACCCATGGCCAGCATGCTGGCCTCGTAGCGCATGCGCATGGCCGCGCGCGCCGGCAGCGCCTGGAGCAGCTGGCGCACCTCGCGGAGGTCGTCGGACGAGACGGTGGGCCAGTCGCAGGCGTCAATCAGGGTGTCGATGAACTCCATGAGTTCCAGCGGCGTGCGCATTGGCGCGCCGTCTTTGCGTAGGGTGGTCATGGTTTTATGAGCGTGAGATTGGTGATGATGGCGCAGTCGAGCACCAGTAGGAGGACCAGCAGGACGCCAATCGCGATGAAACGGTTGCGGTTGCGGCGGGACTCGTCCCGGGCGTCGCGCTCTTGGGGCGTCAGGCCCAGCTCGAGCGGCTTCACGCGCCCGCCTCGGTGAGGCGCGCGATACGATCGGTGTGCAGCTCGATCATCTTCTGGCTGTATTCAGCTGCGGCCTGGTAGTAGACCAGTTCAGCCCGGGCGGTTCGCAGCAGGTCGGTGTTGAACTTCTTCGGGTCTCGCAAGAAAAGCGACTTGAGAAATTTCATATAAGGGAATTGAGGTGGGTTTGATTAAAGTCATTATGTATCAAATTTGTTGCAGTCGCAAGTAAATTTGATGCATCCCACCTCGTTTATCCTTGCTTGGTGGGGACTTCTTCGTAGGAATAGGGGCCGAGGTCATCGGGGTGGATCCCGTACAGGTTGGCGATCGGCGCGCGCAGGGACGTGCGCAGGTCGGTGATCAAATTGCGCAGGTAGGCGTTGCGTACCTGCTGCTCGTCCACACCCGACTCGACCACCATGTTGGCCGCGACGTAGGTTTCCTCGCTGACGTAGCTGAGCTCTCCGAAACCCGAGAGGCTGTAGCCGATCAGCTGGGCGAACTGCTCGCGGTCCTCGTTGCTGAAGTCCATCATTGCGAGCGAGTTCATGTCGAAGCCGCCTTTGTCAAGCAGGTGCACGACGATGGCGTTGGCCTTGAAGCGGTCGCGCCCGTGCTCGTCTTTGATCATGGGCTGAAGTGGGTGTTTTGTGGTCATGATGTGTCTCGGGTTAGAAGGGGGCTGACGACGGCTCAGCGAGGTTAGGTTGTCAAGGTCAGGATATGCGGCTTTACCCCGACCAGCTTGCGCAGGGCGTCGATCTCGTCCTGCATGTGCTTGTGCACGCCTAACATGGGCATGCGCTCCGCCGCGTCCTGCCACCGCGGGATGCGCTTCGCCATGTCGGGCAGCTCGCGGAACGAGATGGCATCTATGAGCATCGCCTGGTAGAGGCGCGGACGCTGACGCTCTTCCTCGAGCTCCAGCTGACGCTGGCGCTCTATGAGGTCGTCGAGGCGGGTCATGCTGCACCGCCTTTCATCGCGACCAAACCATCGGCTGTCAGCTCGGCCTTGTTGTCGGTCCAGACGATCCAGCCCAGCTCCTCCAGTCGATCGACCATAGGGCGAGTTGGGCAGATTCCGTTTTGCATGTGGTAGTAGTCGCTGCGGCGGCCGGATCGCGTCAGCCAGCCATTGCTGATCGCGCTCAGGTGGGTCAGCCCGGTCTTCGTGGCCTTGATGAGTGGGCGGTTCACTTGGCACCGCCTTTCACCATGGCGCGCACGCGCTCGGTCAGGTCGGTGACATCGGCATCAGGCGCCATACCCATAGCGCGCATGCCGGCCAGCGCCAGGTCGTCGGCTATCAGGGTCTCGGACAGCAGCTTGTGGGCGGCGTCCAGGTCAGCGCGCAGCTTGTCGCGCTCGTTAGACGTGTCGATAAGATCCACCGCCAAGCCTTCAAAGCCGCCGACAGTGGCGATATCTTCCAGATACTCGATGTCGATGCGCTCACATGCATTCCAGCATGCCACCAGGCGCCGCGCATTCTCCAGGTGGTCGCTGCACTCCATCGGGACGCAGGAGAAAACCTGCTGCGCCGCGCTGCCGTTCACATACTGGATTTCAGGCCCGCCGGTAGCTGAGGCGAACTTGCCCAGCGTCAGACGGCCTTGCAGGTAGCCGGCGCTCATTGGGCATCTTTCGCAGCAGCAGCCCGGGCAGCAGCCTCGCGCGGGTCCGGCGCCTGGTTGTTGTGCAGTAGCGCGCGGATGCGATCCGACAGCGCGAGATCATTACCACTCTGGCACTCCGCCAGTCCGTGCACCTGGATCTCAGTCAGCAGCACGCGGGCTGCGGCCAGTTGGACCTCAGCGTCGATCGAGATGCGCGTCAGCTCGTTGAATTCATTGCGTGTCGTCGCCAGCTCGGCGCGCAGCTGGTCGCGCTCGGCGCTCAGCGCAATGTGACCCTTGCCGATTGGGCCAACCACCTTCCCGATGGCCTCGCCGTACGCCTCGATGGCCTCGGTTGGAATGAAGTCGCAGGCATTCCAGCACGCAGCCAGGCGCCGGGCGTTGGCGCATGCCTCTGGCGCAAGACCGCCGAACATGGTCAAGCCGCTTACGCCGTCGTCAAAGTAAGCGGATGTGACTGTAGCTGTCAGCCGCCCCATGGTATGCGCGTTCATTGGGCACGCTCCCGGGCAGCAGCCTCGCGCGCCTGGTACGTGGCACGGCTCTCGCGCACATCCACGACGGTGTCGTAGTTGCCCATGGCCAGCGGCAACAGTGGGCGCTGGGTGATGGTCAGAACGACGCCCATAATGCCGGCCACGTGCACCACGTCCTCGGCCAGGCTGCGCACGATCTCGGTGTAGTCGCCAGTGCCCGGCTCACAGTTCGGTGTCCCCGCCAGCGCGGTTGCAAGCGCAATGGCCAGACGGGAATTCTCGGCGCGCATCTGGTCCCGCTCCTGCATGGTCTCCAGCACCACATCGGTCAGGCGGCCGATCTCGACGCGCGCCTCGTCCAGCTCCAACGCCTTGGCACGCAGCCTGATAATCTCGCGCTCTTTCTGGTCCAGGCGGTCAAACAGGCTCGTGGCCTGCTCAATCTCCTCGGTCGGGAAGCCAATGAAGCAGTTCCAGCAGGCGGCCAGGCGACGCGCGTTGGCGTTACCGGTATGAGACTGCGCGATTGTGCCCATGGGCGCACCCAACGGCGCGCCACCTTGTTTGATCAAGGTGCAGCTTCCGTAGACCTCAAGCATCCCCTCGGTGTGCGCGCTCATGCTGCACCACCCAGCGCGCGGACAAGCGCCACCACAGCGCCACGCTCACGCGGCTGCAGGGCCGTGATGCTGGCGATCAGCTCGCGGTCTTCGAACGTGGTCTCGTGCGGCTTGAAATCCGGAGCGTTGATGCCGAAGCGCAGCCACTGGGCGTCGACGTTGATCATGCTGGCCAGCGTCAGCAGCTTGGCCTGGGTCGGGATCGCCTCGCCCACCAGCCATTTGCGGGCAGCGTGGACGGAGATTGGCTTCTCGCCGCTAACATAGTTGAAGGCTTGCGCCAGCACCGTGGCGCTGTGCTTGATGCCGGCGTTGGTCATGGCAGTGGCAAGACGCGTGCTGAACTCCATCTGCTGGGTAAATTTGGTGCTCATGCCGCCCGTCCTGCGCGGCGCGCCAGTTCGTCGTAGTAGATGCTGCTGCTCTGTCCGAAATCGAGATCATCTTCGATCACGGCGGTCAGCTGCTCAGTGGTCAGCGTCATTGCGTGGCGCACAGCGCGGACGTGGAGCACGCGGGCGATGGCGGTGAGGATCAGCGCAACGATGATGCCAGCGATGATTTGGGTAGGCGTGAGGTTCATGCGACACCTGCTGCGGTGAGCGCGGCGCTGATTGTCGCGAGGTCAGTGTCGATGCCTTCTTGCAGGCTGTCGCCCTCGAAGCCGGTCATGAAGCTTTTTGCAATTTGCAGCGCTTTGATCAGCTGGTCGTGGACGTTGCAGGCGGTGACCACATCTTGCGCGATGTTCGGGTCCTGCGACATGCTCATGACCAGCACGGTGTTGCCGTTCTCGTTGCGAATTTCCGTCCGGTTGACCGCACAGACCTTTACTTTCAATTTTCCGATGATGTGTTTCATACATCCTTTCATGTTGCCCGGGGGCGTGGTGGTTACATTGGCAAAGCCGCCTCGTGGGCGGCCTGCGTGCTGCTGATTTAAGTAGGGTCCGGTGCCGCGTCCGGCTGGCCCGGGCCGTCGCTGGTGCCGTTGCAGATGCAAATTTCCTCGTTGCATGCAGGGCAGAAAAGCGGCGGCGAGGGGAACAGGTCAAAAGGGCTGGCTGGCATGGTCTTCTCCAGTAACGCGCCTGGGCGGCGCGGGGTTACAAGATACTGACGGCCTTCTTCAGCTCGTCCATGTTCACTTCGACCTGGCGGTCGCCGATGATGATCACGCAGTTGTTCGGGCGCGCGCTGCCCCGGCGCAGTTCAAGGCCGTCAGGCGATGGGTCGCTGTTGTGGCTGTCGTCCTTGAGCGGGAGGATGATGTTCATGGCTTAGGCCTCCCAGACGCGGCCGTTGTACGAGATCGAAGCGAGCACCTTGCCGCCAACTTCCTTGACCGTGGCCTTGACCGCATCGCGCGCGCCGAAACCGTTGTCGTCGATGTACTTGCGATACTGGGCCGAGGCGTCAGCCAACGACGTGGCGGAGGATGCCGTGCGGCCGATTTTGAGCATCAGCGGCCGCTGTTCGGTCAGAGCGTCGCCCGTGATTTCGGTTTGAGTAGTGGTGGTCATGTTTTTCTCAGTCGTTGTTAGTTGATGAAAGGATTGTACGACAAAATTGAGACATGTGCGACTGTTTATTACTTTAGTTTTGCAACCTGTTTGCTATGGCCGCAACATATCTGGCCCATCCACAACATCAGTCGCTGCTGCGAGGCTGGACCATGCGAAGTCCCGGCCCAGCCCTTTCACTGTGTCAAGACCGTGCCGGCCATCGCGCGCGCCGTCCTCCATCGCGATTGAGCGCTGGAACAGCATCGGGTGCGTGTCGCGCAGCCAGATGATTTCGCTTTTCTTCGATGCTGGGCAGAACCAGCACGCCGATTTCATGGGGATGGGCAGGCCGGCCGACTCGATCAGGCGCAGGCACTCGACGCGGTCGATCTCCCATTCCTGGAGCGCGTACCAATATTCATACTGCTGCGCGTCGCTGTGCCCGGCCTCGGCCTTCTTGGCGACAGCCTTGTCCGCCTTGGCGCGCCGCCGGCGGTCCTGGTCGCCATTGTCGTAGCCGATCGCCTTGATCACCCTGACGCCGCTGGCCCACGCGTCGACGGCGGGCTGCCAGGTCTTCAGGTACTTGTGCTGCGGCTCGACCTTGAAGACGAGCGAGCAGCTGTGCTTGCCAAACGCCAGGCTGGGCAATGTCGCGTTGGCCAGGCATTTCCCCTCGAGCGTGTCGTATGGCGCGCGCTTGGGCTGGTAGCGCACGATGGTGATGGGTGGGAAGCCGACCAGCGCCAGCCATGCGCCGATGATGGCCAGGTAGGCGTAGGTCTCGGGCTTCTCGGCGCCGGTGTCAGCGAACAGGATCAGGTCTGGCCGGATCCCGCGCTGGTGCATGGCCACGAGCATGGCGGTCGAGTCGACGCCGACGCCATAGGCCACGACCAGCGGCTGCTTGGTGCATGGGAACAGGTCATGCATCAAAACTCCTCGTCGCGCAGGCGAGCAGCTGCTGCCAGCACCTCAGCTGCGAGGCGCTTCTGTTCGGCAATGTCGAGCGGTGGCGCATCCTCTGGTGCGCGCTCCTCGGCCCGGCGCTCTTGGGCTGGTGGTGCAGGCAGCGCACCTGATGCAACCAGATCAGCGATCGTGGGGCCAACTGGCGAGGCCTCGCCGGCGCGGGTGACAGTGGCGATGTTATTCACTTGGGCAACGCTGAACTTCGTGCCGAGCTGCGCCCCCCAGTAATTGGCGAGCCGTCGCACAGCGCCGATTTTGGTGACGTCATTGATCTCGATCTCAACCTTACCCCCTGGCGGCAAGTCCGGCATCCCATGACCGCGCACGCCGCAGGCGCCCGCGCCCGGTTCCAGGCGTTTAACGGTGATGACGCTGCCCTTGGATGAGGCAATTATATTGTTCCCGGTCCGCTCACTGGTAAGCCGCGCCGCCTTGCGCACAGCGATGTGACGGCTCAGATCAAGGTCGAACGTGCGCGCCTCCCCAATTTCCAGCGTACTGAAATCGTATGCTGATGGACGTCCACGCTGCACCGGCGGAGGCAAAGGCCGGTCATCCAGCCGTGTGATGGTGGTGTAATGCGCGCCAACCTCCATCTCGAAATCCATGGTGATCGTGTCGATTGATGCTCGCTTTACAATGGCTCGTAACTCGTTACCAGATTGTTCTGTAATGTAATATTTGAGGGTGCTGCCCACCGCGAGCGCTTTGATATCGTTGATGTAACGTACTCGATCGCTCGGGCTTATCAGTTTCCGCATGATTTACTACCTTTCAATGGTCAGGTAACCGCCCGGTTTCGCGGTGGATACCAATATAACTTGTTGATTGGATTGGGAATTGTGCTCAAACGTAACCGGGTAACCGGGAAACCGGAACCCACAGACAACTATACTAATTAAACACAAGTACGTAATGTAACACAGATATCACATTACAATGCAATCGATAAAGCTTGTGTGTGGGGTATATATATTGGTTACTTGGTTACCTCTCTTATTATTTATTCTTATTCTTATAGATAGAATAGAAGGAAATAGAGGGTAACCAAAGCCGTAACCTTGCCGGAACCATACGGAACCGTGCCGCCCAGTGCTGCCCAGTGCCACCGTTGCCATAGAGCGACAGTCGTTTGCGTTCATTTACCCTCGATACCGCGCACATCGTGACAATTTCCATGTAGAATTTGCCCATCAAAAATGTTGTCGGGGCCACAGCATGGAAATCGAATACTTCGAACTGCCGGAAATGCCCGGGCGCAAGATGTTCAAATGCATCCCGCTCGTCGCAACCATCCAGGTGGCCACGTGCAAGGACATGTGGGCAAAAGCGAACGGCAAGGATGCCCCCGACAGGCTGCACAGGTGCAAGCAGTGTGCGGTTGGCGCAGCCCATGTGGGCGTGGTCGATGCAGCGTTGAACAGGATCCGGGCCACGGCAACATGCGCAAGGTGTCACCGGACCGACATGCGGCTGATCGGCGGGAATATTTGCGTCTGCTGCAAGAATCGAGAGTACGAGTGGGTCAAGGGCCGGAATGGCCGAGGGAAGTTCCCGGTCACGCATCCGACACTGGCTGCACGCGTGGTGCGCTATGTGGTGGCTGGGCAGGTCAAGGTGATCGCGCGGAAACTGACCGCGAGCACCGATGAGATCACGATCGAGCTGCTGCGGGATAGCGACAAGCGCGTCATGTTCGGCTGGGGCCGGGGCAAGCCGTCGACACGGCAAGGGGTATTGTTGTGAATGCGACGGGTAATCGTGCTGTGGATGCGGCATTGTTCGGATGGGCTGAATTATGAGCGATACGCATGCCGAATCCGCATCTGACGCGCACGGGCACGCGCACACGCATGAGCGGCGCCTGGTCGACCGGCCCGACGCCCCAGCCGACGACGGGTGGACGCTCGAGCCGCACATCTGCCGATCGTGCTTCAGCCGCCTGGTGAGCAAGGCCGGCGACGCACCTGGCTGGCGCCTCTACCAGTGCACCAACTGTGGGCTGAATGCGTCGGGCCAGGCGCCTGCAGCGATATGCAGCTGCGGGACGAAAATCCGCAAGCCGACGGCGTCCGGCCGGTCCGGTTCCGTGATGGGTGACGCCGGCATTCGATGCCATGCGAACCCCTCGCCAACCCCTGAATTCCCGAGCCTGTTTGTTGCCTCAGAAATGAGTTATCAGGCCGCAAAATGATACTGTGACATTTCGCATACGCACGTAACACCATGATTCTAAAGGGTAATTTGCCGAACGGCTCAGTTTAGGGCGCACATAGGGCGCAAATACAATATTTTTGAAGGAGATTTCATGAGGCTTTTCCAACACCTAACCCCCTCCCAGATCAGCCGGCATTTTGTCTATCGCGGCCTGATGTTCGGCCTCGTGCCGGTCTACGTTGGCGACCTGTCGCGCGGCATGCCGGACATCAGCGTCCGCAACGGGATCCCCGAGCTGATGCTCGACATGGCCGAAGGCCTGTACGCGGGCTTCAGCTACCTCGCTGAGCTTCTGGGACACGACGTTGAGGGTTTCCCCATCCGCATCACTGGCCGGCTCGACGGCGCGCCCCTGGAGGACCTGTGAGCACGCCGCTCTACAAGCGCATCGAGCGCAACCAGCACGGCGGTCGCGACCTCATCGCCGGCGATATCCACGGCACGCTGACCAAGTTCATGGCCGCGCTGCACGCCACCGGCTTCGATCCAGACGCCGGCGATCGCTTGTTCCTGGTGGGCGACCTGGTGGACCGCGGCCCGGAGTCGGCGCGCATGCTCGACCTGCTGCGCCAGCACTGGGTGCACGCGGTGCGCGGCAACCATGAGCAGATGGCGATCGAGTGGGCGAACGGCACCTACGATGACGCCCAAAACTACATCGCCAACGGCGGCGCCTGGTTCATGGCCTTGACGAAGCCTGAGCAGCGCGAGTTCGCGGATGCCTTCGACGCCCTGCCCTACGCGATCGAGCTGGAGACCGAAGGCGGCTTGGTCGGCATCGTGCATGCCGAGTGCCCGTTCGATTCGTTCCGCCTGCTGGAGACCGCACTGGCCGCCGAACCGAGCAACCGGTTCGAGAGCATCAAGGATTGCTGCATCTGGAGCCGGTCCCGGATCGAAGACCGGCACGAAGGCGAGGTCACCGATGTGCGCGCCGTCGTCGTCGGCCACACCCCGATGGAAAACTGGACGTCGCTTGGAAACCACATCTACATCGACACCATGGGCTGGCGCGGCAGGCAATTCACCTTCCTTGATGCAGCAACCCTGCAACCCGTCAAGTATTCGCCGGTTGAGTAGCATCAAAAATATCGCACATTCGGATAGTTCCGCTGTACAATTGCATCATTAATTTTGACGCGAGGTGATCATGTTTGTGAACTTGAACGATGTTGCTGCCGAAGAACTGCGGGAAAAGGAGCGCATCCTGAAATCCGGCGATCAGACCCCGGGCGCGCCTGGCGTGCTGGCGGAGGATGACGAGGAAGAAACCCTCACCAAGGTGCTGGTCGACCAAGGTGGTCCGCTTTCGGGGCAGGCATGAACCGCGCCGTTCAGTTCGCCGCCGTCATGGTCGCTGTCGTCCTCGCCCTGGCGCTGACGCAGGCCTTCCTTGAGGGCATCGCGCCGACCTACTCGCTGCACACCCAAGGGGCTAAGCCGTGAAGCGCCCCGCCCGCATGCAGGCCGCCCCAGCGAAGCCCGAGCCGGTGCTGCTGACCGACTGGATCCCGTGCACGACGCCGCCGGTGCGCGAGGGCGTGTACGACTTCCAGTACATCGGTGGCCTCGGGTTTGGCCCGTATCCGGTGCGCGGCATGTTCAAGGACGGCAAGTGGCTCGGCTACGATGACCGCCATACTAAGCACGGCGAAACCCTTGACCGTCTGCAGGGCCTCAACGAGTCGCCCGCCGAATACCAGTGGCGCGGCG